TCCTGTCTCATCTGTTCACGGACCTTAGTTGCTGAGATGTCAGCGATTTCTGTCGGTGGAATATGCTCAATTATATCGTAACCAACCCCTCTACCGAATTCGATAGAGCAGATATCAGGGATAATCATCACTGTAACCCGAGGTTCGTCTTTATAGAAAGTCGTAATATTTTCTAGAACCTGCTGGGCTGAAAATGGATTCTTTTCGTCAGGTTGAATATCCCTGATGCATATTAGAACGTTCTTTTCTTCGTCCATTGCTTTCTGAAATAGAGCTTGGTGGCCGGGGTGTAAGGGCTGCCATCTTCCAACAAACATTGCATGTTGGCCTGGTTTTGCCGGTAGTGATGATCCTACGTGTAATTTTTTAGTCCAGTTTGTCATATTAGTTAAATCCTTGATCTCTTATTAAATTTACTGCTATTGCTCTTTCGCCCTCTTTCTCAGGGTCCATATCGTTAATTAAATACCTAGGCCCTCTTTCAAGTCCCATTATTACTCTGTCGTAAGGTACTAAATTGGATTTTAATTCCTTTAGAGTGTGTACGAGAAGATTATCCGGTCTTGCAGTCGTTAGTATAATCATATGTCCTTCCTCATGTTGTTTCTGGAGGTAATCAATAGTTGATAGTATAGGTTCTGCTTCTGAGGTTTTATATGTCTCAAATTTACGGTATTTAAAAATAGTACCATCGATATCGCAGAATATTGTATTCTTCTTTTCCAAGTTATAATTGCTCTCTTACTAATTTAACTGTATCTTCAATTGATAGAGTGTCAGTATTAATATAAGTATAATCTTCGTCTTCTGCAAGCTCAAAGTCAGCAACGTGAAAGTTTTCTCTTCCTCTTGGATTATCGTAACTTAAACAAAAGAATTTAGCTTCCGGCATCAAGGATCTTAAATAATCCCTAACTTCTAAGTATGGAAATACCATCGAGTAAATTACGTTAGTTTTTATCTCCGTTGAGGTTAAATAATAGCCAATATCGCAGGCCTTAGATAAGTTCTTTATTCTACCTTCTTTTGAATAATCAGTATTCTTAAATACTGCCCGGAATCTATCTCCGTCGATTAATTCGGTGTTAGGTAAATCCTTAATCAACTCTTGGGCGATAGTTGTTTTACCAGAGTGCGGTTGTCCAAATAATACTATAATCATTTTATTACTTTATCTAATTCGTTAGCATCAAACATTTCATTAACGTCTGCATAAGGACACTCATGTAGTGGACCATCAAAAGAATAATCAAATAAATAAGCATCAATTAACTTAGTATTTCCTTTAGGAGGCATTGCTTTGATATTTGTATGCATATCATACCCGAAATTCTCAGGTGAAGTTCCAATCCAGAATACTGTTGAAGGTAGTTCTAGGGCAGCTGCTGCATGCTGTAAACAAGAGTCAATTAAGAATCGTTTCTCTGAAGCTGCTACTAAACTGAATAATTCCATGTTAGTCATTTGCTGGCTTACTACCTCCACTCCTTCAAGTTGGTAGCTACCCTCTCTTGTTAACTGAATGATATGATAGTCATTCTTAAATTTATTAACAATGTATAAAGCAAGGTCGACAGGCATATCTCTAGTCCAAGTGTAATTCAAGGGTTGTCCTTGATACATTCCTCCATTAGTCTGTATTAGTAGGACAGGCTTTTGTCTTTGCCACAACCCAGATAACTGTTTCTGCACCATATTAAAATGCAGGTTAGGTAGTTGTTTCTTATAATCAACCCCTAATAATTCGGCCCAGTTCTGTACTAGATGCTTTTGCTTTAAAATATGACCTGTTTGAAAGTAAGGTTCGTGTCTAAATACTAGAGTATCTTTACCTAAAATAAAATCTTCGTAAAAATAAGCGGTCATACCTACTCTATAAACCCTATGAACTTCAGGGTGGTTTAAAAATACTTCCGGATAGGAAGCAACTACAACTATTTTTCTGGTCTTGTATTGCTTAGCAAGAGCAGGTAGGAGAGCAGTTGCTGCTACATTCTTACCTAATCCGCCTTCGATGTGCCAAACTAAAAACTTATTATCCATGTTATTATCTTTTTGCTGTGCTATTGAAACTAAGGTGGGTGACATTGTAATGTCGGGAACTACAATTGATTTAAATTCACTCTCGCTCTGTACTTTAAATCCTACTTTCATTAGATCTTATAATCAAAATCGTTAAAGAACCAGGAGTAACTTTCCTCAATTAGCTTACAGGCGTTAGGACCTAATACCTCTCTGAAGTCTTCTTTGAATGGTTTTAATTCCTGACGGATAATATGGTCTCCGAAAATACCGTACCATTTATCGTCCTCGTGAGTAACTTGTTTGATATTGTTGAAATCGTGCTGGTAGAAGGGTATTTCTAAATACTCGTAGATGCGTTTTAGTTGTGTATCAGGATCGGCACACAATTCTTCGAATTTAACAAATAAAATATTTTTATGAAGACCCTGCACTAATACTTGATAAACCCTATCCATCGAAGGACCGATGGGTGGATTTACAGACCATACACTAACTCTTTTATCGGTAGTAGTGCCTGTCAAATTACCCCAGTTAGCAAGATGGTGATCCTGTAATGGATTCTTTCTGAATTTCTTCTCTAAAGAAGCGTATACTGATCTAATATCCCTGATCATACATATCATTTTAGGGTTAGGATCGAAAGCATTTACGAATTCCCACTCCGAGTTCCATCCTCGGCATTTATCGATAACGTAAGGCTTGTCAGTTAGGTTTTCATAAAACCCATAAAGTCCTCCTTTTAGGTAAGACTTAAAACCGGTCATCATTTGAGATTCATCCTGGGCTTTGAATTCTAGACTATCTGTAAAAATAGTTCTTGAAGCTGCAAGCATCTCAAATAAACCTGACGTAGGAGTTGTGTACAGATCTGGATTTTGTCCTAGAATGTTTTGGATTAGAGTAGAACCAGCTCTTGGCATGGAACTGTTATAAAAAACTTTTTTTATCATAAACTTTAACTTAAAATAACCGATTTATACTAATAAATATATATGTTTTTAAACAAAAGATCCATCTGGAAGATTTGATTGTTTGGTAATTTTGCGTAGTGTAGAATATCCTCAATACAGAATCCATACTCCTTCATTACAGGTACTATGCTATCGATTAGCGGGGCTTTTTCGTTATATTGAGTTAAGGATACTTCCATGAGTACGTAATGGCTTCGCATGATTGTTTTTCTTCCTCCCTGTAGTATATCTAATTCAGATCCTTGAACATCAAGTTTTACTAAATCAATCACTTCGTCAGAAAAATACGAACGATTATCTAGAGTATCAAGCTCAACTTCAACTTTTTCAAATTTTCCGTCAGCATACCATTCTGTATTTTCTCTATATAAAGAAGCACCGGTTCCTAGAGCATTTGCTTTTTCTACAAAAAGTTCTGCCGTACCGGTTTTATTAGAGAGAGCTAGTATTTCGTACCCCCTGTTTAATTTTTGAAGGTAGGGTTCACAATTCTTATTTGCTTCCACCATTATAATCTCACATTCAGGTGCTCTTCTAATTATATCAGAAGTGAAGTCTCCGACGTGAGCTCCAATGTCAACAATCCTTCTAGGATTGATGTAGTTTAGTAGTTTGATATAGTCCATCTAAATATTTTATCCATTCAGTTATTCTGTAATCCCAGCTCCATTTTTTACCGTAGATGTTAATCTGATCAGTTAAATGCTCCTGTAGTTTATTCTCTCTAATTAGTTCGATTTCTTGATCTAGTATTTTTGCAAATGCTTCTGCATGTAAATCCAAGTTGGGTAAATAGGAATACATTCTCGCCCATCCTTCGGTTGTCTCAGGTAGAGCACCAAGGGCTGATGTGATTACTCTAAGACCAGCTGAAAGTGCTTCTACCACTGCGATACACGAGGTTTCCTCGAAGGTACTGGGGTATGCTAGAATATCAAACTGAGGTAATTCGTCTCTTAGTTTTTCGTTAGCGATTGAACCTCTATAGACTACTCCTGGAAGGGTTTTACACTTATTATAAAGATGCTCGTACTGAGAATCAGATTCACCGAATTCCTTACCGTAGATTTTACAGCTTGAGAATACGTGGAGTTCAGCATTTTCCGGCTTTAGTATTTCCCATGCTTTTAATAATACTTCCAATCCACGCCAGGGAGTTGAGGTGTAGCATAGTTTTATTTTTTTTCGCTCTCCATGCTCTCTTGGTTTTACTCCTAAAGATGCATTTTTAAAAACGTGAGTTTTGTATCCGGGTATATTATAGAGCTGTCTAAACTTCTCTGCCTGCCAGTGACTAACGAATACAAATTGATCGATTTTATTGATCCAATCCGGTTCTTTAAGAAACTGAACTGCGTCTTGATCATAAGATAGTTGATTCCAGTAGATGGTCGGTTTATTAAAATCGGCGTAGGGTAAGTAATTAAATATTGAAAATTCTTCCTGGTAATTCATAGGAAGTCTTCTCATTAATTCATCAAACATTAATTCCGTCCCACCTTTCGGTTTATCAAACGTATCCATTCTTTGCTATAAACTTTTTAAAGTCTCCTTTAAATTTTTTAATGCCAATGTGATTGCAGGTAATTGTAGGATCTAACCATACTTTATATCCTAATGCTTTCCATTTATTACATAACACGTAATCTTCTGAGATTAGGTCTCCGTTCTCAACTTTAATATCGAATACCATTCGGTGCTTTTCTCCTTCGGAAGTATATTCATCGCTTATCTCCCAAAGTTTATCAAAAGCAAACTTAGAAACTTTCATAAACCCTGTTCCTACTCCGTCTACTTCTAGTAATTTTTTATCCTCAGAGCGTTTAAGTTTCTTGTCTAGAAGTTTTACTGTGTATCCTTCTTTCTCAGTCTTTTTAATCAAAGCACCGCCAACAATCGGTTCGGGTCTTTCTAGTAAATTAAAAAACCATTCTGGTTCCCATTCAGTATCTGAATCTATGAAGAATAAATCGTCATACTGTCCATCAATAGCTAGTTTGATCAAGCTGTTTCTTGCTCTTTGAACTAAGGAATCATAACTTGTATAGATGGCATGTACAAAAATACCCTTTTTTTCAGCTATTTTAACAGTCTCTATTAAACTGTTTGCAAACCAAACATCAATTCTTCCATCGTAAGAAGGGGTTCCGATTAAAACTCTACGCATGATGTTAATATAATGAATTTATTTTAAAAAACCAAATTATCCTTAATTGACTGTTACATCAAAATATAAACCTGTAAGTCCTAAATAAGATGCTACATCTGCTGTTCCAAATGTGGTTGAAGTAAATGTAGTTCCACCTGAACCAGCTGCTACTCCTTGTCCTGCGAAGAAAACAATTCCATTTATAGATAAATTTGCAGTACCTCCGGCAAATGAAGGAAAAGCTCCAGAAACTGTTACTTTCCAATAACCCCTAAATATAATAGGATCATTTGTTTGACTTACAGCACTAGGTCCATAAGTACCAGGGGCCATAGCCATACCACCACCATTTAAATATTGATATGAAAATGAAGAATCCCATAACTCAACATTCACGTTAACAGCATTATCTACTGGTGGAGGTGGAAACGGTGGTGGGTTTGTTTTATTATTTGTTACATTTAAAGTTACCTGAAACGTAGAATTATCGTAAAAATAAGTTAATCCGTCAAAATCACCTACAGCAATATTTGTAGTTTTAGCTGATGTTCCATAAATTCTGTTTGCTCCTGATACTTCGCCTTGACCCCAGTTATTGTCTGGTACGGAGTTTGAACCATTTGGACCAGCAAAATATGAAAAGAAGCTCATACTGTTTAAAGTAAGCAAACCAGAACTATAAGCCCCATTTGCCTCACTCCAAATATCACTAAATTTTACGTTTGTGGTAGGTACGGTCATTATTTACTTTTTAGTTCTTGTAGTTCTTTATCTAGTTCTTTAATTGCCTCAATCAATAGAGCTACTAAGTTAGGATAAGCAACGTTTAAGGTACCGTCTGGGTTTTTAGTAATTACTTCAGGTAATACTTTTTGTATTTCTTGGGCTATAACACCTGCTCGTCTAGTAGTATCTTCAGAATCAGAACGAACATAAGTGTATCCGTTAATTTCTTTAACTTTTTCTAAAGCATTTTCTATAACTTGTAATTCTGTTTTAACAGATTCATCTGAGAAAGCAGCTATATCATTAGTAGCATAAATTGAAATACCTCCTGATGAACCAGATACATGTAGAGGATATATAGGGGCTGTAAATCCGGGTCCTACACCTACAAATCCTGTTGAACCGGTAACAAACATTCTTATGTTACCTGCTCCGTCTGATATAAAGATGTTTTTATTCTCTGCAGCAAATCCTGTGGCTGTGGCTGAACCTAGGATTACGTTACAAGCTCCTGAAGTAATACATATACCTGCATTAAGGCCGATAGCTGTATTATTAGAGGCTGTGTTATTTCTTAAAGCACACCTGCCTACTGCGGTATTATTAATTCCTGTAACATTATAATCTAATGCTAAAGATCCTAAAGCCGTATTATCACATCCTGTTGTATTAGATCTTAAAGCATTAACACCTAAAGCTGTATTATTTGTACCACCGTTATTGGCCTGTAAAGCAATATATCCAACGGCTGTATTGTTTGAGGAAGATGTGTTAGCACATAAAGCACTAGTACCAATAGCTACGTTTCTAACAGCAAAGGTATTGTTTACTAAAGCATTATTACCTACAGCTACGTTATTTGTACCTGTTGTATTATTTCTTAAAGCATAAAAACCTACGGCTGTGTTGCTACTTGCTGTATTAAAACGTAATGCAAGAAAACCTAATGCCGTGTTATTATTACCTGTTGTATTAGCGACTAATGAAGCATATCCTAAACTTGAATTACCTGTTCCTGTTGTATTACATCTTAATGCATTGAAGCCTACTGCTGTATTGTTTGAGGCTGTGTTGGCGAATAAAGAATAGAAACCTAATGAAGTGTTATTTGAACCTCCACCACTACATCTTTGTGAATCATATCCTACAGCTACGTTATAATTTCCTGTTATGTTACCGTAAAGTGCCGTTCTACCTAATCCAACATTTTTTGTACCTGAGGTATTATTTCTCATTGCTAAGAAACCTACTGCTGTATTGTTTGAGGCTGTGTTAGAATAAAGAGCTGATGTACCTAATGCTATGTTATTTTCTCCTGATATGTTTAATCTAAGTGCTCCAACTCCTACAGCTGTATTGTTTCCTCCTGTTGTATTTAGACATAATGCTCTTACTCCAAAAGCTGTATTTCCATTAGCTGTTGTATTACTAGCTAAAGCTCTATAGCCAAAAGCTGAATTATTTACACCTGTTGTGTTTGAAAGTAATGCGAAGTTACCAACAGATGTGTTTTGTTCACCTGATGTGTTTGCTAGTAATGAACAAATACCAACCGATGTATTGTTGGTTCCTGTTGTATTACTTCTTAATGCACAGAAACCAACTGCTGTGTTGTTTGAGGCTGTGTTACAGCGAAGAGCTTCAGCACCTAAAGCTGTGTTATTACAGGAAGTTGAGTTTGTACATAAAGCAAGATTTCCTACTGCTGTATTATTGTTTCCTTGTCCTCCAAGGAGAGCTACTGAACCAACAGCAGTATTTCCTGTTCCTGTTATATTAAATCCTAAAGTAAAATTACCAACTGCTGTGTTACTAGCCCCAGTTGTATTATCTCTTAATGCTATTCTGCCTATAGCAACATTATATCCTCCAGTAGTATTACTTGATAAGGCACACTGTCCTAAAGCTGTATTATAACACCCTGTTGTATTGTTTTGTAAGGCACTATTACCAACTGCTGTATTATTTGATGCTGTATTACCAAATAAAGCATTTGTACCTATACCAACATTGTTGTTACCTCCAGAATTACTAAATAAAGCATCTCTACCAATGGCTACGTTATTTGAACCATTTATATTGCATATTAAAGCATTTGTATTTATTCCTATGTTATTTGTACCGGTAGTATTACTAAGTAAAGCAAATCTACCAAAAGCAGCATTATCACTGCTTAAATTACTTGTTAAAGCATTATATCCAACAGCTGTATTTCTAACACCTGTTATATTAGTTGATAAAGCACAGAAACCTACCGCTGTATTACTTGCTCCTGTTGTATTATTTCTTAAGGCACAGAAGCCTACTGCTGTATTGTTTGAAGCTGTGTTTGAGCGTAAAGAATAATGACCTACAGCAGTATTAGAAGCACCTACAGTATTACAGTACATTGAATCTCTACCAACTGATACGTTATTATTACCCGTAGTATTGTTTTTTAAAGCTTGGACACCAACACCTACGTTACTACCACCTAGTGTATTATTTCTTAAAGACTCAAGACCTAAAGCGGTGTTTGAACTTCCTGTGGTAGTGTAACGTAAAGCAGCAAAACCAACGGCAGTATTGTAGTTGGAGTTGATAGAACATCCTGCGTACCTACCTAGAGCTGTATTGAATCTACCTGTTGTACCTAAACGTAAAGCTTCTCTACCAACTGCCGTGTTGTTATCTCCTGTAGTATTGGCACAAAGAGCATAAAATCCAACAGCTGTGTTAGCTCCTCCTGTTGTATTATTTCTTAGAGCACTAAAGCCTACTGCTGTGTTGTTTGAGGCTGTGTTATATCCTAATGATGAACGGCCTATAGCTGTGTTATTGTTTCCGACAATATTTGAATATAGTGCACCTTGTCCTAAGGATACATTCGCACATCCTGTAGTATTGTTGGCAGATGATTTAGAACCTACAGAGGTATTATATCTCCCGGTAGTATTTAATCTCATTGAACAAAGTCCTAGTGAAGTATTTTCAGTTCCTGTTGTATTACATCTTAATGCATTGAAGCCTACGGCTGTATTGTTTGAGGCTGTGTTTTTATAAAGAGCTACATGTCCTATAGCAACGTTATTTATACCTACAGTATTACAGAATAAAGCCGCTGGACCAACAGCAACGTTTTGAATACCTGTAGTGTTTAACCCTAAAGAAAAAGGGCCTACAGCTATATTATCCGTACCAATTGTATTAGCACTTAATGCACTTCTACCTAAAGCAGTATTATAACTACCCGCCGTATTATTTCTTAATGTACAGAAACCGATTGCTGTATTGTTTGATGCTGTGTTTTGACGAAGTGTTTGTTCACCAATAGCTACGTTATTAGAACCAGCATTATTAGTATATAAAGCTGAAACTCCTATCGCAACATTGTAATTACCTGAAGTATTAAATTCAAGTGCGCTATTACCCATACCAATATTTCGAATACCTATAGTATTTCTAAAAAGTGAAAAAGCACCTACACTAATATTAAGAGCACCTACGGTATTGGATTGTAAAGCACTTCTACCCACTGCTGTGTTGTATCCTCCGGTAGTGTTTGCTTGTAGAGCTAAAACACCTAAAGCTGTGTTTTGTGTTCCTGTTGTATTACTTCTTAATGCGCAGAAACCTACTGCTGTATTGTTTGATGCTGTGTTAGAAAATAAACTATAAAAACCTAATGCAGTATTGTTAGCACCGGAAACATTTGAATACATAGATGCTCTACCAAAAGCTGAATTGTATCCACCTGTGGTGTTATTAAATAGAGTATTATCACCAAAGGCACTATTTCGTGAACCTACTGTATTTTTAGCTAGTGTAGCAAAACCTATAGAAGTATTCTGTATACCTGTTGTGTTATCTCTTAATGATTGATTACCTACTGAAGTATTAGCAGTTCCTGTTGTATTAGCTCTTAAGGCACAAAATCCTAGTGCTGTATTATTAGTTCCTGTTGTATTATTACATAAAGCATTAAAACCTACAGCTGTATTACCTGATACTGTATTATATCTTAAAGCATCTATACCTACAGCAGTATTAGAAGTACCTACAGTATTACTTAATAAAGAAGCCCAACCAACAGAAGTGTTACTATTTCCTGTTGTATTTACATCGAGAGCATAACTGCCAATTGCTGTATTTCTAAGACCAATTGTATTAGATTTTAGTGCTCTATATCCTAATGCGGTATTATCTATACCTGTTGTGTTTGATGTTAATGCTATATGTCCTACACCTACATTTCGAGTTCCTGTTGTATTATATCTTAAAGCACTAGTACCTACTGCTGTATTGTTTGAGGCTTTATTGTCGCGAAGGGTAAAATGACCTACTGCTACATTATTTTCTCCAATTATGTTGCAATACAGTGCTGATTGACCTACAGCTACATTTCGTGCTCCAGTTGTATTATAGACAAGAGCATTAACACCTATAGCAACTAAAGACGTTCCAATTGTATTAGAAGCAGCAGCAGCATATCCTATAGCTATATTACTTGTTGCATTTGTATTACATCTTAGAGCATTAAAACCAATTGCTGTGTTGTAACTACCTACTATATTAGCCCTTAAAGCACAACTACCAATAGCTACATTTTTAGTTCCTGTTGTGTTAGTTCTTAATGCACAATAACCTACTGCTGTGTTGTTTGATGCTGAATTGCAGAATAAAGCACAAAAACCGACACCAACGTTATTACTACCACCATAGGTTAAAACACCTGTTCCAATTGCAACGTTACGATCAGCATTTGCAAATACTAATGCTCTATAACCAAGAGCTACGTTATTAACACCGCTAATATTAGAGTACATTGCGTTATGTCCAAAAGCAACATTATTGGCACCTGAAGTGTTACATCTTATTGTATTTACACCAATACCTACGTTTCGTGTACCCACAGTATTGGCTAATAGTGATAAAGTACCAACTGCTACGTTATATGTTCCTGTCGTATTATTTCTTAATGCACAGAAACCAACTGCTGTGTTGTTTGATGCTGTATTGTTAAATAAAGTTCTATATCCAATACCTACGTTGTTTAATCCAGCACCATTATATACTAATGCTTGGTGACCAATAGCTACGTTTTTATTACCTGAAGAGTTGTACTGTAAAGCACCGTGTCCTACTGCTATGTTACAATCACCTACTGTACTATTTTGTAATGCTTGTGAACCAACAGCAACGTTTAAGGCTCCTGTTGTATTGCTCAATAATGCACAATTACCGACAGCTGTATTATTTGAAGATGTTGTATTACTTCTTAATGCACAAATACCAACTGCTGTGTTATTAGTGCCTACAGTATTTAACGCTAAAGAACAATATCCAATAGATGTATTATTAACCCCTGTAGTATTTAATATTGAGGCCTTATATCCTAAAGCGGTGTTTCTTGTTCCTGTTGTATTTTGGTGTAGAGCACAAGCTCCGAGTGCGGTATTTCGTGAAGCGGTATTGTTTACAAGTGCTTGAAATCCTATACCTGTATTATATTGACCTACTGTGTTTGCGTTAAGAGCAGACACACCAACTGCTACGTTAAATGTTCCTGTTGTATTACTTCTTAATGCATATGTTCCTAAAGCAGTGTTTTCTCCACCTGTTGTATTATATCTTAATGAAAAATATCCTACTGCTGTGTTGTTTGAAGCGGTATTAACCGCAAGTGAACTTCTACCAACAGCTGTATTGAAACTACCTACAGTATTTGTACTTAGAGCTGATGTTCCAACAGCGGTATTACCAACACCAGTAGTATTAGATTGTAAAGTATTAGCTCCTAAAGCTGTATTTAATAAACCTGTTGTATTATTTTGTAATGCTGTTCTTCCTAAAGCGGTATTATAACTACCCGCTGTATTACTTCTTAATGCACAAAAACCTACTGCTGTGTTGTTTGATGCTGTGTTGCAGAGTAAAGCATCTCTACCTACAGCTACATTATTACTTCCTACAACATTTCCATATAAAGTCTGATATCCTATAGCAATATTATCTACACCTGTAGTATTATTACGAAGAGCGGCAACACCAAATCCAGAATTTCGTGTTCCAACTGTATTTGAACATAATGAAAATACACCTACAGATGTATTAAATGTACCTACTGTGTTATTTACTAAAGAACATGTTCCTACAGCGACATTCTGAATACCTGTTGTATTACTTCGTAATGCACAGAAACCTACTGCTGTGTTGTTTGATGCTGTGTTTTCTCGTAAAGCTTGAAATCCAACTGAGGTATTATTTGAAGCGGTGGTTTTGTAGAGAGATAGGTATCCTACAGCAACGTTATTGCTTCCTACTAAGTTATTGCCTAAAGCATTTGTACCGACGGCAGTATTAAATGTTCCTGTGGTATTACTTATTAAAGCAGCATACCCAAAAGCATCGTTGTTTGCTCCGGTTGTATTGTCTTTTAATGCTAAATCTCCTACAGCCGTGTTTCTAAAACCAGATGTATTTGCTCGTAAAGAACAAAATCCTACTGCTGTATTTTTATCACCTACTGTATTAGTTGCTAATGCACAAAAACCTACTGCTGTAGTTCTTGTACCAGTAGTATTATTTCTTAATGCACAGAAACCAACTGCTGTGTTGTTTGATGCTGTATTTAATTGTAGGGCACAAGTACCAACTGCGGTATTGTTTGAAGCTGTATTACAAAGTAAAGCGTAAAGACCTACAGCAACGTTTTGAGCACCTACTATGTTAGCATACAAAGCTGCTCTACCTAAAGCTGTATTTAATGTACCTGTAGTATTGCTTCTTAAAGCAATATCACCTAAAGCTGTATTATTAACTCCTGTTGTATTAGCGGCTAAAGCTGTAGCACCTACTGCTGTATTTTGTTGACCAGTTGTATTAGCACATAAAGCGTTAATACCTACAGCTGTATTAAGAGTACCAATTGTATTACATGCTAAAGCACTTCTACCAATAGCTGTGTTATTTCCTCCTGTTGTATTATTTCTTAAAGCATATGTTCCTAAAGCAGTGTTTTCTCCACCTGTAGTATTACATCTTAGAGCTGAGAATCCAACTGCAACATTATTAGAAACTGCATTGACATATAAAGCTAAATGGCCTACACCTACGTTATTGTTAGCATTACCTACATTTCTTAAAGCACTTCCTCCTAAAGCAACGTTATTGCTACCTGCTAAGACATTTCTTAATGCAGTTCTACCCATTGCTACGTTATACGTTCCTGAGGTTAGGGTATATGCTGCATGGAAACCAACTGCAGTATTGTAACTGCCTACACTATTATAGTTAAACACCCTATTACCAACTGCTACGTTTTGGGTACCTGTTGTATTACTACATAATGCACATGAACCGACTGCTGTATTATTTGATGCTGTATTTGAACGTAAAGCACTATCACCAATTGCAACATTACTAGAAGCACCTGTACTATTATAAGCTGCATAATAACCTACAGCTACGTTTGAACCACCTGTTATATTAAATCTTAAAGCTGTTCTGCCTACGGCTGTATTTCTAGTACCTACTGTATTATTTAGTAAAGCTGTTCTACCTACTGCTGTATTACTAGTTCCTGTTGTGTTACTTTCTAAAGCACTTCTTCCTATAGCTGTATTTGAAACACCAATAGTATTTGCTGCTAAAGCACTACAGCCAACTGCTGTGTTGTCTATTCCTGTTGTATTATTTAATAAAGCATTACACCCTACTCTAGTGTTACTAGCAATACTTCCTCCACCTAAACCAACACTGACACTATTTACTAAAATATCACAGCTTGCAACTTCAAATTTTGCTGAAGGTGATGATGTATTAATACCAACATTTCCTCCTGAATAGTAGATATTACCTGCCGAACCGGTCCAGACAGAATCACCTGCATTGAGGGCATAGGAGGCCGTAGCTGCATACGATGCAGAGACTGCATTACTGATTGATCCTGAAAAAGACCCTGTAAAAGATTGTGCTGTCACTCCTCCCGATACGCGGGTAGATCCGGAGACAATAAGACCATTTTTAATTACAAATTCATTAGCCATAAGTATACCCGTTCACTGTCCGGGGCAGGTGTTTGTTATAAATAGTTAGAAGTACCTAACCATGTAATTAATATCGAAAGGAGTTATCCCTGAGTTTGCAGCTGATAGCCAGGTCGGTGCTCCGTAGGTTATCGCAAAGCTTATTGCGGAAGTGTTACCGATATCTGTCGTAACTACTTCATTGATGACAGCACTTGTAGCTGCAAGAGAAACCGATACCATTATAGTTCCAACACGTTGGTTTGCACCTGTTGATGCGTCTTTTATAACGTAATCAACGAAGGCTGCATAGGTTGTACCGGGTACAAATGAAATAATATTAGTACCTGGGCCTGGACTTAGTAATGCCGGTGCTACTTCGTAGTCTATTACTGATCCGGAGATTGATAATGCTCCTCCGATATGGAGTTGCTGTTGGGGGGAGGTAGTGTTAACACCGACAAATCCTGTTGAACCGGTAACAAACATTCTTATGTTACCTGCACCGTCGGAGATGAAGATGTTACAGTTTTGAGTACCGAATCCGTTAGCTGATGCTCCACCTAAGATTACGTTACAAGCTCCTGTTGTAATACAGATACCAGATGATAGACCGATGGCTGTATTTCTGTTACCATAAGTAACATTTCTTAAAGCACTACTTCCTACAGCAGTATTATAACTGACAGCATTGTACCTTAAAGCATAGGCTCCTAAAGATGTATTATTGTTACCGACACTAGCTCTTGAGTTATTATAACCTATAGCTGTGTTATTTGATCCCCCGGTGTTGATTAATAAAGCACTTTGACCAAAAGCTGAGTTTCTTACACCGTTAACATTGTAAAATAAAGCACCAGCACCAACAGCTGAGTTAGCGGTACCTGTTGTGTTACATCTTAAAGCACTTCCACCAACTGCTGTATTGTTATTAGCAGTATTACCTCGTAAAGCATAAAATCCAATACCTACATTACCTGAACCTATAATATTTGCTCTTAAAGCACTATGTCCTACAGCTGCGTTTTCTGCTCCAGTTGTATTAGCAACAAGTGCTGCAAAACCCATGGCTGTGTTATTAGCGCCTGTAGTGGTAGATTCCATAGCATATGTACCAACAGCTGTATTTCCACTAACTGTATTTGCTTCTAATGCTTGATCCCCTAAAGCAGTATTTCCAGTACCTGAAATGTTTAATCTTAAAGTGCATCTACCTATAGCTGTGTTTCCGTAACCCCCAGCATTACACCTAGCGGCACAGAAACCAACCGCTGTATTACCAGAGGCTGTATTGTCTATAAGAGCTTGAGTACCTACAGCTGTGTTTTGGGTACCTACAATATTAGAAATCAAGGCACCACAGCCTACAGCTACGTTATTTGTTCCTGTTGTATTAGCCCTCAAAGCGGCATAACCTACTGCTGTGTTATTTGATGCTGTGTTAGCACATAAAGCATTTAAACCTATAGCAACGTTAGAAATACCTGTTGTATTATTTCTTAAAGAATAAACACCTAAAGCTGTGTTTGCTTGACCTGTACTGTTACAAAGTTGAGAGTACCAACCTACTGCTGTATTGTTAGATCCTGTGGTAGTAGCTTCTAAAGCACCTCTACCAATTGCTGTGTTTCCACCTGCTGTTGTATTATTAAATAAGGCACTAGAACCTACTGCTGTATTTCTATCACCTATTGTGTTAAGTTGCAAAGCATTAGTTCCTAAGGCTGTGTTTGAACTACCAATTGTATTTGTTGATAATGAATTAATACCTACAGCTACGTTATTTGTTCCTGTTGTATTACTTCTTAATGCACAGAAACCTACTGCTGTGTTGTTTGATGCTGTGTTACAACGTAATGCGTTAGTTCCTAATGCTGTGTTGTTTGAACCAACAAGGTTGTAAGCTAGTGACTGGTTACCTACAGCAACGTTATTTTCTCCTGTACTATTGTTTCTTAATGTATAATATCCAACAGCTGTATTGAGTTTTCCTGTTGTATTCAGTCTTAGTGAGAAATGTCCTATTCCCACATTTCTGGTACCAATAGTGTTAGAACATAGAGCATTAACACCAACGGCTGTGTTTGTTGTTCCGGTTGTATTACTTCTTAATGAATTGTAACCTACAGCTGTGTTGTTTGAGGCTGTGTTAGTTCTTAAAGCATAATATCCAATACCTACATTACTTGACCCTACAGTATTTGTTAATAAAGCACTTAAGCCAATAGCAATGTTTGATTTACCTGTAGTGTTGTCTCTTAAAGCATTATGACCTAGAGCTACATTATAAGTTCCTGTAGTGTTGCACCGTAAAGACTGAAAGCCTACTGCTGTGTTGTATGAGGCTGTGTTGCTTGTTAGGGCTTGGTAACCTATAGCGGTATTATTAATACCGGTTTGGTTTGCTCTTAGGGCAAATACACCAACTGCTGTGTTTTTTGTTCCTGTTGTATTACTACGTAAAGAATAGTATCCAAAAGCAGTATTGCTGTTGGCTGTATTGAACAGTAAAGAACTTCTACCCATTGCGGTATTAGAACGTCCTGTGACATTACTGTACAAGGCTTGTCTACCTACTGCTGTGTTATTGTATCCTGTAGTGTTAAGTTGAAGGGCTCCTAAACCTACTGCTGTGTTATCAACACCTGTTGTATTATTACGTAAAGCAAAAGCACCAAGGGCAGTATTACATCCTCCTATTGTAGTATTAACTAAAGCACAAGTACCTACAGCTACGTTGTTTGTTCCTGTTGTATTTTGTCTTAGTGAACAAAAACCTACTGCTGTGTTACTTGTTCCTGTTGTATTACTTCTTAATGTATAAAAACCTACAGCAGTATTACTATTAGCTGTATTATACAACATTGATTGGAAACCAACAGCTGTATTGTTTGAACCAGCATTTCCAACCTGCATTGCACTAGTTCCTACAGCCACGTTACTAGCACCACCTGTGTTTGCACATAAAGCAGCACCACCAAGGGCTGTGTTGTAGTTACCAGTAATGTTTCTTAATGTATTTGTACCTACACCCACGTTGTAGTTGTTGGCAGTAGCTGAGTTTAAAGAGTTTACACCAATACCAACATTATTGCTACCGTTTGTATTAGCTATTAAAGCATTTATACCTATAGAAACGTTATTAACTCCGGTTGTATTACATCTTAAAGTATTATATCCTAAAGCCGTATTATTAATACCGGTTGTATTACCTATTAAGGTATATTTACCAACACCGGTGTTACCTGTTCCGACTGTATTACTTTCTAACACTCTAAAACCTACGGCAGTATTATGTACACCTGTTGTATTACTAGATAACGCGCAAGTACCTACTGCTGTGTTAGATGAAGCTGTATTAATAAGCAAAGACCTAAAACCTAACGATACGTTATTATCACCGGTAATGTTACATATAAGAGCTTGTGTTCCTATAGCAGTGTTACGGTTACCTGTAGTAATTTTACATGCTGTTTCATAACCTAAAGCTACGTTATTTATACCTCCGGTATTGTTAAATAATGATAATGTACCAACTGAAGTATTATTAATACCTGTTGTGTTACATTTTAAAGAATTTGAACCTACTGAAACGTTATATTTACCTGTTGTATTACTTCGTAAAGCACTATATCCAACAGCTGTATTGTTTGATGCTGTGTTAGAGAATAAAGATCTAAATCCAAGAGCTGTATTATTTGTTCCGGCAACATTAGAATATAAAGCACCGCAACCCATGGCAATATTATAACTACCGCCTTGGTTTAATCTCATTGAGAGATTACCAACAGTTACGTTTTGTACACCTGTAGTGTTTGAACATAAAGCATAGTAACCTAAACCTACGTTACCAACACCAGTAGAATTACAACGTAAGGAACTACGGCCTGCGGCTACGTTTCTACAACCTGTTAAGTTAGCAATCATAGAACTATACCCTATAGCTGTATTTGCTACTCCGGAAGTGTTAAGAGCTAAGGCATTATAACCTACTGCTGTATTAGCACCCCCTGTTGTATTATCTCGAAGGGCTTGAAAACCTAAAGCTGTATTTTGAACACCTGTAGTATTATTTCTTAATGCACAGAAACCTACTGCTGTGTTGTTTGATGCTGTATTTGCTTGAAGTGCTCTAGAACCTAAAGCTGTATTATTATTACCACTTATATTACTATTTAAAGAATCGTTACCTACTGATGTATTACAAGAGCCTACAGTAGTGTATCTTAAGGCTGATATACCTATTGCTGTATTTAAAACACCTGTAGTATTACTTTGAAGAGATAAAGCACCTAATGAAGTATTATATGAACCAATAGTGTTGTTTGACAATGATGTAACACCAACAGCTGTATTAAGTGTTCCTGTTGTATTACTTCTTAATGCACAAAAACCAATGGTTGTGTTGTTGGATGCTGTATTGCAGTTTAGACTATAATGTCCTAAAGCTGTATTATTAACCCCTGTTGTATTATACTGTAAAGCACCTCCGCCTATTGCTGTATTTTTAATTCCTACTGTATTATACTGTAAAGCACTAGTACCTACAGCAGTGTTCTGTGCTCCTGTTGTATTACTTCTTAACGCTAGAGACCCTAAAGCAACATTATATAATCCTGTTGTATTACTTCTCAATGCACAGAAACCTACTGCTGTGTTGTTTGAGGCTGTGTTACAAGTTAAAGCAAAAGCACCAACAGCTGTATTTTTTCCTCCTGTTGTTGTTCCATATAATGTTCTGTGTCCAAAACCAGCATTGTACGCTCCTGTGGTGTTGCTTGATACAGAAAGATATCCAAAAGCACTATTATCAAATCCAGTTGTATTAGAATATAATGCTCCATTACCTAAAGCATTGTTTCTAAAACCAGTAGTATTAAGTATTAAAGCTACTCTACCAACAGCTACGTTATTAGCACCTGTTGTATTACATCTTAATGCACTATTACCTAAAGCAGTATTGTTAAATCCAATAGTATTATTTTGTAAAGCTACAGCACCAACAGCAGTATTATTAAAACCTGTTGTATTGGTAAATAAAGCACTAGCACCTAATGATGTATTATATGCTCCTGTTGTATTAGTTCTTAAGGCATTAACACCAACTGCTGTATTGTTTACTCCTGTTGTATTATTTCTTAATGATAAGTATCCGACTGCTGTATTGTTAGATACTGTGTTGCAGAATAATGAAAAGAATCCTAGAGCTGTATTATTTGTTCCTACAGTATTATACTGTAAACTACCAAATCCTACTGCGGTATTATTTGCTCCGGTAGTATTGCAGAACATAGAACCTCTACCAATTGCTGTGTTAAAAGCACCTCCTGTATTAAATCTAAGAGATCCTAAACCAACAGCTGTATTTTCAGTTCCTGTTGTATTTACACATAAAGATTGAAAACCTATTGCTGTATTACATACACCTACAGTATTATTTTGTAAAGAATATGTACCTACGGCTGTATTTAAAATACCTGTAGTGTTAAACTTTAAGGCTTGTGTACCTACAGCGGTATTACTTACTCCAGAAGTGTTATAAGCTAGAGCTAATTGACCTATACCAACATTATTAGCACCTGTATTATTTCTTAAAGCGTCAGTACCTATACCTATAGTATTTCCAATACCTGGACTGGCATACATTGCTGCTTCTCCAATAGCAATAACAGTATTTCCTGTAACTGAGCCTGCTGCTCTATAACCAATAGCAATATTGTTTGTACCGGCGGTATTTGCTGTTAAAGAATTAGTACCAATTGCTATGTTTTGATTACCGGTTGTGTTACATCTTAGTGCTTTATAACCTAGAGCTACGTTTCTGCATCCTGCTGTATTATTTCTTAATGCACAGAAACCTACTGCTGTGTTATTAGAGGCTGTGTTAGAAAGAAGTGTATAAAATCCAACTGCTGTATTACTTTTACCTATAGTGTTACTATATAAACTACCATCACCAACAGCAGTATTATAATTACCAGTAGTATTATTTCTTAATGATACCCTACCTACAGCTGTATTTTGACTACCTAGAGTATTATTATATAAAGTAGATCTACCTAAAGCGGTATTATTGGAACCTACAGTATTATTTCTTAAAGCACTATTTCCTACAGCAATGTTATTAGTACCTGTTGTATTAACATTAAGAGCACCATGACCTACTGCCATGTTTTCAGAGGCAGTACTTACACGTAAAGCACTATTACCTATAGCAATGTTTTGTGAGGCTGTTGTTATACAATATAAAGCACAGTTACCAATAGATAAGTTAAAAGTACCTGTTGTTGTTCTTAATTGAGATAATATACCAACTCCTATGTTATTATTACCGGTTGTATTGCTTGATAATGCTCCTCCACCTAAAGCAGTATTATATTGTCCTATTGTGTTGCTAGAAAGTGCACCTGAACCAACTGCTGTATTTGAACCTCCTGTGGTATTAGCTAACAAAGCATTAGCACCTACTGCAGTATTACCACTACCTATAGTATTTAAAGCTAAACTACTAGCTCCTAATGCTGTATTGTATGTTCCTGTGGTGTTATTTCTTAAAGAAAGAGTTCCTAATGCAGTATTACAAAAACCTACAGTGTTACACTGTAATGATAAAGCGCCAACAGCAGTATTTCTTTTTCCTGTAGTGTTGTTTTGTAAAGCTGATGATCCTAAAGCTGCATTATAGTATCCTACTGTATTACTTCTTAATGAACAAAATCCTACGGCTGTATTATTTGATGCTGTATTGCAAAATAAAGCTAATTTACCAATAGCAACATTATTACTACCGACTGTATTGTTAGTTAATGATTGGTCTCCTACTGCTGTATTACAATTACCTGTGGTATTGTAAAAACCAGAATCCATCCCTACTGATACATTATTTGAACCTATTGTATTAAATCTTAAAGATTCAGTACCAATCGCTACATTTCTAAGACCGGTTGTATTACTTCTTAAACTATAGAAACCTACTGCTGTATTGTTTGAAGCTGTGTTAGATAATAATGATTGAACACCAACTGCTGTATTACTATTACCTGTTGTATTAGAAGTTAAAGATTGGTGACCTAGAGCAGTATTAGAAGCACCTACTGTATTAGAAAATAAAGTATTAAAACCAACGGCCGTATTATTTACACCTGTTGTAGTACCTCCTAAAGCATTAATACCTATTGCTACGTTTGAGCCTGCTGTGCTATTCCTTAAGGCATAGTCTCCAATTGCAGTACTATAACACCCAGTTACATTTAATGCTAAAGCACAAAATCCAAATGCATTATTTCTTCTACCAACTGTATTAGAAACAAGCGCACTTCTACCTACTGCTGTGTTTACATCTCCTGTTGTATTACTTCTTAATGCACAGAAGCCGACTGCTGTGTTGTTTGATGCTGTGTTAGCACGTAAAGCGCTATCACCAACAGCAACATTACTAGAGGCCCCTGTACTACTATAAGCTGCGTAATAACCTAATGCTACGTTTGAACCACCGGTTGTATTAGCGTATAATGCTGTTCTACCTACAGCTGTATTTCTAGTACCTATTGTGTTGTTGCGTAGTGTAATTACACCTACCGCTACGTTATTTGTTCCTGTGGTATTACTTCTTAATGCACAGAAGCCGACTGCTGTATTGTTTGATGCTGTGTTACAAAGTAATGATTGATATCCTAGCGCTGTATTATTATTACCGGCGCTATTAGAAAAAAGTGCTTGAGTACCAACAGCGGTATTTAAAGTTCCTGTAGTATTGTTAGGTAATGTTTCTTTACCAACAGCTACGTTATTTGATGCTGTATTTTGAACAAGTGCATTATAACCAAGTGCGGTGTTGTTATTACCGCCTGTATTAGCATAAAGTGCTGCCCGACCTAATGCTGTATTAAATGCACCTGTAGTATTATTTCGAAGTGATAATGCTCCTAAAGCTGTGTTACAAATACCTGTTGTATTTTGTTGGAGTGATTGTTGTCCAACTGCTACATTACTTCTACCAGTTATATTAGAGCAAAGAGCAGATACACCTATAGATACGTTATTTGTACCTGTTGTATTATTCTGCAATGCACTAGAACCAATAGCTGTATTACTGTAACCTATTGTGTTTTGAGACATAGCCCCAAAACCTACAGAAGTATTACCTCCTCCAATTGTGTTACATATTAAACTATTAAGACCTATAGATGTGTTGTTTGTTCCTACTGTATTACATAATAAACTATTAAGACCTACAGCTGTGTTGTTTACTCCTGTTGTATTAAATAATAAAGCATTTTGACCTAAAGCTGTGTTATTTGCTCCTGTTGTATTTGAAAAAAGAGCTTGGTTTCCAATACCTGTATTTCCAGTTCCTGTTGTGTTATTTCTTAATACACAAAAACCTATTGCAGTGTTACTAGAAACACTTCCTCCTCCTAATCCAACACTAACACTATTAAATGTTGAATCTAAAGTAGATGTAGTATTACCGGTAATTGCTAAAGTCGAACCGTTAAAGGTAGCATTTGCTTCACCGTTAATAGCCGGAGTACCAGTTGCTGTTAAAAGGAAATTATCTGTATTGTTGGTAATGTTTACTGATCCTGATACAAATGAAGCAGTTAGTGCATAAGAAGCAGAAATGGCAAACGAGGCTGTACCGAATAAAGAGCCTGTAAATGATTGTGCTGTTACATTTTGAGTAACATTAAGTGAATTCAATGAGGCATCAGACCCCGATACAATCAGTTTTCTCCAATTTGGCATATATATACTCCTTTTGCGGTTAGAAACAGCGACGTTGCTGCCTACTTCCCTTGCGGGCCAACATTAGGTTTGTTATAAATATTTAAGATTTCAACTTACTTGTCGTATTCTTCTCAACAAGTTTTTGAAGCTCCTCTTGTTTTTTAGCTTCTTCAGCTTCTATAGTGAATTGAATGTTCATTATAGCTTCATCAAGTTTATCCTGTAATCCTGCAATCACTCTTGCACTCTTTCCAGATATCTGAATAATATCTAGAGATTGTCTCATAATAGCGATTTCTTCCGGAGAAAGTCCAATTTCGTAATTCATAATTATTTACTAATAATATAATGGTTTTGAAGCTTTATTACAAGCTTATATAACATTTCAATTGCTTCTCCTTGAAAAGTAGACTGTTTGATCATAGAAAGTAGGAACTGAAGTTCTTCTCTTGTGAGTGAATGATCCTGAGTAACAGGAGATAGGGGTTGTGGTTGACTGATTTGTTCAGAACCAACGACTAGATTGTCTGCTTTTAGTGCCATAAACTTTTATTAACTGTACATATAAATATCCCCGTTTGACGAGTTTACGTATACGTTGCCAAAACCATTAGTAGCTCCACCCCATGTTGGATTTGCTGCAGGAGCACCGGCTGCTGTTTTAGCAGATACTACGTACTCGTCGGCAGTTAAGGCGGTAGCCGTTCCGATGACATCGTATGCCATTGCAAAACGACCGTAAGTACCTGTTGAACTAGCTTCTAAGTAGAAGGCAGAACCTGATCCGGCGGCATTATATTGAGTAACCCATCCTGAATCTGCTAAGGTTGTTGACCCTGAGTTGATGAGAATAAACTTATCCCTTACTGTTAAGTTATCAACATTGGTAAATGAAGCAGTACCAGCAACCGTTAAGTCACCTCCGATAACTGCGTTTCCTGTAGTGCTTAAACTACCGAAGTTTGCAGTACCTGTGAATGTTGGTGATCCTGCAAATACTAATGCACCAGTTCCTGTTTCATCGGTTACTGCTGCTGCTAAGTTAGCAGATGATGGAGTTGTTAAAAAGGTAGCAATACCTGTTCCTAGGCCGGACACACCAGTTGAGATTGGTAATCCAGTAGCGTTAGTTAAAGTACCACTAGAAGGAGTACCTAATACTCCGCCATTAATTAATATTGATCCAGCAGAACCAGCATTAAACGCTAATGCAGTTGCAACACCTGTACCTAGTCCAGATACACCGGTTGAAATTGGTAGACCAGTTGCGTTAGTTAGAGTACCTGAGGATGGTGTTCCTAATGCGCCGTTAAATGTAACTATACCACCGGCAGTAGATGCATTGAGAGCTAAAGAGGAAGCAACACCTGTTCCTAATCCGGAAACATCAGTGCTGATTGCAACAGAGTTAGGTTGGATCGTTGCTACACCTAAAGAACTAACTAAAATATCACCGGAAATCCCTGCAAAAGATGCAGAGGTAAACTGAGAGACTGTAGCGAACTTATTTGAACCATCGTTTACAAAAACCTGCGTTGTTGGAGCGATTGGAGTTAGCTGCGTTACTGGGAATATTGCAGTTGCGGTTACTCCGGTTAACCCTGCACCGTTACCGAAGAACGATCCTGAGAAAGAACCTGATATTGATACACCGGATGCACCAGTGGTCGCTAAGATATTACCAGTACCGTTGATTGCAGTAGTTGATAAGTTTCCAGCGGATCCACCGCCGATTACGACCTGCCCTGATGTCAGGTTGTCTACCTGTAAAGCAGCAAGTGCTGCACTACTACCGGAGACTACTACTTTTTTCCAACTTGCCATAGTTTATATTATTTATAAATAGTTACATACCAAAGAAAAAGTCACCTGAGGCGGAGTAGTAAAGTCCACCGGTTACTGGGGTTGGGATGTCTATTCTTGCTTCTAATACTACTACTCTTTCGGCATTAATTTTTAACATTTCTACTGATCCGGACTGTACTAAAAAGAAGTACGGTACGGCTGCCCCAGGACCTATCTGAACAGAAGCAGATATTGATCCTGTCGCTATAAAATTTGTAATTATAGGAGATGATGGAGCAGAAGCAGTAACAAATAAAGCGTTACTGACTGCATCGTACATTACTACCCGTACGTTTGCTGAAGGAGAATAAGGTAATCCAAAAGAAGGAACTTGTAGTAACGGTGCATTAATGTTTAAGACACTTGTATTAAAATCAACTGAAGTTGCACTAGTTACACTAACGTTTCCTTCAACTGTTAAAGATCCGGAGATTATTGCTGAACCTGTAAAAGGAAATACCTTAGCGTTATCAGCATATGAAGCTGTTCCTAGTAGAGAACCTGTTAATGGTCCTGAAAAAGAACTAGCAGAAATAATTAATCCTGATACTGATCCTAAAGTGTTTCTTAATGGATTGTAATAAGGTCCTCCGGTATCTGCTGCTAAGGTTCTGTAGCTATCTAATGCAGCTGAATCTCCTTTAAAGATTAACGGATAATCAACGTTGGTTGTTGATTGGTTGCTAATAAAAACTACACTAGAAGAAATTGCATAAGATGCAGAGACTGCCGTATCGGCGTAAGATGCACTTAATGCATTTGTAGAATAACTAGCCGAAACTGCATTTAAAACATAAGATGCAGTAGCTGCAGTGCTTGCAAAAGAAGAGGATACCGCATAAGATGCTGTTACAGCATAAGAAGAACTTTCAGCATTTGATGCAGTTCCAAAAAAAGAACCTGTAAATGAAGTAGCGTAAACATTACCTGCTACTTGTAATTTTGCTAAAGAAGACCCTGTTAATCCTACCCCTATATTACCTGCAGAATCTTCGAACATTCCAGAGGAGGTTAAGTGATCTCCACCCTGTCCTTTTAATATAGCATTTAAAGTAGTTCCTTGTTCGTTACCTAATCCAGATGTATTTCTTGGACCGGAAATAAACATTCCTCCGTCATAATTTGATCCGGAAGGATTTGAATAAATCCATTTATTATTTAAAGAATCCCAAAATATAGATCCTGTTGAACTATTACCGAAGGATCCTGAATCTATTACGGTTATACCGCCAAACCTTACAGCAGGAAAATCTGTATTCAACGTAATAACACTAGCTCCAACTTGAACTATTGAAGATGTTACATATGTAAATGAAGCAGTACCGGTAACATTTAAATTACCGTTAATTACTACGTTTTGGTTTAATATTCCTACTGAAGAAGCTGTAGCTGCATAAGAGGCACTTATGGCGTAAGAAGAACTTATACTAGATCCTGCATTACTACTATAAGAAGAGCTTAAGGCATAGGAAGAGCTAGTGCTAGATTCTGCAAATAAACTATAAGATGAGCTTAAAGCATAGGAAGAACTGATGGCAAAACCTGTAGTATTGCTATGAGAAGAGCTTAGAGCATAGGATGCACTGAGACTAGAGCTTGCATAAGAAGAACTTATTGCAAATAATGCATAAGAAGCAGTAGCTGCTGGGTTAAAGTTTTGAGCAAAAGAAGCAGTTACAGCAAAGAATGCGTATGAGGCTGTACTTGCAAAAGAAGCAGATACTGATGATCCTCCCGTTCCTAGCTCAAGGATAGTCTGATTGTTACCTATTGCTTTTTTTATGTATGCCTTACCGTCATAGGTGTTTATAGCAATATCCCCTAAAGCCAACTGATTGACTGAAGGTATACTACCTGATACTCCTATGGGTCTGATTTGTGGCATTAATTCCTGTATGCTGTAAAGACGTCTAAGATTGGATCAACGACTGCGTGTCTATGATTCTGTTTTAAATGTACAACTTTAACAGCAGGAACCTGCAATTCTAACTTCATAAAGAAATCAAAACCGGAATCTTTCTTATCTCTAAGGTCACATTGGGACATATCCCCGCAGAATACCATCTTAGAATTAATTCCTAATCGTCCTATCATTAATTCAGTCTGTCTCATTGTGGCATTCTGTGCCTCATCAATTAGAACAAAGCAGTTAGTGAATGTATTACCTCTTAGAAAGCCAAAGGGAGACACTGTGACAACCCCTTCGGTTATTAATTTGTCTGTCTTTTCTTTTCCAACAAGTTCATACATTATATTATAAATAGGAGAGGTAAGGTACGATAGCTTCTCATCTACGTTTCCCGGTAGGTGTCCAATATCTTCTCCGGCAGTTACGTAAGGTCGGGCAATAATGATCTTTTCAACGTCTTTGTTGAAAAGCATATCTAAAGCTACCTGAACTGCTAATAAGGTTTTTCCTGAACCGGCTTTACCTTGAATAGCTGTAACGTCGTTAAGTAGTATCTGTGCTTTTCCTTTCTTCTGTTCTTCGTTTAAATTAATTCCAAATTTAATTGGAGTTTTAGGTCTTCTCTTCTCTTTAAAAACCTCCGCGGTGTGTGGATCGCTTGACATAAATGTATTTACTTATAAATAGAAAGTAAAAAAAAAGCCTGGATTTCTCCAGGCTCTTTCTTAAGTTAAAAAGGGGTTAGGTTACAAAGTGTTCAAACCACTAACGTAGATCTTACCGTAGAATTCAGGACGAACCATTTTCTTAGCATATCTAGTCAATAAACCTTTTCTTGGTACGAAGGTATCAGGATCGTACACCAAAGGAGTCATGATTAATGGAATGTAAGGAGCAAATACTGCACCAGTTTCCAAGAATTGGCTACCTTTGAAGCCCATCAAGATTGTGTTTTCCTTCATGTAAGGGTTCTTGTAGATGGTATATCTGTTGTTGATTTGACCCATCTTCTGTACACCGAAAGCGTAGCTAGCTACAGAAACGTCACCGTTTGAAGTAGAAGCAAAGCCTGGGATACTTTCCAAGATAGTAGCAACTGTTGGAGATACAACGCAGAAGTTAGCACCACCACGCAAAGTTCTTTGGTGAATGATGTTAGACAATTTCTGCATCTTAGTTCCCAAAGTTTGGAACCACTGACCTTGAGTGTTGTAGTATCCACCTGCAGCTACTGACAAGCCAGTGAAGGCAGTGTTAGAAGCGTTGATGAATTCGTTAGAAACAGCAGACCAGTACTCAGTACCAGCAGCAGCTGATTCGATCAACATATCCAAGATTTCCAAGTCAATTTCCAAAGAAATGTACTCAGACATTACAGCAGTCAATTCAGCTTCAGCATCCAAAGAATGGTAAGCGTTCAAATCTTGAGCGAATTCAGGAGTCCACTGTGCTTTCAACTTCTTAGTTTTAGCAACGATGGCTTCAGATCTCATTTGAACGTTGATCTGTGGAATAACGATTTCAGTAGGAGACTCAGAGTTAGGAACTGCATAAGAAGCACCAGCTTCGAAATCACCTCTTGCATTGTCTTTAGTTAACTTGTTGTACTCAACTACAAAGCTACTTGAAGTTGGAATTTCAGCAGTTGAAGCAGTTACGAAGAATACTACGTTAGGAGAAGAGAAGTAAGTAAATTCATTTAAGTTTCTAGCAGATGTGATAGAACCAGAAGTGATAAGAAAGCCTCTTACACCTAAGATATCGATATCAGCAGAGATTGATGAAGTAGCAACAGTTAATTTCTTAATCTGACCAGCAGCAGCTGAAGCTGAGAAATCTGAGTTAAAGTTAACATCTGCGAAAGATGCAGTAGAGAAAGTAGTAGCTTGTACTACAGCAACTCCAGAAGCAGAGAATTGGTTAGTAGAGTAGGTGAAACGACCAGCTCCGTATAAACCACCAGTTGAGGTGTTACCGAAGTTAGCAGAAGATGCACCATACGTAGAGTCGCCAGAGGTAAAAGGATTCTTGTTAGTTCCGTATTGGAAATCCAAGAAGAATACTAGACCTGAAGGTAAGTTCATAGGTTGAACTGAAACAAATTCTTTAGCAGCGATCTGACCGAACACCTTACGCACTAAAGGTAAAGCGATTCCAGCCCACTGTTCACCAGTACCGGCTGTGAAGCTAGCACCTGTTCCAGTTTGAGATTGCTCAATAACCAATTGCTTGGCTTGATTCTCAAGGATCATTGACATGTTATTTTTTTCAGTTTCGTGGCTAAAGCCTTCTAAAAGACCTGTAGCTCCCCACTTTTTTGACAATCTGGCAGCGTCAGATTGCAAACTCTGCCAGGGGTTAGCAGATTCGAGTAATGATTGTACGTTAGACATTGTATTAATGTATAGTATTTTTTTTATTTTTTATAAGCCTGCAAGTTTTTTCATTCTTTCGAATGTCGGATTAACTTCTACCACAGGCTGTTTTGGTGAAGTACCGATTGATTTAGAAGCAAATCCTTTGCTTTCTCTTACCAACTCTTTCTTAGCGACTCTTTCTAAGCCTTCTTGTAGAGTTTCGAATACCAACTTAACTTCTTTTACTGTCTCAGCTTTGTCAAAAGCAGTTAATACTTTAACTTTTTGTGATTCAGTAAGGTTTTTAGCCTTGAAAATTTTGTTGGTGTAAAGAAGTTTAGAATTCAACAAGTTAATTTCGTGTAATTCTGACTTCAATGTGTTAATAGTTTCGATAGCTTCAGTTAATTCAGACTCCATAGCTTTCATCTTTTCAGTTTCCTTCTCTTGATGGTCTTTTTTAGCTTCTTTCATTGGATCTTCTTCGTGAGACACTTCAGCAATTTCTTCTTCATCAGATACTTCTTTTTCAGCGCCCTCTTCAGGCTCCTCTACTTCAGCACCAGCTTCATCTTCCATTCCTTCGTGACCAGCCTCTAATTCACCAGCTTCGATCATTTCATCTACCACAGATTCAATAAATTTCTTTAAGTCTTCTTCAGTCATTTCTTCAAGATCGATTTCAACATCGTCTTCATCTTCTTTACCTTCTTCTTTTTCGCTTTCTTCTTCTTCTTTCATGTGATCATGAGCAGTTGAAGCAGTGTCAGCGTCATTGATAAGATCTTCGCCTTCTTCAAGCTCTTTTAAAAGCTCTTCAATTTCAGCGTCGGTGGTGTCTAAAGATTCAGTGATGATTTCGTCTTCTTCCATGTCCATCATTTTCTTTTCGAACATCGATTTCAAATGTGGTGTGAAAGCCTCTTCTAATGCAGCTTTTGCATTAGTGATAGCGACTTCCTTTACAGCTTTTGCATCAGCAATAGCTTCTTTTAACAATTCTCTGTTTGTCATTTTCCTAATAATAGTTTTTTTTGGGAAATACGCTTATTAATAAGAGCGTAATAATTTTTTAGAGTAATAAGTGGTACCGCATTAAACCGTGGTACATACGAATATAAATATGCACTATTCTGGTAAAAATATGAAACCCTCCTTTTTTAGGGGAGGGTCAGTCAAAGGATGCTATCCTAAGAGGGGTTAAAATATCGGACAGTTGCCATGAGCACATAAGATCTCTCTTATAATCTCATTAGCTTTACTGAACTGACTTACGGTCTTAGATAGACCCTCATGTAATGGGTGCATCCAAGAACCTGGATTTGATGGAGTAGATACAAAATCCCAGCATAGTAATTCGAAATCTTCTTGAACTTCTAGTGTTTCCCCCATTTGTTTTACTGATCCCATTCCTCTAGATGATACACCAACAGTGATGCCTGAGTTCATTAGAGCTTGTAGTATATTTCCAGAAGGAGTTGGTAGGATTTCAATCTTACCCATAATGTTATTACCGTCCCACCAAATGTCTTTGATGTTATGACATACATTTTTAAGGTTAATAACAGTAGATTCAGGGTGATCTAACTCACCAACTGCTCTATTGTGTCTAACAGAGTCCATGTACTTATCAATTTCTCTTTCCCAAATCTTTTTACTGTAGTATCTACCATTGCCGTTTTTGATTTCAGCAGTCGCCAAAGGACCTTCTACTAATGGAAGACCAGAACTTCCCTTCGCTTCAGATAACTTCAAAGCACGGGGTTGAAAAGATATAGTTTCAATAAGTAAGTTCTTACTCATTTGCCTACTTTTAAATTCTTTCTGTTAATCAACTCTCTAACCATTCCAGACCAAGATTCTGTCTTAGGTTTTGAGTGTGCTTCTATCTTCTTAGTAAGCTCTTCTTTTTCAGCAGGGCTTAGCTTCTTCATAAACTGAGTTTTAAAAGCAGGATCAGCATCCATTTGTTTAACATACTCTTTAAACTTCTTTGGATTGTTATCGGCCATCTGTAACATCATTGCAGTGGTTGGCATACCAGTAGCATCTACTTCTAATACAGGACTATTTTCGAGAACCGTATCTTCCATCATTGATTTATTGTTTACTTTCTTAGCTGCTTTAGTTTTCTGCTTTTCGTATAGAGCTTTTTTCTTTTCTAGTAGCTTAATATCTCTCTGTGTGTCTTTAACTGCTTTTTCGTTAATGTATTCTTTAACATCATCGCCTTCTGCTACAGTCATTTTTTTAGCCAACTCATCAATCTTCTCTTGAGTTTTCATAATCCTATTTTCCCAAGCAGCTACTTCGCCCATTTTTTCAATTTGGTCGATTTCTTTTTGAATAGCTCTTTTCTTAGCTTCGTTTAGGTTAACGGGTTCCATTCCTGAAGATTTATATTTACCTGTTACTTCTTTTGTTGGTCCTAAACCAGGAGCATCTTGAGTGTATCCAATACCTTTAACTCCGAATGCTGCATTCTTAATATAGAACAAAGGATCTTTTTCTAAGTTCTTAAATACAACTGCTTTGATTTCATCCTCTGTTTTATCAGCATTCTTAGGATCTTTCATCTCAGCATAGTATCCGTTAAGGATTTCTTGAGTTGAAATGTTGTTGTTGTTCTTCTTATCTTCGTAGTTGTATCCAGCAGTCTCTTTCTCGGTTACTGATTTATCAGTATCTTTTAAGTCTGCTTTTACAGTTTCGGTATTCTCTTGAAATATTTTAAACCAATTTGGAGTTTCAGGTCTGTTAGCAGATACTAATACCATAGCTTCGTTGATAATTCCTTTCTCGGCAAGAGAGTGAATAACTTGATCAAACGTTTGAACATTGGTAATATACTGAGGGAATTCAGCTCTAACTTCTTTTAAGAAGATTTCTTTATTGCCTTTACCTTCTTTAATAAGATTGTATCGATTTTGTAGGCTTTTCATATGTTATAAATAGGTATTGTTTATTTCCAAAGATCTTTATACACCATCCCCTTAGCTGCTTTACGTACTTTATTTTTATTGACGAGTTTATAACCCATCTTTAAGTAGTAGTTACGTGAAGTACCGCTAGCTTTTTTATTTGGATTAAAAGCGTTGGGGGTCATATAGCCGCCAGCTGCTCCAGAGGTTGATTCCTCTCTAAGCCACTGTTTAAGCTTTTCTTTGAGCTGTCTTCTGGTTGCCATTATAGCTCATTAACAAGTTCGTAGTATTGTAACAAGTTAATGATACAGTCATTAGTTACTTTTTCAGTCTTTTCTAAAGGCTTAACGTATTTTATAATTTCTGTAATTTTAATTTTTAAGACTTCGTCTTTAAGTACACTTGTTTTCTTACTTAGTAAGTTTTGTACTTCTGTAATTTTAGCATTGTAGTACTCCTTTAACTTGTCTGTATTATCAACTGCTGTAACAACCTCTCTTAGTACTTCTTTTTGCTGAGGTGTTAGGTGGTCATACTTCTCATTGAACTTCTCTAGTAACATTTTGTACGTTAAGATACGTAAATCCTTACTATATCCTTTGTATTCCTCTAAGAGTTCATCTGATTGTACTACTACCGGTACTTTAGTTAAGTGTTCGAATAATGTAATTTTATTGTTAATTACTGTTTCTGGAGCTACCTTTTCTGATGATTGATTTTCAATCAGGTTGTTTAATGCAGCAAATACTTTGTAATTGGTTACCTTTGCTTTAAAGAAGTTTTCTACGTTGTAGCTTTCTTTAATTTCTCTAACTAAGTTATACTTTTGCTTTCTAATCTCTGTCCTCTTTAACTTTGTAGATGTCTCTACTAGAGTGTTGATAACCATCTCAGCTTTAACTTCAGTTAAGTTCTTATAAGCGCCTAACTGTTCGTACAACTTATATTCTTTTCCTAATTCAGTATTAACAAAATACTTCTTAAGTATACTAATAGCGATAGAGTTCTTTCCCTCTAAGGTGTCAGAGGTGATCTGCCTTACTAGAAGTTCAAAAAGAAGTCCCGTATTTTTAAACTTTGAATGTTTTATTGACATCTATCGATGATTTTATAATAAATATGTGTTAAATGTTATTCCCTAATTTGTCTCTCATCTAATAAACCTTCTGCATTATTTTGAGATTCAAAAACCATCTTTTTACGCACTGGTATCTCATCTAATAACCTAGAGTGTTTTGATAACTGTCTCTTAGTGGTCTCCATTGTAAACGGTGAAGTATTATCTCTTCCGTATCCTTGTTGGTCATCTGTCTTCATTGCTTTTCTACCCAATCTATCCATACCTAACGGATCGTTTGTAGTATCAATATTTGAAGCTTTTTCTTCTGGTCTACCCACTCCTGGTCGGTCTCTATCATATCCAGCAGGTACTGCATCCGGTCTATCGTAGACTCTACCTTTACCGTAAGATGATGCAATATCGTGCGGAGTACCGTATGATTCTCCAGTCTCCAAAGGATCATTTCCTTCGTTTTCAATCTGAGACATTCTAAATTTACGCTTAGCATCTTGTAGGATTAACTCTCTCATCTCATCGTACTGATCTGTACTTAAGTGGAAGATATTATCGTAGATCCAATCAGAAGAAATCAATTGAGAATCCATCATTGTTTGAGCTAACTCAATCTTTTCTTTCATCAACATCACTCTTTCCTGATCATAAATGATAGAAGGTGTTGTTAACGATAATTCAAAGTTAGTTAATGATTCATCTCTGTATCCCTGAATGTATAAGTGCACAAATGCAATCTTATATAGTTCAGAAACCATAATTCTTTGTAGTTTCTCTACTGTTCTACCGAAGCGAATATCTTCTGCAGCAAGTGTTGCTTTACCTTGTAACTTTTCATCATACCCTAAGAATGCTTTTGGAATTCTTAAAGCAGCGAATAGCTTATCTCTTAAGTAATTTACGTCTGTAATACCATCGTACTGTAGACCACCTAATGTTTCGATCTTAGTTGATGAATCATTACCTCTCATGGGGATATAAAAATCCTCCATTAAGTTCTGCATGTTGTACTTTAAGTTATATTCACCTGTTTGTTGGTCGATATAAGGAGTACGCTTCATTTTAGAGATAGCCTTCTGCATAAAGTTTTCTACCTCTGCAGGAGGAATACCACCTACGTTCATATAGAATACTCTCTTCTCAGGAGCTCTTACAATCCTGTGAATTAACATAGCATCTTCCATCAAAGTATACTGCTTAAATAATTTACGAGCAGGTTCAATGTAAGAACGGCCGTATGGTAGGTAGTTTACATCTGTTAATAAACGGAAGTGAGCTATTTCATAGTTATCAAAGTAGATTGACTTAGCATCACTCTGGTTTGGAGTTTTAAAATACCCGTAAGTATCTGCTGCTAATCCATCAGGGTCATATCTGTACCTTACTGCTGTTGGATTTTCTGGATCGTAGTTTTCCTGCCTCTCTATGTTAAAAGCAGAGAAAGGAATAACATTATAAACACCGTACTTTTCTGAAGCTTCTAATTTTAAAAAGAAATCCCCGTACTTACACATGTTTCTGATCCACCAACTTAAATTAAATTCAATATTTAATACATCGTAGAATAAGTTGTAAAGGATTTTCTGAATGTTCTCATCAGAAGACCTAATATGTAGAACCTCTCCCATATCATTCTTAAGGGTAGATTCTTCAGAGAGAATATCAAGAGCAGAAGCAATGATTGCATCTGTATCCATTGCATCGTACTCAGAATATAATTGAGTTCTTAATGTTTGATAGTTAAATGAAGACTGGTATCCGTAGAGAGATGTAGGTGATGTAGTGTATATTCTATTGTACCTAGCCATTAAAGAGTTATTTTCTAACTCTCCTGACATTTGAATTTGGTTTGTATCTGCTACAGATAACTGATTACCTCCGACGTTCCGAATAATAACATCTGTAGAAAAAAGTCTACGTAATCTTGAAAATATACTAGTATCAGCCATTGTGTAGTGTTAATATAAGTATAAATAGTTAATAAATCCAGCTTATATCTTCTTTTCCTCCTTTACCATTGTCGATCTCATAGGGATTAGCTACGTGAGAGGGTAGGTAAACACCTTGGTAAGTAGGTCTTGTAACTGATATGTTGTTTAATGCATTACGGGTTAGGTCCAATCCCTGCTGTCTGAATTTTAATGCAGTATCCCTAATGTACATAGCAATACCAAAAGCCATAACTAAGTCGTCATTATAACCGTGCTGTGCTTCTGCTTTACCATTCTTCCATATAAACACTTTCATCTCTTCGATTAAACGTTTAGAACGTATGGTAACTGCTTTCTCATTAACGTACTCTTGAAACTTACCAACAACTAGCGGTCTAGTTCTTGAATTCATAGAGAATCCAGCAACCATATTTGAGTTATAATCGTATTGGTCGAAGTAAGAATCGGCAGTCATGTTACCTCCTTTTGGTGAGTAGTATAGGTTAAGATATCCTCTATCAATGACAGTCTGAATTGTTGACCATCCAATGGATGCGTTTTCAATTACTAATAATGCTTCATTATACTCACTGGCTATGCCTACTAGTAGGTATCCAAATTCTTTAGTTCCTAGTTGTCCTTTGTATTCTCCAACTTGAGAATTGTTTTCAATATCAATAACATGGAAGCTTGAAAAGTCTTTTCCATCACCTCTAGCTACGTCAGCAACTACCATGTAACTTCTTGAGTAATCAACAGGTTCCCAGATCCATAAGTTGTGGTCTACACCACGTCTTTCCATTGGGTCAGCCATGTAGGTCTGCTGGTAAAACTCTAAATACTCGCCATAGAATACAGTATCCCCTGATGTTGAGAAGTCACAGTCACATTCTTGTGCTGCAAGTCTTGGGTCACCCAGTAAATTATCTTGAGCATCTCTCCAAGTCTGATCTCTTTCAGGATGAACGTACCAAGGTAACTTAATTGGTAAAAATTCATTCTCTTTTGCTTCCCCCCTAACCCAGGTTTGGTGAAACCAGTTACCAGTTCCGTTAGGAGTTGATAGTACAATAGCACCACCACCCGTTGCTAAGGTCTGTTGAGCTGATGCCCATGTCTCTCCGATGTTATCGATGAAGGCCGCCTCGTCAATTAACAGTAGTGATACAGCTTCTGAACGAGCAGCATCTGAATTTGATGATTTAGCTGTGATTTTAGATCCGTTTGAGAGTCGTAAACTTAATTTGTTCTTTTCTTCTGCATCAATTCTCAGCCAAGAAGGTAAATTTTCGTACATAAACTGTACTTTTGACACCAAGTTACGTGCAGTTGCCTGCGTAGTCGCTAAGGTTAAAACGTTCTTGTCTTTGTGAAAAAGCATTAACCATAGTGCATATCCTGCACCTAAAGTCGAAATACCTAACTGTCTTGACTTTAAAATAATAGAATATGGGTTATCTTGAAAGTGTTTTAGTACTGTTTCCTGAAAAGGGTATAAATGAAATAGAATCCTCCCTCTTAGTGGGTGCTGAATGTAGCAGTATTTCTTCATAAAGTGTACGGGATCAACCACGCACTTAACGTACTCCTGTCTAATAATTTGTTTTAAATCTTGACTCATATTCCTAATAGTAAACCTGAGATCATCGAAGCAATACTGACAGCGTAGGCTACTATTTTAGCTGCATTCAAACGTTTATTTTCTTTCTTATACGTTTCAATGATAGAGTCTTTTTCTTTAATAACCTGCTTATAGTTTATTTCGTTTGCTTTATATTCAGCAATAGAGCTATCTCTATGAAGAATAATAGTATCTTTTGCAAAGATAATTTCCTTCATTGTTGTGATAGAATCACGGGCAAAACCTAATTGCTTCCCGCAGTACACTCTTTCCTCTTTTACAATAATTGCTTTTCTTAAAGCATTACAAGGTACACAGCAAGTATCACTTGAAACTTTCTGTGAATAGAGATGCGACATCGCTATTAGACATAGCACTAATACGCTTAAGATCTTCTTCATGTTGTTTATGTTCTTTAGCAGCTTCAGCTGCGGTTTTACCTAGTTTATTTTCAAGTTTTAAAACCCTAGCTTTTTGTACGTCAACTAAAGAATCTAGCTCCATTATTTTTTGATTGTGTAATTCGATTTCGTTATTTAACGAATCAATCCTTTTTTCAAAAATAGAGGTATCTGGTAGTTTTTGTTGAGGCTTAATAAAGCGAGTGTAAGCAATACCTCCTGCAAATAGTAGGACGATAATCCAAATTATGATTTGTTTCATGACTTATGTATTTTTAACTTCAGTGTGCCGGTTCCTTTTATTACCCGGTGCCACTCATGTCTCTTTATAAATATAGACTCATTTAAAGAAGTTGGCAACTGGTTATCTAGCTGTAACTTCCAATCTGTTTCTCCAAGTATCTCCACGGTTCTATCTTCATCATCTCTATGCCATAGTAATTCTATGGGGTCTATGTTTTCGTTAAACTCACGAATGGTATACTCGTTAGTAACTTCTAGGTCAATGTAAGGTTTCTCCATGTTACAACTTCGTCTAATTGTTCTTTAGTCCAATAACTATAATAATCAGTAAATTTAAGACTATTTGACTTAGAAGTCAAGTCTGCTAGGTCCTGAACTATCCAAATATAACAATCTGGAAAGGTTGTTGTTACTCCGTTAATTACAAAAGGGTTTCTAGGATCGCTATCTAAAACTACTTTATTGTTATGTTTAAAGTTACGATTAAGCATTTTAGTTTTAGCTTCTAATGCTTCTACTTCGTAGAGTTCGTAATTAGGTAGGTAGTAAATACAAACTTTATAAACTTGAACGTTTGCATTACTAATTTGAAATGCAATATCATCGAGGTTTGTTTCTTCTACAGTGTATTCTTGGTTTGCCACTGCTGATTTAGCAAATGGACAGATCGGCATATTACTTAATTCCGGTCTTGGTATAATTAAATGGTTAAACCATTCTTTAAGCTTGCTTATCATTCTTTTCGTCTGTTATTGGCCCACCAACAACCCAAGCATCACAAGTTCTAGCAGCTGCACATTTGAACTTTAAGAACCTACAGTAACCTAAATCACCAGCTTCAATAACATCAAAAGGATCTTCAGAACCTTCATCGTCACCTATTCCTTTTGCAATACAGTCTAGAGTCTTTTTTGTTATATCAAATGCTGCACAATTACCGCAGAGTGACTTTTTAGCTTCTCCTGCTGAATCAAGCTTCCACATATCAACTTTAGCTTGCCAAAACTTCTTATTAGGTTCATTAGGATTTAATGGTCCGTATCCATACTCATTAATTGCCTTCTGCCTATTTTCAAGGTTAAGTTCAATATTTTGAGTAGGTGCAGGGCATTTTGCTATCTCTGCTTCACTTAATATGTCTAATAAGTTTATCATTTTCTTTTATTCACGTTAGATGTATTTGTCTGTAACTTCTATGTCTGTGTATGGGGTCATTATGTAATTATTTAATTTTAACTATTATTTCATCTCCATTAGTTTCAACTTTAGCACCAGGATAACTATGCTTAACATAACGTAAATATAAATTTGCTCTAGAACTATTATCAACTGCCCCTTCTTTTTTAACAGGAGTAAATACTAATGTATCAACATCTGGGTGTGTTTTTAAATCTTGTTTTACTATAGCAATTACAGTTGCCATAATTTTAAATAAATCACCTCTATTAGTTTCTATATCGTAACGTTCTTGGTCAGGATCTTCTTCATTAGGTACAAAAAATGAAATTTCTATTTCATTATCTTCATAATTGGTAATATGTACTGAGTATGGGTAATGGGATGTTTCGAAACCATAGTATCTTTCTTCATCATAAGGACTTCCGTAAAATTCAAATTTATACGGTTGTGAACTTGCATCACCTATTTCTTTTATTATATCTAATAAGTTTATCATTTTTTATTTCTAATAATAAGTTCACCTAAAACTTCTAAACGTCCCATTTCTCTTTGAAACTCAATTTGAGTCATATCTAAAGAGATTTTTTTATATGTTTCGTCAAACTCTTTTTTAGTTGCTTCCATATCTAATTTACCTGCAGCTGCTTTTGTGTAGTATGGTAATTTAACTTTAAAGTGATGCCAAGTTAAAAGAGATAACCCTCCTTTTTCATGAGCAGAGTTAGAAATTTTAGCAGCACCTTTTCCTCGGGTTTCTGCAAATTCTTGAAAAGATTCTTTAACTTCTTTTAATATGTCTAATAAGTTCATTTCTTTTTCTTTTTCTTTTTTTTCCAACTTCCGCCTCTTTTTTTATACCATTTAGAGGCCCATAAATTAGCGTAAGCTGATGGATATGTATCAAATTTAGCTCTAGCAGCTGCTGTAGCTCTAGACCATAACTCCTTGTTTATTGGTGTATAATCTGATTCTAAGATTTGTAGTATTTCTGTAACTCTTGCTTTTTTAGTGTTTGCAACAACTTGTGCAGATGTTTTTTTCTTTTTCTGTGCAGTTGCTGCTCTTTCAGATTTAGATAGTGACTGTGCTTTGGCTTGAGGTAAGCATCGATCAGGCCTTTGTTTATTTTTTGAAGTCCCACAAGCACCTGCAATATCACCGTCGGAATCTATACGTACCCACTTCTCTTTAACCCAGTCTCTAAGACTGCGCTCTTCTAGTACTTTTCTTATAAGTAGCTCTAAGTTTTCCATATTACCAGAATCCTGAATAAGATCCTTTCAAGCCTAATAGAGAAGCATATCTTGGTAGTCTACAAGACCAGTAACCTGGTTTTGTTTTATCTTTCTTTTCAGCACAGTTATGTCTTTTTGCAAAGTTTGTTCTGGCTTCTGAATCGTTTATTTTTGCTTTTAACCCTGTTGTACCTCCGAAAGAAACTTTCTGTACTTTCTTAGTTTTAGGATTCATTACGTAAACGTAGAACTTTTTAGCTCCACCTCTCTTAGGTTTTCCTAAAGCTACTTCTTCTCCTTGGTATTTAGCTTCAGTTAGTGAAGTTTCGTATGTACTAACATCATTCATTAAATCATACCATTCCTCTAAAGATGCATTTTTAATAAATCTTAAAGCATTCCTAAAGTCTTTAAACTCTAAAAAATTTACTAGCTTAGAATCGTTGTAAAGTCTTCTTAGTAAATCTTTAACGTTACTTGACTTGATATTAACTTCCTTAAGGTTTACTTCCTCTAGTCTACCGCTAATGTGGTGGATAAAGCCATAACCCTTAAGTTTTTCTTGAAGGTCATGTAGGTTAGTTGCATCAAAATCATACTCGTTAGTATTGACGTAGAAGTCTTTTCCGTTGTAGTTTTTGTAAACATCTGCCATATTACCTTCATCATCTCCATAAGTTGCAATATGCTCTTTAGAGTAGAAGGTGCCTTCGTCAAGCATTGGCAAATCTAAAGCAACTCTATCTCCTTCGAACATTCCATATTCTCCTAAATTTGACTCAAGAAGAATGTGTTCATCTTCATCTCCTACACTCAGAATATTTCTAGAATATAAAGTTCTAGCCTCTCTCCACAAATCTAAAAAAGCTGTTGACCCATATCTAAAAGTATTCTCTGTTAAAGGCTTTTCATTATTGATATGGTATAAAAGGTTTTCTGAAATTCGTTGTGAAAAAATTATCCCTTCCGTAAGCAGAGGTGCTTTGTTTCCGCAAGAATTGCATCCACAAGAACAGGATTTAGTCTCGGTACTCATATGGTATAAATAGTTACCTCTTCCGGTTAAACCAATTTACTAATACTTGATACTGTCTAGGGGTGGCAAAGTAGCTCTGCTTTTTAATGGTATCTAAGACTTTATAGATATAGTTATCTCTTCTATTAAGGTCAGCCCATCTTTTCCATTTATTCCAAGCAGCTTCTCCGGTTAAATTTATACCCCCGCTTTTAAAAGATAGCGGTATTTTATCCAAAGCTTCTTTTATGGCATATACTTTTCCACCGCCTTTTAGTGCAGTTACTGTGTTTAAATTAACTGTTCTGTAAGCTTGTTTTCCTAAATCCCATAAAATAACATAACCATGTTCATCTGGATTGTATTTTAATCCTGCTCCGGTAATGTTTTTCTGAACTCCGGTACGCGTGTTAATGGTTCTAATGCTTCCGTCTTTTTTTCTATATACGACGGTCATAATTTTACCTTTACTATTTTTTAGAATATAACGCAACTGCTCCTTACTTAAGGTATCAATTCCAGGCAAAGGTTCTGGCTCTTCTGGATTTTCTTCTTCCAGAAGTGCATACATTTTATTGATTAAATCTTCAAAAAGGATATCCTCCATCAATATTAAATATTGAAGTAAGTCTGGTTTTGTAATCCTTTTTCGCTATCCCATAGGAAAGCTTCTGCAGATTTTCTAGCTCCGATGTATCCTTTCTTATGATGCCAGCTATCAGTCCCTGATAATGAGTTCATAAATCTTACGATTACTCCTTGGTATTCGTTGGTAGATTTAAGCTGAGTTTCTTTCTTGTGGTGTAAATGACCTAAGTGAAATTCACGGTAGAAAGTCTTAGCCCACTGTACAGGATTCTCTTGAGCCATAATCATCGGTAAGTCTGTAATTTTTTCATTGTTACCGTGTGTATATCCAATTAAACATTTACCAAACATATAGTACTTACGTGGGTTTGCACTGTTATCTACCACTACATTCTGATTGTTTGAAAACCAACCCTCTAAAGAATCTCCTAAGTAGAAAGTTCTTTCGTAGTCGTGGTTACCTGGTATAATTTTAATTTCAACAGGGGCAAGCTGTGTTAGCTTCTGTACGTTGCTAATAATTAATTCTCTTCCTTTTCTGAATGTATTCTGCCAACGAGCATCTTCTTCTTGAGGAGTACCGCTTGTTGTAGAATTGAATGGATGAGATCTATCTGAGTTAAAGAAGTCGTTTCCAATTGGTAGAAGAATCTTTTCAATATTGTGGTTTCTGTAAGTATTGATAAAATATTCAATACAGTCGTTAAAACGCTTGGTCGCAATATCGATGCTGTAGTTTTCACCCACTTCTTCATCCCAAGCTACTTTCCCAAAGTGTAAATCGAAAACGTTGATCTCTAATAACTTAGGAGTTTCTAAAGATAAAGTTCTTTTGTATTCTTTAACTGATGGTGATAGTTTTTTAAGGTCTTCTAAGAATTGTGTTCTTAGTACATTTAAATCATAAGCAACTTGCTTTTTCTTTAACCAAAGCTTTACTTGGAATAACGGTGTAGTTACAATTGCTCCGTTAGGGTCTTTAGCCCCTACTTCCCATGTATTAACTACTTTTTTCTCAATCTCCCAAATTTCTAAGTCGATGTTGTAGATTTCTAATAACTTCTCAATAGTGACAACACGGTTGGTCACCTCAGAGGTTATAACTTTTTCAGTATTCATGTGTTCTAAATATAACGATTTTATTTTGTGTTTGCAACTAATTTTGCAGAACCTGGTTTATAAGTAAATAGTACTGAACCTACTCCAAAGTGGTCTAGGTTAGTATCTCTATTGTCGATACCTTCGTATCCTAATGTTTTTAGTAGTCTATTACTAAGCATCTCTCCGTTCACTTTCTCTCTAACATCCTTTATGAATTTAGAAACAATTCCTACGACAGTACCTTCTTCTATAGGAAGTCCTAACTCCTTAGTAATTACGTCCACTATTTCTTTCATAGCCTCTTTAATTTCCGGAGATTGTAAGTCTTCTTCTTGAATGTTAGGAGCTACTTGACCTACCTGCTTGGTTACTTCCGACATTGTATCGTAGAAGTTAGTGGGATTTGAGCTGCGGTAAAGTTTGTATTTTGATAAATCTATTTCGTAAATTTCTCCCTTCCCGATTCCCTTCAGATAATCACTGTCCTGCTTTGCATTCTCTAGATCTCCATAAAAGTAAAATCCGGTACCTAAGTAACCTGTTTTATTCTTAAAGTTCCAGTTTCTATCAGAAAGGCTTTCTGCGGGGTTCTTAAAGTCTCCTATGTGATACCCTACATCCATACCGTCTATTGCTTCCCTTACGAGAGCGAATAGCAGATCCTTGTCTTCTTTAAGATTAATGTCTGGGTATCCTTTCGGAAACCTATAACTGTTAAGTTCTATAAAGCGCTGTAATGCGTCCATTAGTATAATAGTTCGTCAGGAATTCCTTCTGGTCTTTCTTCTGTACCTGTTTCTGCTGCTCCCCCTTCGGGTGCTTGGTCAAGCTGTGCTTCCATTCCACCGCCCCCTCCTGCACTGTTAGCTGTTTCAGCAAAGCCCATATCGGGGTTAACTGGCTTACCGTAGCGAAGTAGTCTTGAAATAGCAGAGACTGCCATTTCTTCCTCTCCTAAGTTTAGTAGGTAGAATTTTTTACCCTGTACTTCTGCAACCCAAGACCTAGTAAGGTCTGATAGGTAGTAATACTGATCGTTTTCAAGTACGACTCTAAACGTAGGCGGCTTTGGTGATACCCATTCAATATCCTTAACGAACAAATCAAACTTTGGAGACATTAAGTCTGTTAAAATTGAAATCAAATCAGGTATGTGATTTAAAACCTTATATTCTTTGTATTTGTTGATACCTTGCCTTTGTAGTTTTCCTACAATGGTTTTTTTAATTAATGACCTAAGTTGATGTTTGTTCAGCATTGACTGTGGTTATTTCGTAAAACCACCCTTAGTGGCTGAATGTGACATTACTTTGTGGAGTTTTTTAGGTATCATTGAATCACTATCAAAAGCGATTTTAGTTCGTAAATTACCGATTCTTTTCTTCTTTAAATCAAAAGGTACTAAAAAAGGTTTAGACATTGAATGAGAGTAAATAATCTGGTAGATGCCACCGTCACCAGCCTTAACCACATCTCCTACACTCAGGCTGCTACCTTCTTCATCTTTAATAGCTTCTTCAGCTACCATTACTGGAGTGGTTGAAGTAATGCTTTGTCCTTCTAGGTAGCTCGTAACTGCTGAAAGGTAGTCCTCTGCTTTTGTTAATTTGGATTGTACCCAACCTTCAAGCTGTGTACTGTTATCTATCATATCAAAAAGTTCCTTGGCATTTTTTACAATAGAGAATAATTGAGATTTAGCCATTTCACCTTCGTAATCTCTCTCCAATCCTTCAGCTAGATTTTCCCTACGTACTAGTACTTTGCCTTTATCATTTTTAACTGTTCCTTTAAAGCTAGGGCTAGTCTTAAATGTATTGGCTGCTGCTGTTGTATCGGCTGCTGTGCTTATATTTAAAATATCGTCTGTTTGTGTCGGATTATCATAGTTAATGGTAAGTGCTGCTTCTTTAATTTTACCAACTACTTTATCGACGATTGCCTTTTGCAACATGTCAGGAAGTCTTTTTTGACCTCCTTTTAGTTCTGGAGCATCATCATACATATCGGTCATTGCAGCTTCTTCTTTAAGGCATGCAGTTCCTTTAACGTGAGTGTGTTTACATGCGTAACAGTAAGTAGCTTTCTTTTCAGTGAGTTCGGTCTTTGGTTTTAAAGAGGCTATATACGCATCTACTTGTTTTCTGTGATTAGGAAGTAGCTTGTAGATATCCATAAATTTATTATTCTTCCTAACTTTATCCATCAGGTCGAATTCATTATGTACTTCTAAAGTATTTAAAGTATCTTTATACTTTGTATATAGATCATTAAAAAGAGGTTGGTATTTATTAGTGCCTTCTTCCATCATTTTATCCATAGCTTGTAATTTTGCAGCTATAGCCATTTCATCTCTTTTATCTTCAGACTTACCTTGAAATTGAGGAGCATCAGACTTCCTAAAATCGTTAATGTAAGTGCTCATTGGTGCATTCTTTCTGATTGGCATATTGTTAAGCGTTAAAGTATTTTTCGTATAAGCTCATTGCATCAGTTACAGGAGCTTCTTTACTGGTTAATTCATCGTAATGTATCATAGTTAATGGCTCACCTTTGCTACTCATTTTAATTGCTTTTTGAGCTAAGTCATGTAGGTCCATATCTGTAGAAGCATCTTCTCTTGCAAATTCAAGCATTCTAATGAATAAAGGTACATCCACGCTGATAATATCAATAGGATTTTCTTCTTGTGAAGGTTCTTCTGCTTCTTGCATTTGAGCTCTTAAAGACTTTTTACCTTCGTCGGTTAAGTAGTTGGAGTAGTACTCTTCAAAATACTTTTTACCAGCATCTCTACTTATATTTTCATCTTCAAGATCAAAACCCTCTTCGTTAGCCCATTTTGCAAATTTTTCAAAAGGTACTGTAATGTCTTTTGCATTTTCTGTATCCTTTTCTGTAGCTACGCTAAAGATAATATTTGTAGGAGCTTCTTCTGGTTCGAAGAGCACATCCTCAAAACTAGTTATTTTACCGTGGATAGCTTGATCATATTCTCGAGCAGCTTTAGGATCACTATCGTTTTCAGCCATTAAAATATGCTTACGTCTCCAATTAGACATGTTAAATGAGTTCGTCATATTAATAAATAGCTTTATTTCTTTAACTTTTTCAAGTACTCAATAGCTTCTTCCTTCTGCTTTATAATTTTATCTCTGTTAACTTTGGACCAGCTTTCGACTTCTCCAAGTTCAGTTACAAACCCATCGTTAGTTTCATTTAGTAAATCGTCAACCCAAATCTCATAATTGTTAATCATTCCATCAATTTCAGAGTTTTCAACTTGTTTTTGGTATTCGTCCCACTTACCTGTTCTTTTTAATTCTGTTTCAAATTTAACATGGCAGTCAAAGCAGTGACGGTGGATCTTGTAGAACTGATTATCGTATCGATGTTTCATTAAGGCTTTACAGTCCGGGCAGAATAAAGGTGTTAGAGCAACATCTCTTACTGCTTGTAGTTTTGAGATAGTTTGTTTAACTCCGTTCTTAATAGTCCATTGACGGCTATCCTCTTCCCAAATCTCTCCTTCTTTGCGGTCAACATGATCTTTAACGTATCCAGAAGAAACAGAAGTTTTATCCCCCATCTTTCCTTGTACTAAATTACGTAGCCTTTGAAGATCTGCTCCTCTAAATTCTTTCTTTAAAACCGATTCAGACATAAATTATTTTTTGTATGTTTTAAGAATTTCTTCTTTTAAGAATGCTTTTAGCTTTGATTCTGTTACGTCTGTTTTAAAAGTAAAAGACTTTTCGTCAAAGCCAGCATTTTTTAAAACCGTAGTAACGATTGATTTAATTTCGTTTCTACCCGGATTAGCATCCTTAGGGAAGATTAAAGTATTATCTTGAATACCCCAGTGTAGTAAGTTTGGTTTAGATATAGATGGATTTATAAAAGCATCGTAGTTATCTTTTGTTCTAACTGGATAAGGTCCCATATCGGTTCCCACAGGTCCTTTTGTTAGCCATTCATTATACTCCATTTTTGATTCTGGATTTGCTTCTTTAAATTTTTCATAGCGAGCTTGTAACTTCAAATTCTTAACGTTAGTACTTCGAGGTCCAAAATAGTCTTCCACATCTTTATCAGAAACTTTAGAGTTTCTCATAGTGCTGGTATACCTTCCGTAGTTATCCTTATTGTTTAAAGCTTTATCTGCATCTTCAACAGTATGTGGTTTCTTAATCGTTACTACTAAATCCCTATCTTGCAGTAGGTAAAAGTCCTGATCGTCATCCTCGTGTAAATTATTGTATGTTCTCATTCTTGCTAAAGATACGAATTTTTATTCTTATTATCAAACTTTACTTCTTTTTGAATTTTCCCAACCCCTAAAGTACATGTTTCCTTCTGTGTAAGCCTCTCTCTCAATCTCTTTTAGGTTATCATCTTCGTTAATGTCAGTTGTTTCAATCTTACCTAACCTGTCTTCTAGGTTTTGGTTATGGTGAATCATTTCATGAGCAAACGATCTTAAAATGTCTTTTAAGTGCCTTCCGGTAATGTATAATACGATTACTTTGTTATTTGGATCGTAATATGCAGTTTTACCTAGAGGATCTTTTGCATTCTCTGCATCATCTTCCATCTTTACAGCAGGTGCAGGTTCAATATTTAAACCCTCTTCCTTCATGTAGTTTGATAGTTCCTGAATGTATCCTACTAATACCTCTTGCACTGGAGTATATTCAGATCCGTAAGGTGCTGATTTTCTATTATTTTTTAAATCAGACGGTTCTAGATTCTCATTCTTAGAATGAAAATTAATAAACCAGTTTGCTTGTTGTTTATCTAACGGAGTAGCATTCTCCCTACTTTTAAACTTTCTGGCTTTCTCGATAGTAACATCTCCGCCATATGCTTTTGTAATCTTTGCTTTAAAAGTTCCAGGAGCACCGTTGTCAGTCCTCTTACCCTTATAGGTTTCCTCCATACCTTCCGGTAGGAGATCTTTTATCATGTCGTATACTAGACCGTTCAACTCCATATACTATAAATAGTTACGCTTGTAACTTAATAGATGTTGGCAATAATTGTGAGTATGGTTTAAGCTCTGGGTTTTTAAACTTAAAAATTTCGTAAAGGTGTTTAAATGTCTCTATATTCTCTTCGTAGTCCGATTCTGTCTCCTTTAACTGCCACCCTTTACCTTGGATCTTCTTACCTGTTTTATCAGCACTCCTGGTTGATGCTTTTAGCCATAAAATCCCGGTTCGTTGTACGGGAGTATCAAATAATTCAGACCAAGCTTTTCTATAACAAGCAAGCTGTAAGTCATAGGTATCGTGAAGAGCGTTGGAGGTTTTAATATCAATTAACCATAATTCATCTGCAATTTTTAAAATTAAGTCACCTGTCCCTGCAATCTGTAATTCGTCTGAAAATAAATGTACTTCTGATTCAATTAATTCAGGTTTATGTGTTTCCCAAAAGTCAGCAAACTTTAAAATCATTTTCCAAACCTCTAAGTTATACTTTACGTTTCCGTTATCGTCAATCCAGATAATCTCTTCTCCTTTTAGGTAATCCTCAATAGCATTGTGTACTTGAGTACCTTCATCTCCAGCTCTACGCATAATGATGTCGGAGTTATGACCTACGTCTTTAATCCAGCTTTCAAAGAACCTATCTTTGGGGAAATAAGAGAGTACGTAAGTTACTGACGGGTAGTAAGTATCTTCGTTTCTCTGGTAGTATCTAGAGTCTAGAATAGTAATCTGCCTTGATGTTGGGTCGGTTTGAACAATACGATTAATTCGTTTATCCTTCTTTACGTTGTTGTTTTTTTCTATCATAATTCAAATTTTTTCTCCATCAACGTTCTAAGCGTTAAGGGAGTGCTTTTATGTAATAACTTTGCAAAATTAACAAACCCTAACTCGGACGGATCCTTTTCGTTAAGATCTACTAAAAATACTTCTTTTCCATGGTTTAGCAAGGTCTCACAGTACTGTATTGCTTGCTTTAATGCATCATTATCTAATGCAATGAATATTTGTTTAACACTAGAAGATACAATCTTCTTCATAAGTTTCTCCGGCAATGTCTTCCCTAGTAGCGGAATTGCATTACGCTTAATTGCCATTGCATCAAATGTACCTTCACATAGTATAATTGGACTATCCCAGTTTATAAGTAAATCAAATCCAATAATATTTTTAGATGCTTGTGGATTCTTGTATTTTATATCGCCAGGTCCGAAGTTACGTCCTACAAAGTAGTTTAGTACTCCATTTTCATCGTAGCTTGGGATAATAATCATATCCTTGTAGCGACCTGATTCACAGTACCCTAAGCTGTATCTTTTTATATCCGTCGGTGTTATTCCTCTCTCCTTTAAGTACCTTAATGCCTGACGTACAGTAACTTCGGAACTACTGGCATCGTGGAGGGTTTTATATTCTTTAGGTAAAGCTAAAGCTTCAACTTTAACTCCATGCTCTTCCTGGTAGGAAATCTTAACGTAATTCTTAAGTTCTTGAATCTTATGATCAGGAGCTGATACTGCTTTGAAAAGACTAACTAGCTTTTTTCCTTTCTTATTACAAACCCAGCAATGCCAGTGATTAACACCTTCTTCGTTTTCTTGAAAGTTAATCTCTAATTTTGGCTTGTAGTGATTGCAGAATGGACAGTTGTACGAGTAGTTTGTACCCGATGTAGGTTTACCCGTTCCTAAAACACTACTTACTAGGTTTACTAGTAGATGATTGACCATTAACCGAATATATAAACTTAATCGGGTAAGAGCAAGTCTTTTCGGAAAAATCTGGAATTAACGTTGTCGTTGTATGAGTTTGTTTCAAGTACATCATATTTACATTGGTAAGCAATTTCATAATAAGTTAATTGTTTTTTAGAGAAACACAACTTTAAAATCTCTCTTTTAAATTTATCTTCGCCAATCTCCTTAACTTCGGCAAGTAGAGGCTTACATGAACCCCAATATTCTCTCCAATTAGATTCCTTACTAACTTTCTTTTTAGTAGGCTTTCTCCCTGGGCCGGACTGTTCAGAAATTTCTTTCTTTGTGAGTCTTTTAGTCAGTGTATTAGTAAATACTTTTCTACCAATATAAAACTTATCAGTCTCGATGTTTGTTATTCTGTAAACAAATCCGACTGCTTTTTCGTTAAATTGATATTCGTCTGTAACTTCTTTATTTTCATAAAACCAATTGGGCATATTTTTATCTATCGATGTTAATTAATATTGTTGTATCTGTTACATTATTACTTGGCAGCGGTTTCGCTAACTTACCGACTGCAATTAGATCTTGATTTTCATTATAAAGTCCAACCGTTGTAACGTATGGGTTAAAATAAGATCCTGTTGCAAAGCCATAAACGTTTCCAGAGGATCCTGAAATTAGTGATGGGTTTAGTGAGAAGTTAAACTCTGAGGGATCAAAAGTACATTTAAATTGAGTTTCGTAAAGTGTGTATGAACTGCTAAATGAACAGGTTACATTGTTGGATAGTATTATATTCTGAATGAATGGATTCGCATCTCCTCCATAAACATCGACTCCGTAAATAGCGCTTCCGTAATAGGGACCTCCTCCCTGGTTATCTTTCGTTAGTATAGCTAATCCATGTTGGTAAATAATATTACCGCAATACTCTCCATCGAGTGAAAAATACAGGTTTCCATTACTATCATCAGTAATACTTCCAGAATCTGAGGTTATTATAAAAGATCCGGGTTGAATTGTGTCTCCAAATAATTTAGAAGGTATTGAGATTACCCCTATAACAGCACTGGAAGAGGTTGGATAGTATCTTTCATATGTTAAAGTTGTTTCTAAATAGTTTTCGTATCTTCCTGCAGAACTAGCAGAACCAATTAACACGTTTCCTTCTGGGGTTGAACCTGGAAAGTTAAAAGGAACTGATACTGGGTCACCATAAATAGAGCTTAGGTAGTTTGAATAGTAAAGCTCTTTAATTGAGTTGTAGATTAATCGCTTATACTCTACTCCTACATTACCTGTAGTGTTTTCGCTTAAGTTAAATAACCCTTGAATATTTTGTCCTAACAACCTGTCAATACCAACATCAGAACCAGTGAGTTCAGCCGCTCCAACGAATCGGAAAGACTTGTTTACCTCAAAGGGCGTGACTATAATGTCGGATGCTAGTAGTTGTTTGAACGCAGTCATTCATTTTAGAAGTCAAGCTTAACTCTTACTAAAGACTCTTTTGTGAAGTCTTTAACTAGAGGTTTAGATAGTTTAGCTACAGCAAGTAATTCGTTAGTGTCGTTGTAGAATCCTACAGTGGTCATGTAGGTCTGAGGAGAATTAATAAATACGCTGTAAATAACATCCCCTGTTGATCCTGAAATAAATGAAGGATTTTCTGAGTAGTTAAACTCAGCATTTCTAGCTCTTACAAATACGTAATCAGATGATACTGTTTCTTCACTATTTACTTGGAAAGAGGCAGCTACTGATCCGGAGATTGCTCTGAATAGGGTCCCTGTATTGTCGCCATCAATGTCTGATGATCTTGAAGGGTTTAAATTAATTGATTGTGAGAGGGCTAACGGGTTTAAAATGATTGTAGCAATATCAGGTAAGAATAATCCATAAGATCCAGAAGAAGCAGAATAACCTGTTCCTCCGTTATAAGAAGTTCCGTTTGAACCAGAAATGATTTGGTAAACTCTTCCGCAATCTAAATAAGTATCTGTAGATACCATTGCAGAGTTATCTGTAAGTTGTAATACAGTAGAACCTGATAGTTTAATGTTAAATGTACCTTTTAATAAATGCTCTTTGTACCTTGCTCTATCAATAGAGATTGCCCAGAAATCAGAAGCAGTTACTGTTCCAAAAATAAATTGAGCATTTTCATCTCCGTAAACCAAGTTTCTATACTGCCCGTAAACAGTTCTAGTTGGAGATACACCGGGTACTAAATCATTAAAGTTAGCACTTCCGGAACCTTTACTATTACCGTAGGCGATTGCAAATTGTACTGTAGAACCTGATGCTGTTGATCCGGTTTGGTATACGTTTTTATAATAGCTATCGTTTGTAGTAGCGGTTGATGAGGTGAAAAATGTAGTAAGTGTGGGGTTGTTAGTAGACCATGCAGTAGCGGTTACCGAATCGATACTAACTAGGAAATCTTCTGGATCTAATCTTTTAAATGACATAGTTTATATCTTAGCTTGTTTTGGTAACAGTTACGGGGATTTGAAGTCTTGCACCAGAATCTCTACCAATCACCTGCAAGGTAGCTGATAATGAAGTATTTGATCCGAACAATGTATTAATTGTAGTTGCACTTAAGTTTAATGTGGTTCCGATCACTGTCTTGGATACTGTGGTACCGATTGTAGTAGTTTGGTTTAAAGCTTGAACGTCTGGGGTATTGATACCTACACCGTTGAAAGTATTAAACAATCTAACATCAGAAATCGTGAACGTGTATCCAGAAGACTCGTAAAGAGCAGTCTGAGATAGGTAATTTAAAGTCTGAGGAGTAATTGCTAAACCTGCACCTTGTTTAATAGTAATTGCAGAGTATCCGATATCTAGAACAGGCATCTTAGCAGTACCTCTTGGTAGAGTTACCAACTTATATTTCATAATTTGAGTCTCGTCGGGAAATGCTTCAAGCAGAGGCATATTTTCAATAGCTTCTCCGTAAAAAGCAGACCCAGAGGGTTGTGTTGGATTGTACAGTGTGTAGTCAATTTCGTCGTCAGATAATGCAAATTGTGTGATTCTAAAAGAACCATCTCCTCTTGCAAGAAGCTCTCTTCCCTTTTTAGTTAAGATTGCATCAACTGTAACTACGGTATTAGATAAGTATCCCATTTAGTATTTTTATTATAAATATGTAATTTAATGAACTTTTATAATGTTATGCCAGCTTTGCTAGCAACATCTAGTGGATTATAGTTTGGATTGAAGTTTGCAGGTATTAGTAAACCGCCTCCTGCATAAATAGGTTTGTTCTTTACTAATACGAAAGTTTCGTTTGGTATCTTCCTGAATACTCTGTAGTTCTGATTTAGATTACTAGTTGCTCCAAATAGCATGCTACCTCCAACTACTGTCGGTGTTATTTCAAGACTGCTTGTAGCACTGGAGGTTGTGTAGGTTAAAGTTCTAATAGCAGTTAAGGCAAGACCTGTGAAACTACCGTCAAGAGATCCGCTATCATCTTGTATAGATCCAGTTGTGCCAAATCTAATATAATCTCCATACTTTAACGGTAGCAATGTATCTTTATATAATGTTGCACCTCGGTTAGTATCGGTTGTTACTGGATATGTACCTGTGGTCTTATTAAAGAAAAAGAAGTTTTGGTCTGCAGAATCTGGTTTAAGGTATTCTACTTCTCCTAGATTTACATCACTACTAGTAAGGAATGGATATAGCCAATTCTGATTATTGTCGGTTAACGTAGTTGCGGTTGTAGATCCGGTAAAGAAGTAGACTGGTGTTTTAGTAGTTGCAAGAAGATCGTTTTTCCACTTTATAGTATATTGGGCGGTGTTTGATCCTGAATTATAGAATATCGTCTGGTAAAGACCTCCTCCTATTTCAATCTCAACAGTACCTACAGACTGGTTAGAGCTATAAGATGAAATGTAAGCTGTTGCTAGATCACCTTGCTTAAAGATCTGCTCTACTGTATTTAGGTTACTGTTACTTCCATCTAATCCAATTACGGTTCCGTCTATGTTAATTAAATTAATAATATGAACGTTACCCCCTCCTGGGTATTGTGGATCTGACCCTCCTATCCAGTCAAACTGTGCAATGTAGTTGCAGTAGTTATCAATAACAGCTGTTTGTCCGTAAGAAACATCTCCGGGTGTGTATTTGTTGTATAGTTTACTATTTAACTTAACCCCTGCGTATCTAGTGTTACTCCATGCACTTCCAGAAGAGTAGTTCGAATCTTGAACAGAAGCAGGGTATGCGCTTCCAGAGAGAATAAGAGCTTGGTTAACTGGATTTGATCCATCTGTTCCATAATCTACGTCTTCATAAACGGTCGACAATCTACTACCACTAACGTTATTTAGTAACGGTGTCGTGTTTAATTGGTAATGTAATTGTGGGTATAAAGTTGAACCGGAATACTGTCCGTTAAAGAATTCATATTGTGATGAATTTATTCCGGATACAATCCCTGCTTTGGTTAGAATAGAAGAGCTCCATGCTTGTGCTGTAGTTGTTAAGCTGTTAACTGATCCACCGGCACCGCCTGTGAAAACCCCTATAGACCCTGTTTGATAGTCTCTTGCTACAGATGTAACTGAGGCTGTATATTCAGGTTGAGTATATTCTACTTGAGCAGGTCTTTGTCTGTTCCTTTCAAGTAAATGCTGTTTAACAATTGCACCGGTCGCAGCTCCTGTTCTAGCAGGAATAAAGTCTTTTATTAATTTAAATAACGAATTATCAAAAAACTTAATTAATCTAAGGTAATCATTGTAGTTATATGAAGCTGTATACTTTTTAAAGTACTCTGTGCTTAGCTCATCTAATGCTGGGTATTTGTAATTATCATCTGAGAATCTTCTTGGATCTCCAATGTACTCTCCGATGTTAAAGTATCCAATCTGCGAATTAATATCTTCGTTAATTTCATTTTGAGGAGAAAAACCTACCTCTAAGTAATTTACATCCCTGGTGTAGCTTTGACTTACTACGTAGTTCTGCTGTATGGTATTTAGTCCTGATAAGACTGTTCCGTATACGTCTGTAGTACCAACTTTGATTTTATTAGAGACTGCATTTTTAATTCCAACTGCTGGTTGGTCGTAAAATGTAATTTCTCTATTCGGTACAAATACTGGGGTGTTTATATAGTAATAATTGCTTGTCCCTGAAAATGAGGATGTTGTTGCTTGACTTCCTGTAACTTTAGGATGTATTGAGATTGAACTAGTATAAAGCTCTCCTCCTAGGGTTGCTCTAAAGACTAGTTGATCTGGTGCTGAGTTTATACTATTACCTTCTATTGAAGAAGCGTTCATTACGTAATCGTTAAATGAACTTTCACTTAAGGCTCCTTTATAGTATCTTACCTCTTGTAGAGATCCTGAGAATACTTTAGCACTGAATGATGCTGATCCGAAGTAGGATCTTGTGCTTATATTCCAGTTGTTTGATAAGCTTATTGAAGAACTGCCTTGGAATCCTAAAGTATTTCCATCTTGACCTTGGTAAAGGTTATTTTTTGCATATACCGTAAATCCACTACTCCCCGATTTGTTTATCAATACAGACCACCAACCTTCGTTAAAGTATGGTAAGTATATACTTGCTGTTGCAGTAGTGTTGGTAGTGTCTGGGTAGAATTCTAATGTTCCGTACTGACTGTAAGGACTAACTACTGAACCGGTATATGACCCTGATGTATTATTAGACCCACTGTACTTAAGTATTAAGGCAGATCCAGAATCGGTAGACCATAAGCTTTGAGAATAATACCCAGTATCAATTGAAATACCTCTGGTTTGAAATCGAAGCTCTACAGCTTGAGGTCTGTTATTGTCTGCATTCCAGTTAGAATTTATAACAAAAGAAGATGTTACGTAATTTGTACCTTTTGTATCAAAAGCATAATCGTACTCATTCTGCCACTGGTCCCAAGTATTTAACGCTTTATCTTTTCCTCCGTACTCATAAACCCTTAGTATAGTATCTGGAATACCGAACGTTGTAATTAATGTATTTAATCCCTCAACTGTTCCTTTTTTCTTTAAAAGGTAGGGTAAGTTGTGGTAAAGTCTCTTATAAACCTCTGATGAAAGATTATCTAATGGAATTAAAGATCCGGTTGCAGAAGCTGTTACATAGGTTGTTATAAGTTCTTGTCCGGTATAAGGTAATAGACTTCCTGAAGGTGTATACCCTAAGTAAGTATTGTATAAATTATCAGATGTAAAGTTGTTCTGATATAGCTTAATACCGAAATCTTTTAAAGCTGTTCCTACTAAATCTTTTGATAATCCTGAGTCTACTCGGTTATCAGAGCTGTACTTCTGAGTAACTGCTTGAGTATAAACCCAAATACTATCAAAATGTTGCCCGACCATTTCAACAAAAAGTTCAAAGCTAGTATTAGCAGGGTCTTCTCTAATATAAAGTGGTATAGAGCTTACGAGACCGTCTTTATTGTTTTCGTCAAAATCTTGCGCAATTGTTGATTGTGCTGTAAACCAATTTAGCCCCAATACTGATGTTGTTCCAGTATTTGTATAAGGGGGTACACTGTTTGTTTTAGGCCATGCTGTACTTCCAGATTCGTAGTAGAGGTAGTATTCGTAACCGTCGAAATTAGTTATAACTTCTTTTATTTTTGAATCCCAGTGACTAACACTTGCAGAATTGTAATAGGCGTTAGAGGTACTTCCGTAGCTACCGCTAACAGTATATTCTTCAATTAGACCTAACTTATAATAAAAGTTTTCTAATCTAGTTTGTGCACTAGAGAAAAATACAAAATTACCGTAACTACTGTAGTCAATGTTAAGTTCTATACCGGATTCAGCGAGTAGACTGTTTAATTGATACGTTAAAGCAGAGTTATCTGAATCATTTAATCCTTGTGTGTTTTGATATTCTGTTGTCTTGTTTAATTCAGAACTTACTTGTAAACTGACATTAGGACCTCTTAATTTAATTGTATTATCTTCAGGATTATAAGTTGTCTTAATGTTTATTAGGTATGCTTTTGATTCTGCAATTTTTTCTACACCCCAACATTTTGATTGAATATCAAACTGAGAGGGAAGTGGTTCGTAAAGTTTAACTAGAACAGTGACGTTGTTTGGATCAGTATCATCAAGTAAAACGTTGTTTGCTATGATTAAGTTGTTCGCTCCAAAATTTAAATTAAAATCTCTCTGGTATGGAGTTGTTTCTATTGAAGTTTTTAACGCTACAGTTGAATCAACTATATCGCCAGCTATTACATCTGTGCTAGCAAGTCTAATTTCAGTTCTGTCTGTTGATATTTCAGAAATATAGTATGCTTCTAATATGCTTGAAGATAGTAGCGGTCTTAAAAAGTTGTAAACTGTGTAGTATTGTCCTTCTTGGTATGCCCTACTCTCTAAATCTTTTTCTGGGCTAATACTTAAATCTTCTCCGTAGATTGCAAAGCTTGGTAATTTCTCTACAGTGTCAATTATTTGCTTATTGGCATTGTAAACATAATACTCAATATAGTCTGTAGAGCTATTAAATGTTATGTCTGCATTAAAGGAAGCAATAAGCGAATCATCAGACGGAGTATAAGTCTGCCCACCAAGTTCAATTAAGGGTACATCCTGTATGTATATCTGCTTATCCATTAATCGGCTTTATATCTACTAGTTGTTGTTGCAATTGTAAGTTTTCTTCTCTTAAAGCTGTAACTTCTACAAGTAATGCGGTTACCTCTTCATTAGTACCTTCCCCACCTATGTATGCACTACTCTGATTTACTAAATATTGATGAGAGTTTGTCTCACCTGTTTTCGGTATTTGGTAGAATAGCTGTGCGTAGTTATCAAAAAATTCTTGAACAGTAGGTATGGGTGTAGCAGTAGTGGCTGTTGGTGAGATACCTCCTAGCGTAAGCTGTGTAAATGAAGTATCAATAACTTGCTGGTATTGCTGTTTTTCAAATACCTGTTTGCTTAAATCAACTACCGAACTCATTATCCATTTACAACTTTAAAGTAATACTTTTCATCTAATATCTTCGTAGCACCGTCAATACGTGTTTTAAGCAGTATTTGATAATACCTTTCAGGTTCTAAACCAGTCATGTACACATCAAAGTAATTACTGTTAGAGTCAGCACTAATCTTAGTATAGGTACTATCGAAGTCAATTACAACTTCATTTGTATCTAAATCTTTTATAGACCAGAAAGAAGCTGTTGGCAGATAGTAGTTTACTGTATAAAAAGAACCTGTTGTAAATGTTCTAGGTGGGAATTGTGGTCTTGCGTTAACTCTAAATCTCTGTATAGATCCCGAATAGTATGTTCCTGTATTATTGGGAAGGGTTGTAACTATATCTGGATCTGTTAAGATTGTCTGTGTAGAGGATCCAGTATTAAAGTAGTAATCATCCCATCTAATCTCTAATTGTGGTGGGTATATTGTATTTGTATCTACTGAGAAGTATTTAAATTCAACCTTCTTAGTAGGGTCTGTTGAGAATTCTGCAGAATCAGCTTGCTTAATAATAAATCCATCGTTAGTGAGTGAACCTGTATACCAAGCTACTACTGTGTTCGTTGTGTTTAGTAGGATATCAAAATCACTTCTATATTGGTAAGAAGCACTTTGTGCATATACTGAACTTGTATACCAGTTGCCGCCTCCGGGATTTGATGCTGAGAATGAAGCTGTAGCTCCAGATGTTCCAAAGCCTGCTGTCAGCCAGTTTCCAGAACCTGACGTTATTCTAGAATTCCAACTTACTCCGTTAGTTGTAGCTGGACTGTCTTGGTATTTACCTGTTCCATTCTGCCATGACCCAGATATTGGGTGACAAAATAAAGTTGTTTCTTGACCCAGTCCTTCGACTTTTGCCATGGAAACTCTTAAATATGCTGCAATTGACCCGGTTGCTTTATTAGCAATTACATCTTGAAGTTCAGATTGATTGTACTTAACTACAAAACGGCTTACTGTTGCTGTACTTCCATCTACTGCAGTACCGGTGGTTGCTTCAATGATTTCATCGATACCAGAATTCATATTCGGGTATTCACTATACAGGGTAGCGTCTTTCTCCGGGAAGATTTTATATACTGCCATTTGTTATAAATAGGAATTAAAGAGAAACTACTCTTCCTTTAATGTCTACATTCGGATACTTAACTTCAAAGATCATAGGATCAATAGAAGGGTATACCACGTTGTCAATAGTTGCTCCTTTTGTATCGTATGAATAGTTTGAATATCCTAGCGCTTCTCCAGTTAAATTAACAACCTCAACATTTTTAACCGTCTGTACTCCGTCAATGTTATCAATTAGAAGACTTAAGTTTTTAAGTAAAATAGGTTGGTTAATTTGCCAGTTATTTATATTAAAATACTCTCTAACTGCTGTAATAGCATTAAAAATTACTTCATTACTATTGTAGTTTGCAGCAACAGTAATATCAAAATTAACTCCTATGTTAATCACAAAAGCGTCTTTAACTCTAACCGAATCTCCTATAACTCTATATTGTGCTAGATAGGTGTTTAGGTTTTGCTTAAGTGCATTCGAAGCTATTACTAGGTTTTTACTGCTGTTATATGTAAGTACATATAGATCTAATGTAGTAGGTGTTTCTCCTATTCCTAAGTTAGCAATCTTAGTTTGTTCAATATATGCTTTAGCGATCACTCCGTATTTAGCAGGCATTGACAATGATCTTACTAGGTAATCATCTTGGGTTACGTTACGTAGTTGAGTTTGATAATTAGATAGTGTATTTTGTCTAAGCTCTTCAATACTATCACCATCTTGACCTCCAACTGCTGCATCTGGGTTATTTACTGCTAAAGACGCTCTGTAAGTATTAGCTGTAGCTGCATTAAGGTTTGAGTTTAAGAAGCTAATATCTCCTGTAATTACTGTTAGGTCGTTTGAAGGAACGTTTGCAGCTACTCCGCCTCCTGTTAAATACCTGACGTTAATAGTTGTATTTGAAGGAGCGATACCGTACGTCTTTGTAAAGATAAAGTTTGTAGGTGAGTAGGCAGTTGTTAGTTTAGATTGTTGGAAGGGTAATCCTAGGCCTACATTGTTTGGATTCGGTACAATTGTTTCGTCTGTATCTGTTGCAGTACCTGCTCCAAATTGTAGTTGTAGAGATCCTGAGTCAAGAAATCTAGTTGCAAACCTTCTCTGTACTTGTTCTAACTGTAGAATATATGGTGTATCTGCATTATCAATTGACCGGTTAGGGTCATTGGGGTTTGTATTTTTAATACCAGAGTAAATCGCATCTTGTGCTAAATAATCTACTTCGTACCAATTATTACCATCACTATCTGTAGCATCTAAAATTCCAACAATCTTATCTACGTTAATTAACCGTGTATCAAATTGTACTGGGCTAGTGAAGGTTAGGGCGCTGGAATTGATTGTGGCAGAAATTGCTTGTCTGCTTTTTTTCAAAAGGTAGCTAACTGGATTTACTCCTGCTGTTTGGAAGATTGTAACCTCAGTTGGATCCTGTGATGAAGATACTGAAAAGTCTACGCTGTCTTGAATTAAAAATTTAACTTCGCTGTTAGAGGTTGAAGATACAACTGCGTTTTCAGCAATTAATAAGGTATAGTCAAAATCAGGTATGTAGACACTTGCAGATGATTTAGATGGTATTTGTTGGTAGAAATCAATGGTTGTAGTAGCAACACCTGTTACATTTGGTTTGTACCCGAACATGTATGCTAATTCAAATAGGTTATCTGTCTGACGAGCATACTGTAAGTATGTTTCTTGAATTTGGTTATCTAAGTAAAATGACATAACGTCCCCTACGTATGCTGCCATTTCCATAAACATCATCCCAGGAGATGACGGACTGAAATCGTTATAGGTTGTAGGGAAATAAGTTTTAGCATAGTCAATTAAGGAAGCCCTTAGTGTGCTAAAATCTTTATTTAAATATTTTATGTCTCTTTTAATTGCCATTTTAGTTGAATGATATTTGTAAGCTATCTATTGTACCTGTATCTTTAATTGAATATTTTAATGCGACTGTAATTTGATTTGTATCAGGGTTGCCGGTTATCGTTAAATTTTCAACAATAACACTCGGAAAAAACTCGCTTATAATACTTTGGATGTCTTGCTCTAAAGCTGCATCTGTATTATTGTTTAATTGCTCAAAAATATAAACTTGTAACCCTGCTCCGAATGTTGGATTTAAATACCTCTGCCCGGTCCCGGTTAAAAAGAAGTTAATCAGGTTGTTTTTAATAGCTTGTTGAGTAGTATAGGTGGAGGTAAAAACAGCGGGTGCAGCAAAGGGTATTCCGACTCCTACAGCGACTGAAGGTTTCTTATCTATTGGGAATATCTTCTTTGCATCAAATGCCATTACTTCTTCTTAATAAGACCCATAATTTGGTCTAGGTTAACTTCTCCTGCAGGTAGTGCTGATCCTTCACCGGCAGTATTTATTGTTGCAGGTGGTCTGTATCCAGGCTGTGCTCCGAAAGACATGGCGTCGTTTGAGGTCATTGAAATGTTTCCATTTTTTGATTCCATCATTTCACCTAGTAGTTCTTTGTATTTATCTCTTGCATTAATACTGGCTACTATTGGTTGAGTAGAAACTGGTACAGGGGCTGAGTAGCTCTCCTGAATGATTGTTTTAGGGGCACGTACTGCTTCTAGTAGAATTTCCTTTAATTCTTCTTGAATAGCTTCTCTTACGGCTTCTTTGATGAGTTTTTTAAATACTTTGGTATCCATCTTTTATAAATATTTCTTAATTGGCTTTTAGGTTATCCCTATCTATAATGAGTTTTAATTCATTAACAAGGACTTGAGGGTCTGTTGTGAAGGATGGTTCTGTTTGTAGTAAAACGATTCCTTGACTATTCTTAGCTTGACCTATTTTTTGCTTTAGAGTTGGGCTAAACGGTTTCTCTACGATCTCAAAAGTAAAACCTTTATAGGTCAAATCGATAATAGAGGTAGCTGCTAATTTTATGGTATCTAGAAGTTTACTAGTGTTTGCTCCTAGTGCGTTAGGTTTCTTACCACACTTCACTAATACAAGGTCAACTACGTCTAACACTATTAAAATTGTTTGAAGTATTTTTGCTGCATCAGAGGTGTATTCACTACCCAGTGCTAAAGCTCTTTTTAATTCCGGGAGTTTAGGTGTTCCGTCTGATTTGAATGTAATTGATGTTTTAATGTCATCTAAATCACTTATTAAAGCTGTAACTGCTCCGGGTAATGTTGGAGCTAGCTTAGCAGCTACTGATGTAGCAGTCTTTAGTAAAGTTAAAGCGTCTAAAGATGTAACTGTTCCATTTACAATTGGAGTTAGTATTGTTAAAGATGCATTTATAGTATCAACATATTTTGCAGTATTTTCAATATCTGTTCCTAAAGAATTACGTATCTGTAATGCCCTATCTAGGATACTCTGTGGAGGGCATATATTTGGCAGGGTCGGGTTAGCAGTATCTAATCCTTCTATTCCTAGTTGGGACGCTAAAGATAGTAAAGTTGATATTGCTTTATCTTGTAAATCTGCAACCTTACTATTGATTGTTTGGTTAATCCTATCCAGAGGTGCTAATTGTGTTGCAGTTGCAACGACGGTTGCTGCAGTCAGAGTTCTTTGAAGCTTTAATTTTTTGTTAACAGTATCTCTTTTAGCTGCTTCTTGTTCTCTCTGTTTTTCTAATTCAGGGGGAGCAATGGGGGGAGTGGTGGGAGGTGCAGGGGGTGGGGAGGGGGGTGGTGTTGTTGAGGAGGGTAATAATACTTCTTCAATAATTGTTGGGGGTGGGGCAGGATAACTTAAGATAATAGTATCAGCTAGTTGTCTCTCTGTTGCACCTATTAAATAACTACCTTGTCTCAACCTAATGCTTTGAGAGTTTAATAAAACCGCTCTTTTTTGAGGTCCTAATTTTTCAAAGATAATAACATCACCGTTTGATAATTTAATGTATGGTGGGGAGGGGTTTGCCATTATACTGTAAAGTTAGAGTTAGATTTAAGAAGGTCGGGATTTAATGTTAAAAGTTTCTTTAATAATGCAGGTGCTTTTTTATTTAGACTTGGTATTGGGCCGCCTGAATTAGATGCTTTTAAAGAGGCTGTTACTAGTTCTTTAAGCACGTCAATCATTGTCTTTAGTAACTCTACTGTTGTATCTCCAAGTAGTAAAGGTTCTTTTGCAGATTTAGATCCTAAGTATATTTTACTAGTTTGAATTATCATTTCAGAAGCATCTATGTTAACTGTTCCTGCAGAACTTAAACTGATACTTTTTGCTGAACTTAATAATAGGTGATCTTCTGTTGTATTAAAGACTAGCCTTCCAGAGTTTATAATTACCTGCTTGCCCGTGTATTCATCAGGTAGGGTAGGGGGATTCGATTTATAACTAAAGTAATTTGTATTTGCTAGTAGCGGTACTTTTTGAGTTGTTGTTAAGTAGATAGAAGATGCATCTGTGTTGATATCTTCTACTGTAAAATCCCATCCATTCTTAGTAGGGTTATCTGTTTGACCGTTCCTAATAATTGTTATAGCGTCTCCTTGGGTGCCCACAGTGGACCAGGGGTTTTTATCAGGAGCTGTACCGCTCAACCTAATACTATTGCCCCACCTTCCTTCGTAAATTAAATCTCCTTCGAAAGGCTGTAGTGGATAGATATCTGAACGTTCTTTAAAGTATTTGCCAAACCTAATTGTACCTGAAGTATCTGTTAATTTATTTGTACTTCCTAAAGCAGAGTCCTGGTAATTTTTAGAATTCTCAGGGGTTAAAGATCCTGCAGAATATGGGATAGCGTTATGATGTGGGTGATTCCAAAGATTAACTACACTAATGTAGTATAGTGCTTTTGCAGAATTCCTCTGCATTATTTTCTTTGTCGGCTGTGATACTAAGTAGACAACCTCATTTACGAGCGGATAGTTCTTAATACCGGGCTGTAAAGGGTAAGCAACTTTATAGTTTTGATTTTCAGATACTGTAGAGTAGTCTCCTGTACCTCCAGAGAGGTCAATTATCTCAACTGCACCGATAGCTTTTGGCCCACCTAATTCTTTATACTTTGGGTGAGAGTCGTCAAGTACGACGCTAAGTACTCTCCCGGTCGAATTTAAGTTTGCTAACTTTAATGCATCAAGGGTTTTACTAGTACCGGAGGTGCTATTATTAAAACTACCATCTAGAGCTCCAAAGCCAAATTTTGCCATTACTTATCTTCTTTTATATTGTTAATCTCTTTTAGTAACTGCTCCCTTTCTTCATCGGTAATCCCGAACGAGTCAGTAGCGGAGTCTTGATTCTGGAATATACGTTGGATGATTGTTGCAACCTTTACAAGTTGGTCATCATTCTTAACTCCGATCTCTAAGTACTCTTTAATAAGAGGTACTATCAAAGTTGCATCTCCGGTATCTTCAATTAAAGGACGTAACTCAGAGATAAGAGTTGAAATCTGCTTTTCTTTCTTCTTCTGATTGTCGTAAATCTCCTCTAGAAGGTCTGCGAATTTCTTATTTTTAAAAATTAATTTATCTAAACTCATGGTTAATCTATTTTTTATAAATAGAAAGTAGTACAGTTTAGAAGTCTGCGTACCCGTTCTCTACATAGAATGCATACTGTTTCTTATAGAGATCCCCTAGTTCGTTAGCTACTTTTGTGATTCTAGGCGTCTTAACGTCGATAATCTCCCTTATGTAAATGTAAAGAGCTTTCTTATTAAAGATTGTTATATGTTCTCTTTTTCTGAATAATTCGAGAATAGCATCTGCAATCTGTGCATCTTCATCTTTAGGGAATAACTCGTAGATGTTATCTGTACAATGCTCCACGTAGATATCTAAGAACTCAGACACTTCATCTACCGGATGGTACACTTGAGTGTCAGCCTGTACCCCATTTACATCTAATACGTCTCCATAAACAACCTCACCGTCTTCCTGTTCCGTATTTAAGGTATCTAAGGAGAGTAACTCTAACCTCTTCTTATAATTCTTTTGATTAGAAGCAATTAGGTATCTTTTAGCTACTGTTCCGAAATAAGAATACGCTTTAGCTCCATTCTCAGGGTTGAAGCGATCTAGTTTAGTTAGTAGGAAGGTAATTACTTCGTGCTGAAGGTCTTCTAAGTTTGTTTCCTCTGTGTAGTAGAATTTAAAAGTATGAATTAAGTTCTGTGTTAACTTATATAATGCATAGTGAATCTCTTCTCTATAAATCTTATTACGTTCTGCATAATCCTCAGTGTGCACATATTTAACTATTGCAAGTTGAGTATCGTGGGTAAAGTAATTTTTATTTTTCTTCTCGGTCATCGGTCAATTTAAAGTTATTTAATCTACTTTGAATAACCTTTATTTGCTCGAAGAACCAACCGATCTCATCATCACTTTGGAATGTGCCTTTGCTATCAATTTTTTGAAGTTGTTGTTCACTGTGTTCGATAATCTTAGATAAATTATCCATGTACAGTAAATAAGCAGTTAAAACATCTTCCTGCTTTTCATTTTTACGAAGTAAGTTGTAAGTCGTATAACCTAATACACATACTGCTAGACTCAATATAGTAATTAATATCGTCATTAGTCTGTGAAAAAGTTAGACATTGCATTCTTCAAACCATCACTCTGAATATTAGATAATGCTTTGTTTTTTGCCTGTTGTTGGTGAGTTACTGGATTCTTCTGAGTAGTCTCTTTTGAAATTGAGAACTGTTTTGACTTGGGTTGTTCTGTAGGATTGACTGTCATCTCAACTACTGAAGCCATTAGATCTGCTTGATGTAAAATATAGATAATCACTGATTTAGGTCTACTCTCTGGCATTCTGGAAATTAGATAAGCTTTGTTAGCTTCTTCATATAGTCCATCGTGAGTTTTAATAGCAAGCATCTCATTCATAGAATATTTAATATTAGCTTCCTGAAGTAAGAATAAGGACCTATCCGGGATAGTCATAAAAGCAACCTCATTGTTGTAGGAGTAAACCTCACCTAGGTTTTTCTTTCTCCATTCATCTCTTCCGGGTAAATACAAATCGTTTTGGCTATCTCCCACTTTCCCTAAATCATGATTCATAGCAGAAAAGACTAACTCTTCAATTGTAAAGGTAGACATATCACAGCCGAACTTCTCCCAAAGTTTTGCAAAGTGTAAGGAAGCTTTAATAACACGATTAACATGTTCAATGTATCCTCCGGGGAAACAGTTGTGATACTTAGTAGTATGAGCTGCTGGCATTAAGATAAACCTATCTACACGGTCTTCATAAAACTTACGCAAGTCTTCTTTTCTTGGAGAAGAAATATAGGTGTCAATATACCCTAGAAATTCTTCCCAATTAGATTGGATCTGTTCTGCTGTTAAATTCATACTCTAAAGATAATTACCTTTGTCCGGAAAAGCCACCTACTTCATTAGTAGTTGTCGGCTCCATTTCAACATACTGTCTAACTTGGTTAAGCTGTTCTTCCGCTCTTTCAATAGTTTCTAAGTATGTTTTAATTGGCTCTTGTCTTTGAACAATCTGCCTCAACACCTTTAAGGTACTTTCTAATACCTCTACTTTGTTAATTACTTGATCTCTATATCTCATATTATTATATCCCTTTTAACTTTTCCCCCCTGTCTCAAACCCCATGTATAGATGATAAGAACTAAAAACTACAAAGGCAACTTATTTTGTGAAAACTCTATAAATTCTATAATATTTTTTATAAAACTACATTTTTCATATTCCTCCAACTCTAGAAAATGGTCTAGAGCTAAAGTACAAGCCTGTAAAAAGTTATCATCTACCTTCTCTAAGAGTGTATCTATGTGAAATGAATCTTCTAAATTTAATTGAGAAAGATATGAATAAGCTCTATTAAAAATCAAGCTCTTATTGAGCTGTTCTAAATTTACTTTATCTAAATCTTTATTAATCTCGGTAAAAAACCTAATCACCTGATCATTAAGTACATCTCCCCTGAAAATAATCCGGGTAAACATTCCCATAAAGACATACGGGTGGTCTGAAAAATCTAAAATCTCTTTAACTTTCTTACCTGACTTATCTTCAGGATCTTGAAATAATCCAAATACTAAACTAGGATCCATATATATTATAAATAGGAAAAGGACACTATAAGGCATCCTTTCCAAATATTTTAAGTTTAATTATGCTTGTGGTTGACCTGGTTTAAGTATCATATTTTTATTAAAATAAGTTACAGCATTAGCAAGCATTTGAGTGTATTTAGGATCACCTATTTCTTTAGCAGCATTGTAAGCATCAATCAGAGTTGTAAATGCCTTTTTAAACTCCGGTGAACCAGTATCGAGATCAGGAGTTCCATCCATATTAATATCAACAGTAGTATCAGCAGTATCTTCTACAGGAGCCTCAACATCAATATTAACCTCTTCAGGAACCTCTTCTTCTTCTTTCTTAGCCTCAAAAAGAGCTTCATCTACAGACAAAGTCTTAACCTTATCCATAATATAGTCATAGATATCCTCCTGCTCAAATCCACCATCCTTTAATGCACCAATAATTCTTTTTGCAGCTGCAACCAAAACCTCAACAGAAGACTTAGAAACAGAGTTAGAGATATCCGAAGCATCCTCATTCATACCATCCATCTCACCAGAGAATTGCTTTAGATGATCCATCATATCGTAACCAAGGTTATTATCAAATCCTGAACCTATAGATCCAGCATCATAAGCCATCTTTAAATAATGATCAACAACACTAGCTGCATTAGTAAGACCTTGAGTATCATACTCATCCATGCTACCCATCTCAGCATAAGCTTCTTGACCAATAGTCTCTTCAGGGAGCATCATCTCCTTAATCTTTGCCTTCAATTTCTCCTTAGTCATCTTTTTCATAGGAGCTTCCATTACAGGCTCTTCAGAAGTCATCTGATTAGTATACAAGCCTTCAGTCATAAGACCAGCAAGTTTCAACATTCTATTAAATTCTTTATTCATTTTAAAAAGCGCTTTTATATAAATAGCGTCAAATTATAGAAAAGAACTTAAGGTAACTCTTCCAAATACTTGAGGGTTGCTCGATGAATCTCCTTAATACCATGAACACTGCTAAGACCTAACTCTACTTGAATAGACCCCTGGTAAACACTGAAGCTATTTATAGGACCGTGTGGTGTTATATCACCGAGAAAGAATTTCTTACCATCCTTTAATCTTAATACACCTGTAATATACTCATCAGGTTGGATTGCAATAATTCTCCATGAACTGTTCATAACAGTTAATATAAGTAATAAAAGTAAAAGAAGCAAATTAACCTTGTCCTCTAGAAACTTTTACGTAATTTTTAGAGGTTTTAATTTTAGACATTTTAGTCTTAGCATGAATGCCTTTTCTCTTTACCTGCTTCTTCGCAACCTTAAGTATAACAGAGGTAGATTTTGATTTTCCTTTAGTCGGTGCCATATTCCCTGATAAATAGACATAAAAAAAAGACCTACCGAGTTAACGATAGGTCTATAATAGTAAATTAGAAATCCCTCGACGGGTTAGACATTTGATTAATAATCCTGAGCAGATTTGCTCTTAATGTAATTTAATTGATCTGTAATTCGAAAATCTAATTTATCGATCCGAGAGTCGATCTTTCGATCTAATTCTTGATTCCGATAAGCGATCTCACGCTCTACAGTTTCTATCTGTCGATAGACATCCTGTATAGATGTTTGATGGTCACGCATTGAATTTTCAATCACCTGTTCGAGTTCGGTAACATTTTTGTCTGCCCTAAGAACCACCCTCATTAGTATTAAAATACCAACACTGACAACTCCTAGACCATAAGCTAAAATAATTTCATTCATAATTTGTTTCTTTTTTTTAAGTCAAAGAACTTCTAATTTGTACTCGGTAGGGGAGTCGAACCCCTCTTACCAGGATGAAAACCTGGTGTCCTAACCGATAGACGAACCGAGCGATTGTTACCCCTGATAGATTCGAACTACCATTAACTGGACCAAAACCAGTTGTCCTGCCGTTAGACGAAAGGGTAATTTTGTTAGGTCACCAACTCCACCTAACATGAGGAGATTTAACGTGATTTCTTTCTTGCACGAGAAGAACAGGCCTCCTTTGTTCACGAACCTGAACTGGTATTAAGGTGCGGAAGATGTAGGATTCGAACCTACGGATGCTTTTCAACATCTTTAGTTTTCAAGACTAACGCAATCGGCCACTCTGCCAATCTTCCAATTTGTGTAAGGTTCCGTTACTTACACGTGCAACATATTTAATGAGAGTGTTTTCGTTCTTGTTGCTTCCCCCTCACGAACACCGGATTTTGTAAAAGAAAAGCTTCGGGTCTTTCAGGGTTTCTGATTAAGTGCAATGAGTGACGCCTACCTACTATTAACCCTTTTTCAGTATTTAAAACACTCTACCTCTCAATTACAGCTTCACTACTTTTCCTTTGTTGCGGACGACAGACTCGAACTATCAACTCTGGGTTATGAGCCCAATATGTTACCATTACACCAATCCGCGATTAATTTTTATACGTCAAAGAACTACTTTGGTGATCCTGACAGGATTCGAACCTGTGACCTACTGCTTAGAAGGCAGTTGCTCTATCCAGCTGAGCTACAAGATCGGATCAGATTAATTATCTGACTTTAATTTTTCAACCTCCATGTGGAGTGAATCAGCATGAGCTTCTGAACTCTCAATAAGAGAATCGGTAGCGATAGAATCAACAGAAGTTGAATCCGTAGAAGTGGTTGAGGTCTCGTTCGAGCAAGCTGCTAAAACGACCATCACGGCGATATAGATTAGTTTTTTCATAAGTTGGTACTACTGGCCGGGGTCGAACCGGCACTTGCTTTACGGCAAACGGGATTTTAAGTCCCGCGGGTCTACCTATTCCCCCACAGTAGCATTCTAGTTCGCCTTACAGGTATATATATAAATATACGAATAACAAATAAACAGGGCAAGCCTTTTTAATAAATAATTGATTCACCGGCATAAAAATCTTTACCAAAGTATTCAACTGCTTTGACAGCAGTCTCAAAGTCTACCTCAAAGAACTCCCGGGCATGACCCTGGTCAGAGTCTCTACGAAATTCCTGCAGGTGACGATGGACCAGGTTTTCAACCTTATAGTCATTGGTGACCGGTAGAGCATACCTTAAGATCCATTCGGACACGGTACCGGCCGAATTGATACCGTTGATCCTTGTCTCCGGGTTTACTGCCTTACCGACCTTACATAAGTTAGGATATGCCTCATTGGTTAAGACGTAGACATACTTACCTGAAGTCTCAGCTCTTTCTCTGTCTTGTAACTTAAGTTTATCTTTAGCATATAAAAGTATCCAAGTGATAGAGCCGCCGCCGTCATTAGAGCGTACCTCTATATCGGATACATACTCACATCCTATGAAGTCTAAAACACTTTCCGAAGGTATCCGGGGGTACTTTAAAAGTAATTTCTGAAAGTTGTTATAGTATTCAGGTAGTTTACCGGGTACGTTAGGTACCGTACTTGGGTTCAACATGCAATATATCCTAACGAACCCTTGGGATTCAAGCATTGCTAATTCAAACAAACTAATGTGAGATCTTCTCATAACCTTTATTGTATGTAAATATACGAAGATATACTTATATAACCAACTATGCACTAAAAATCTTCCGGAAAAAAAAATTGAGTCTATGGGTTTTCTGACCTAGGTTACAATTTGGAATTCATAGGGGTAGTTTGGTTATCCAAGTGTTATCACCATATTCATACTATTCATTATAAGTTACATTGTCTTTTAAAAAGACTTTGGGAGATACCTACCTTGTACTTATTATGTTATTATATAGATATATACATTATATACTAGGATTTTGTCGGAAAAATACGCGTAGGTCTGGCTACGAGCTAACCGTATACCTACTATAGTGATATTAACTACACTTGTATTGAGTACGTACATCGTACCTACTACCTACCTACTACCGTCTGCCTAAGACAGAAAGAGCCGACCGTAGCCGACTCCCCCCTATATGAAAACTAAAGGTTTAAATGTTATATAGAGCAACCACTACTATGGCTCCTATCATTGATGCTCCAAAGAGGTATAGACCTCCTATGATTGATTCTTTAATTAGATTTTTCATCGGCTAAGTATATTGCGTTACATTTAGGACATCCAGCTTCATTTAAGATACTAGCATGGTTTGAACTTAGAGCTGGAGTACCACATAGGTTTCCTGTTCCTGATTTGTAGATGTGAGCAGTGTTGCTCCATACGTTACCTTTGTTCCCAAAGATTGTGTAGTTTGGTTTTAGTTCTGTTTTGTTTATCATAACCTTTTCTTTTGATACCTAAAGATAAGAAGAAAGGCTGGTTAATCCAACCTTTCCTCAAACTTTTTTTTAAAGAGTTATTTGGTGTAAGGTGGGGTCGTTAATGAGTATGTCGGATAAAGACTGACCGTTGTCGGTGCGTCCATTTTGATATATGATATTGTCTTCGAATAAGTTTAATACATAGGATGTTGGTATTAAGGTTTCGTCGTTATGGGTAATAGAAGGGGCGTTTTTAAATGTGTCTAAAAAGTCGTCTTGGCGACCGTAGAGGGAATAAAGTAATTGAGATTTTTTAAAGTAAGTAGTTTGGTTGTTTATTTTTTTCTCCATACCTAAAGATACGAATAAGGGAGGGAGTTTCCAACCCTCCCCTAATCTTTTTTAATTCTTTTTCTTTACTGGCTTTGCTGTTAGACCTGCCTTCTTCAAAGCAAAATAAACATCTGAGTACTTCACTCCAAGCTCCTTAGCAATCTCTCTGGTGGTCAAAGACCCATCTGCCATCTCAACGATGCGAGGATCAACCGGCTTCTTCTCTCTCTTCTGAGCTGTTAGCCCGGTTAAGAATTTGATCAAGTCTTCCTTCTTGGTTTGACTAGCCTTCTGGAGACCTTTGGTAGTAGCTTCTGCTACTAGTTCTTTGTAAGATAATGTTTGAATGTTCATAACCTATTTTTTTGTTTCTTTTTTATTATACCTAAAGATAAGAAGAAGCCTCCGAAGAGGCAACTCTTTTTTTTATTATTTAGCTAAGCCAAACCATCATTGTGCCTGCATCGTACCACTCAAAGTACCATCCGTTCTCTTCAACGAAGTCGTTCAATTTAGGCTGTACTCCGAAGGTATCCATCCATCTCTCAGAGTAGTAGTCGAACAGGCTTGGATGAGACTCTCCTGATATCCAAATACCTTCTCCACCAATGCCGAACTCTTCTGTTGTTCCTACTACATGAACTCCTTTTTCTCGGAGTGCTAAAATCATTCTGTCTCTTGTCATAACCTTTTTTATTTCTTTGATACCTAAAGATACGAAAACAAAAGCAGGGGACCTACTGGCCCCCAAACTTTTTATCAAAAGAAAATAAAGGTTTCTTATTTGTAGATGGTCTTTCTAAAATTACCCATCACGTACTCCATTTTGATTCCCTCATGCGTAACAATTCGGTCTTCTTTCTCCACTCTCTTACCGCTGCCATCCTCTTCATAGCTCCAATCATATTGAACGTATGTAACTTCTAAATCAACAGTTTTACCAGATTTAGTTGCTTTAACGATTTTTAATTTCTTTACTAGATAAGAAGTCCATTGGCGATTAAACTCAAAGCATAGATCTGAATTCCACTCCATTCCCTCTCCGTTCAATTTATCGATAATATCTTGCTTTCTAGCTTCTTGCATCTGATAATCCTTCTGCTTAATTTCTGATGAAAGAATTTCATATTCGGAAGCCAGAGCAGCTAATTCTACCTTCTTACTATAAGGAGTTGCAAACGCTTCTTTAATACTATCCATATCATTAAGCATCCTTTCAGCAACCTTACCATTGAAAATTAATCTCCTGAATTCAAATTCATCCTCACATATAGTAGCGTAAGTATTAAAGTAATACTTCCTATCCTTATCTTCATCTCTCCAATAGCTCCTCTCAGTAATGCTCCCAATCTCCTTATGCCCAATCTTAAAATACATCCCACTATACCCCATCTCAACAGCAACATCTGCATAAGATACTAATTCATCTGCAAATAGTTTCTCAAAGATTGCCTTCTTTTCTTCCTTAGCTTCCTTCTCAAGAGCCGAACAAGTAACTTCGATTACATCTCTTTTCTCAATAAGAGCTGCTTTAACGATTTCTAAACTTTCATTTTTTGTCATAACCTTTTTTTTATTTCTTTTTTCTATACCTAAAGATATGAAATTAATCTTCTGGAGGCAACCCTAATCCTAACTTTTTTGCTAAAATTATCGCTGCATCTTTCTGCTCCTCTGAAGGCTCTGGGAACTTATGCCCCAGGTTGTAGAGCTCTTCATATAGCTCCTGCAAGTGTCTCTCAGTCGGAGACCCCCAAAAGTCTTTGCATGTAACAAAAGCGTCACCATATAGCAAGGCAGCAATCTCAAACAGATCTTCTCTCTTCTCTAATAACTCTTCTATCATATCTAAAGATAAGAAATATTTATCGGGATAGCAACCTTTGCCTGCAAATCCTCTACCGAGCCTTCTAAGCCGGGAGGGTCAAGCCTCTCCATGCACTCTTTAAAAGAGCCTGTGAAGAGGATGCTGCAGTATCTAGCCGGCATGGCTTTCACACCGGCTATTGCAAACATTCTATTCCCGCAGTGGTTTATATAATCGTAGTAGTTAAATATGGAATCCATATTCCCTTCCTGCAACTAAATTAGTTAACAAGTAATCATCCCCGGTCAAGAATAATTGACGAAGCATCTGCTCTTCCATCCCTACACTCCGAATGATATACTCCATAGTCTCCCCGTCAACATCCATATGCTTAAGCATGCTAATAATCTCTTCAACCATTCCAGGGTGACTCTTCATCTGCATAGTATCAGCTTTCTCAAGAATAACCAAATCCTTTAGCTGAATTACATAACGGGCATAATCATAACCCTGAGTATCAACCAAGAAGATTTTCTCTTTATAAGTAACCAAGTAGAACTGCTGATCTCCATCCAAAAAGTAATCGAAGAATGAGTTCGGGAATTCGACTATCGGAAGACTAGAAACAATCTCTCGAACGCTTTCATGCAATTCATTGAAGTTAATCGATGACCGAACATCATTCGGATGATTAGGTTTACGTTCATAATCGAGAGTAGGGCGAGTAAGCTTTCTGTACTGCTCGTCAGTAATTGTGTCTGAGAATAATTTTTTGTTTTCCATAACCTTTATTTATCTATACCTAAATATATGAATTATTTTTTAAATAAACAACTTTTTTTTTAAACCGCTTTACCGCAATCCCGGCATTTGCGTAATATTAACCCTGATACGTGTCTTACTGCAACGTAGGTGGTTTTATGTTGACATGCTTTCATAGCTCTTAGAATTTATCTTGATAAGCAAACTCTCCATGCTCGTTGAATGCATCAACCATGCTTTCAATTCTTTGAACATCATCATCATCCAACTCCAGAATGATTGAGTAATTATCCTCATCAACAATATCAACATCAAGAACTTTCGTTCCTTCTGGGTTCATAAATTCTTTATACCAGACATGACGTGTATTATCCATCATGATGTAGTAAGTTCGAACAGTGATTTGTTCTTCGTGATTTTCTAATATCTTCATAACCTTTATTTTAATATACCTAAATATAAGAAATATAATTCAATTAACCAACTACTTCCAAAGTAATTTTAATTTTAGCTACTCGGCAAGCTTCAAACATCTCTGCTTGATTTCTGTAATGTTCCACACTCTTTAAACAAAACTCTAGATACTCTGGGTAAGATTCACCATATGCTTTTGCATTCTTTTCATGAAATTTAGCTTCTTCAATCCATTTCTTAAGATTGTTCTCTGCTGTTTCTTTCTTAGAGAACATATCCTTGTTGGTAAACATGTTCAAGATTTCTCCTTCTGGAGTAATAGCAGCATACTTAAATTTTGTATCTATTTTCATAACCTTTAATTTTCTTCTCCTTGAATGATTAATTGAACAAACCCGTCTTCTTCCTGGATGTGACACTCCTCGGAAACGAATTCTATTGTCTCTCCAAACCCATACTCAACCAGACCAACAAACTCAATTTCTGATTCTGGATTCTGTTTCTGTAATTCTAATATCAAGTCCTTTATTTTCATACCTAAAGATAAGAATTATTTTTTTATTAAACAACTTTATTTTTCAATACCAACTCTCATTAATAACCACGTGATTGTATCTGATATTGTCATTCTTGTCTCTATTCCAGACTTTGACCTCACAGTAGATATTGTTCTTACCATTCTGGTAGCCGACTACCTCATACATGTCAGCCACCTCCTTCAGATGCTTCCATCTAGACCTACTTATCCTGCTGTAGTTCATTTCGCAATCTCTAGCTCCATAGTAGACCCATCCATGAACCGGACCATAGTCCCCATAAGCTGAGCGTAAGTATAAATGTTACAATCGAAATCCTGATAAAGAGTTTCCCTCTTATAGGAGCTTGTCAATTCAAGTTTCAATTTATCTGAAGAAGCAATCTCAAGCTTCCTTCCTTCATCTGTAATGGGCCTGTAACCAACGACTAGCTTTATCATAACCTTTTTTCTATACCTAAAGATACGAAAGCTGGTTCAAAGAACCAACTCTCCATCCTTAAAAACGTAAATATTTTTGTCTGCTTTAATCTCGTGAATAGTATTAGCATTAATCATCCTGAATGCTTCTTTCTGCATATCAAAGACAACGACCAATCCTTTCTCAGAGGGATTGTAAGACATTCCAACTCCTTTGACTCCTTTAGTAACACCCCTACGAGCATTCATCAATCTGATTGAACCATCCTTCTTTGTGAAGGAAACTGTGAAGATCTTATCTCCTAGCAATTCTATAACCTTATTAACTTCCATACCTAAAGATAAGAATTATATTTCAATTAACCAACAAAAAGTCCCATTTTATGCATTTCATTTTTTGCCTGGAAAGCAATTCGGCTCGAATCTGCTCCGATGTGAAAATCCAAAACCTCATCCTCACCAATGGGGCGATAATTTTTCCAATCGTAAACCGTGAATACATCTCCGTCGGGAGTTTCCAAATTGTAATCGATGTTGGTTTTATCCTCCCCGTCATTACTCTCCCATTGCGGATCTCCGAATGCTGCTCTCAACCTACCCAAGGTCGTTTTAATCGTAATGCCGTGGAAGGAAGTCTCATCGGTGGATTTATTTGTCTTTTTAACCATACCTAAATATACGAAAAAAAAGGGAGGGAACCAACCCTCCCCTAATCTTTTTTTAAGCTTCAACATCGCCGAACCCGGCATTGTCTGTTAACTCCATCGCTTCATCTAAAATACCGTGTATCTTATCAGGGTCAGCAAGACCCGAAACATAATCCCCAAAGGTGTCTTCCTTGATCTGACATTGATTAAGGTCCTTAGCTACAGAGAACATAATATACTCTGGATCTGGAACTACTTCCCCTGTCAGCATGTGTCTCATCAATAAAGATGGTGAAATTAGTTTAGTAGTAATAGCGTTAGCCATAGCGTGGCATTCAACACCGTAAGTCTCTTTAACTAATTTGTGAATGCTTAGTACATGTTCGTTGTACTCCACAAGTGTTTTTTTATTTTCTCCCATACCTAAATATACGAAAAAAAAGGGAGGGAACCAACCCTCCCCCAATTTTTTTTAATCTTCGTTTCCTGCCTCCTCTAAAACATCCCAAAGAGCTTCCAATGAATCAACAGCTGAATCAATTAAGAAATCCTCATCAATCGCAATTCTATCAATCTCAATTTTATTATCATAACCAATACTTAACTCAAATTGATCCTTATCAGCAACATCATCCCAATCTTTCTCTGAAAGCATTTGTCGGAAAGTAGTTAGGAGAACATCCTTATCAATTACTTGCTTTGGAGCTTCATCCTGCATTTCTGCAGATAAATCTGCTAACAACTTAATTACATCATCTTTAGTAAAGATGGAAGGGTAGCTGTTGGAAACCCTGTCGATTGCGTTTTTAATATTGTTTATCATAACCTTTTTTTATTTCTTTTCTATACCTAAAGATACGAATCTTCTCTTTAATAACCAACTTTTATTTTATTTTTTTCCTCAACATAAATGTTAAGAATGTTAGAAGCTCCTTCGTAGTTACCGCTAGTCAACATCATTGTTGATAATGCTAAGATTCTAGCCAAGTCTCTCTCCTTTGGAGTCCTGCTTGTGTCGTCTGCAATAGCTTGTAGTTCTTTATTTCCCATACCTAAAGATACGAATAAGCCTCTAAACAAACAACTAATTTATTTATTCTTTTGTTGGAAATTAAAATTGTTTTTCGTATCTTTAGGATGTCGGAAAGATGGAGTACGAAGGGCGGGGTAAAAACCTGAAGAAATCAGACGTAGGCTGTTCTTTAAAAAAAAATGGTATGAAAAAAAACCGACCCCTTTCGGGGCCAGCTTCTCATATAACTTAAACCAAACTATTGCTCTGTGAGTTCTTTTACCTTCTCATTGTGAAGCTCAATCATTGCAAAGTAGAGCTCGATGCTTTGGACTCTGGATTTAGAACTTAATCCCAATGTCTGCTTAGCTGCATCCCTAGCTGAGAATCTAGACATCTTCATGCCTGTTTTGATTTCAAATTCAAGACCTGTGATGATTGTCTTCAATCTGAAGAGTTCGATGTTGTTTTTTTCTGTGATTATCATAACCTTTTTTTTATTTCTTTTTTCCTATACCTAAATATACGAATAAGCCTCCAAGGGACCAACTAAAATAAAAAAAAAAATGGGCCCGAAGGCCCACTCTTTAAATGAACGATTCTGCAAGCTCGTAAAGCTTCTCATTCAATTCAATATCTCTATTGAAGTTCTTGATAGACCTAGCCGTCTTATTTCGGCCGGTAGAGGCTTTGTATTTAAAACCACCACGAACCATCTTCTCTTGAATCACATTAAAGACTGTCCAAAGATCATTCCCTTCATCCTCAGAACGAACAGGCTTAAGAATTTCCTCAGCCGTAACCTCAGCTCCACCTTCTCCAAATCTAATACCCAAAGCAGCTAAAGCCATCTCAACCTTCTGATCCTCAGTCAAAGTAACCTCTCTAAATTTATTCAAGGTCTCAACAGTCACCGGTAAGGTTTCAACCAACCCCATAACCGTCTTCTTTAACTCCTCAAAAGAATAGCCCTTATGACGGATGGTCATAGAACCGAAATCTTTGGTTGCAATAACCAACCCATTAGAACAAATCAATCTGAACAAACCGGCTCTGAACTGGAATGAAGAAAGACCATCGTGAGAGTTACTCAATAGGATCTGAGGGTAAACAACCTCTCCATCCTCACTCTTAATAACTACATCGTCGTTTCTGAATACAACCATGTGCTTACTAAAGCTTCCACCCGCTTCATCTTTGCGAGTCTTTCTTTGCTTTGCATCAACAACATTCCATCCCATCGTAGCCATATCACCGATTAAATCGATAGTGGGTACGTGAACATACTTTGAAGATACTTTTGAAGAGACACCAGTCTCGAGAACTGCAGGGGCCATAATGGCGATCTGCTCTGTGGTTAAAAATGTGTTTTTCATAACTGTTTTTATCTTATTGATACCTAAATATACGAATAAGCCTCCGAAGAAGCAACCTTTAGACAAAAAAAAATAACGACCATCCAAAGCATTTTTTGTGGCCACTATAGTGTTTCTGTAGGTTCTAGAAGCTTTTGATTGTTATTTTATTATGTGCCCTAAGCTCGTTTCCTTATGTAACGTCAATGTCTCTGTAGACTACATTAATAAATATGGTAAAAATAAAAAAAAGTGTTTGTCCCCTGAACTAATGTTCGTATCTTTAGGATGTCGGAAGATAGTACGAAGGGCGGCTCCAAAGGGGTTGAAGAAATCAGACGTAGTTTGGGCCCTGGAATAAGTGGTACTTTCAGTGGTACCTTACCACTCCCCCTAGAACCACATCCCCAAGTCTTCCCCAGCGGTTTCTTTTCCCAGACCTCCCCCCCCCCATGTCCCGCCTGCGGCGGGTCTCCCCTTACCCCCCACTGTTCCTGCAGGTCTCCCCCCATGCCCGGGGCGGTACCTCGAGTCGATCGACCGGCGAGTCTTGCGAAATCGACCGGAGCGGTACACATGCCGGTAAACTCTCCTAAATACTCTCCACTCTTCCCTTGTCTATTTTCTACACACCATTACCATTCTTTTATATAGTACCATGTTATACCCACTACTAGTTAACACACATTACTTTTCATTACACACTTCCCATATCACCCTTACCCTTTATATTATGTTTTCTCATTGTCTTATAGTCTTACCATACGTCTATACTTATCTATAGTATACTCTACGGTTTAATAAGCTACGGTCGTCTAACACTACGGTTGACTCCTTACGGTTTTCTTTACAGTTCCCTATACGGTTTACTCACTACGGTTGTCTAGTTCCTACGGTTACCTATCTTACGGTTACCTCTACCATACTATCCTACGGTTGACTCTTCTACGATTTTCTATACGGTTTTCTTTATATTGGCTATACCCTGAATTACTCTACTCCTTCTTACTAGGTTCAATATTCATGTCTCATAGCTTTCTTTAATACCTTTCTTGCTTTATACAATTGTGATCGGACAGTTACATGCCCTACATTTAATTCCTTTGCTATCTCTGGTCCAGATAGTCCTTCAATACAGAACATTTCAATCACTCTTTTATATCCCGGTGCTAAATTATCTATACATTTCATAACCACCTGTAAGTCCATAGGTGAATGAGTATCATTACATCTTCCTGGATTTACTACGGTTACATCTTTCTGATATTGCTCATACTTTCTCTTCTTTATATGATTAAGTGCTGTGGTTATTACCACTCTACCACACCATGCTACTAAGTAATTATCATCCTTTAGTTGTCCAATATACCTAAAGATTCTTACAAAGCTATCACAGACTACATCATCTGTATCATCTACATTATTGACATACTTGTATGCTAGTTTTGAAAAGTATGCCTTATACCTAGTATAGAGAAGTGCTTTAGCACTCTCTGAACCTGCTTTAAGTTCTTGAGCTAGCTTAACCGTATCTACCTGTTCCTGTTCCATCTACTTAATATACGAATCATATTTCAACTAAACAACTAAAAGAATGGGGCCCGTAGGCCCCTTACTCTTACTCATATCTTCTCCCCGTGTGGGGAAGTTCTTGAGAATTCGCGCGATCTTCTTTTTAATCTTGCGCTGGTTTTTTCTTAGCCGGACGCTTACGCTTTGCTTTTGGTTTCACAGCAGGGGCTTCTTGAGTTGTTACCATCTCCTGTACTGCTGCTTTAACTGCAGCCATTTCCTGTACTACTGCTTTAGCTGCTAATGCTTCTACTACTGCAGGAATCTCTTTTACAGCTACTACTGCAGGTTTAACTTTAGCTACGACCGGAGCAGGTTTTGCTACGGGAGCTTTTTGACGAAGAATTTCTTCTTCCATTTCAGCGATTAACTCTTGACGAGTTTTTCTTGACTGAAGGTAGGCAGCGATTACCAAAATGATAAATGCGCCTACGATACCGAGTACGAGTACGTTTGTCATATTATTGTCTAAGTGTTTTTTTGTTTCTGTAATTTACATCTGTGAACATTGTTGGGATCATATCTGTATGAGTTGCTCTGATAGGATTAATATCCAATCCTCCTCTACGGGTATACAAACAAGCTACCATCAAACGAGAAGGTTGATAAGCTTCTGTTAAATGCATAAACATCATCTCACAAATCTCTTCGTGGAAATGAGACACCTCTCTATGAGATACGATGTACTTTGCTAACGATTTGAAATCAGGAGCATTTGTTCCGGTAGTCTCAATCTCGATATAAACATCACCCCAGTCTGGTTGGTTGGTTACCCTACAGTTACTTCTCAAAAGGTTTGAAGTTATCTTAGTCGTAACTGCTACCTCATTAGGAGCTACTTCCATTGATTGCAACTGACTAGCATCTGAATGGAATGTATCGAAAGTTTCTTCGTCTAAATTAACTGCCTGGTCAAGGTGTATGTAATCTGTTCCAAACTCTACCTCAGGAGTAAACTCGTTCGTAAAGAACTTAACTTCAACTTCTGTCTGTAATAGTTTAGATAGATCTTTAGTGACCATCTGCTCAACTAAGTTAACACATTCGTGTGCTGTAGAACCCAAACGGGTCATGTTAAAGGAGTTCAAGTAAAGCTTGATTGACTTAGACTCTACGTGAGCAGGACTATCTGCCGGACAGTAGATCTTCATCATTCCGTTTACCGGACGTCCATTCTCTGTGATTGCTGATACTTCATAAGCATTCCAAACATCACCGCCTACAAAGGGTAGGTCACCTTCTTTAATGCTGTAACTCTCTCGGTTGTAGTAGCGAGGTACTGCAACGAGAAGCTCAGGAGCATACGTTGACTTGTAACCCTCACCGCCTACCTTACCAAGGTGTTTGCCGGCAATTTCAATTACTGTATTTTGATTATTATCCATGATTCTTTATTGTTGTATAAAATTTTTCTAATCTTTCTTCTACTGATCCTGTTAGGTATACTACAGGAACTTTTATATGCTTAATGTATCGTTCAAATAAGTCTACTATATCATCTCTGAATTGAGTATTAGTGCTCCTGGTTCCATCGTCTACGATATCGAATTCAGGCTTTAGATAGAAGATATAATCATAGCGATCCTTGTAATGATTGAATACGTTCATAGAGTATTCCCATACCCACTTCTCAACACTACCTTGCTGGTATAACCAATGAGTATAAACTACTCCGTCGATGACACATCTATCCATAATAGCATCAGTATACAGAGTATTCTTAATATGCTCATTCATAATTAGAAGCTGGGTAGTATTACCTCCTGCTTCGTTTATCTTCAAACCCTTCTTAACCATCCGGCGGGTAATCTCGTCGATGAATTCGTATTTGTACCTGAACTCCTCGTTCTGCTTAATTGCTTCTAGTAGAGTAGTCTTACCTGTTGATTGAGCTCCTGTAAATGATATTCTCATTAGTATTAATATACGAAGTTAATTTGATTAAAGCCAATGTCTTTTAAGAAAGTTTACCCACATATCGACTGAGATGTTATGCAGCTTCTGAAACATTTCATCCATTGTAAGGTTCCTGATGCTTATCTGCTGAGATCTAACTACCGGACCATCATCCACTCCTGCTGTTACTTGATGAATTACACAGCCGGAACTACTCAAATCTAGATTCCAGGCTTTCATCTGAGGATCTTTTCCTTTCAGTTCAGGGTATTTAGTGATCAAACCAGGATGTCCATTGTAGATAGTTGAATACTCTTCAATCACTTCTGTAGGTATTACTCTTAACCATCCATGTAAGGTGATCACGTATGTATCAATACCGATTGCTTCTGCTAAGACGCTACGGTAGTCTTCTACGGTTGGTTGGTTCGGTAATGTTATAATATTTTTAGAGAGCACCTCTTGGTTTATTTTCCTTAACCGGGCCGGTCTTTCATTGGTAATAATAACATCAGGCCATCGATCTAAATGATTACTTACTTCAGCAATCTCGTTGCCAGTCTGAGAGAAGAATGCAATCCACTTACCCATTCCACCATGCTTTAAAGACGTCAATATTCCAATCTAAGTTATGCTTGCTGATTTGGTCTGCCGGGTAGTTAATTAATTCAAATAGCTTCTGAGACTCTTTTGTCTTAAGCCCGGAGTGAGGATAAGGAATTCCTTTAATAGCATGTACTACTGGGTTAGAAGTATCCATTGAGTAAATCCAATCATATCCTTTGTAGAACTGACCTTCTTGAGGTAATGCACAACCGAGTAAGTGGTGAGGCTTTTGCTTATTAATAATACCGTCCTTCTCTAATCTGCCTAGCAAAGCAACTCTTCCTAGCATCCAGCTTACAAGCTTGTTCGGATTAGGAACTATTTTTTCATAGAGAGAATAATCAAAAGAGATTGCAATCATATCAACATCCAGCTTGTCATCTAAAGTCTGATAGCATTCCACGATCTCCTCATAAGTCTTTCCTTGAACTACTGCAATACTTTTACCCTTAGCGGTTGGTCTATGAAACTGATTCCATACGTAAGCATTAAAGATTGTTGTCTTTGCATCCTCTAAAGCATCTGGGATGATGTACCAGGTAGGCTCAAGCTTATTATTCCATTCGAAGAACTTCTTCATATCAAAAGCCTCTCCTAATTCAAAGATTGAATTATCTAAAATAACTTCTCGTTCTTTACAGGCTTCAACAAAGGCTTCTTTATAGGCTTCACTCTCCTCTAACAAATGAACTAAGCAGTAATCGTAATCAGTCTTAGTTTGAACGTAAGAGAATAAATCGATAGGAGATTCGTGCGCTATCTTAATCATTACTTGCAGCTATATCCTTTAACGAATTCGTAAAACTCTGCTCTTGCTGAATCTTCCATCATGAAGCATCCTGATAACTTTGAAGTTTTCATAGAAGCTCCTGCATGCTTTACTCCTCTGCAAGATACGCAATTGTGGGTTGCTTCGACCATTACAGCTACTCCCTGATTACCTTCACAAATCTTATTCACTGCGTTATGGACTGCAACTGTATATTGTTCTTGGATTGTTCCTCTTCTTCCGAAGTATTCAACAATCCTATTTAGCTTTGATAAACCGACAACCTTACCTTCTGGAGAAGGAATGTAACCGATATGAACCCGGCCTTGGATTGTTTGGTGATGATGAGAACACATAGAGGTAATTGGAATATTGCCTTCAAATACCATTCCGTCGTATCCATCTGAAGGAAATGCAGTAACGTTATCCATCATATCGTAACGTCCTTTCCATAAATCGAATACGTATGCTTTTGCTACCCTGCGAGGAGTATCAGAAGAGTTAGGATCATTCTTCCAATCACAACCTAATGCATCTAGAAACTTTCCGTAAGCATCTGCTGCCTTATCAACCATCTTCCATTTCTCTTTTTCGGTGAACGGATAACCGGGTGCCTTGCCGTTAGCAAAGCCCATGCTCGCTAATTCAAGACCGTCTGAAAATTCTTTTAAATCCATAAATATAATATAGTAACTTTTGTTTTAGTATGCAACTTATAATCCAGCAACGGAAGTTCTTTCTGCTTCTACTCTAGTCTCTCCTCCTTGGTAGATGATCTTACCTTTCTCATGCTCGTGAGGATTACAGCGGATATTAGTCTTATAGAAGTATACAGGACCATTATACTCGAAAGTCTCGCTACCTAAATGCTCTCCTAATGCTATCCCTTTCGGGCCAGAGATTCTTCTCGGTCCATTAAACGATCTGAAATCAATATCTAATGCTCGGTACCACTTACCGTTATTCATTTGAATTTCATGTGCCCATGCGGTATTAAAATCAAATTCTAATTTACCAGTATTGCCTCTTTTTTCTCCCATGCCTAAAGATACGAATTAATCTGGGAGTAAGCCAGCTTTTTCTACTGCAGTCCAAACTCTAGTCTTCCAAAGATCTATTCTTATTCCTTCAATCTCCTGGAGTCCGTTTATGGTTTCTTTCGATAGGTGAACAATACATAAATCAAACATTCTATCTGCTTGTGCAATGTTACCTTCTTTTGCAAATTTTCTACCTAGTTTATATTTTTCCTTTAATGTCATAACTTTAGTTTTTATAACGAACTGATTTAAACTGCATTTCTTCCTCTGCCATCTGGTAATCTAAGCAAAGGAATACACATAAGTCACGCAGCTGTTGAGGGTAAATGAGAGCCATCTCTACCAGCAGTTCGTCTTCCATTGATTCAAATACATGACTGAAGCTTTCAATCTCTTCAGGGTGCTCTTGAGGTGTTTTCTTAATCTTCTTCATAAGCTACGTAGGTCTTTTTCATCACAGGCTTTGGCTTCCTTGTCTTAAAGGAGTCTAACCATGTTTTCAAAACGTGTAGCTTTTGGTGGTTTGATGTTTTGCTCATATTTTAATCCATTTATTTTTATAGTCCTTATTTGATGCTGCGTACTGAGCGTAACCGTTTCTGATAGGTCGGCCGGAGTTATAAGCACCGCATGCTAACATCCAATCACCATGCATTGAGTACCACTTACGGAGCATCTGCATACTGATCTTAACATTCAAATCAATATTAGTCTTTAATTCTTTCTCACTCAATCGCTTCCTAACATAAGGCCTAGCCCATCGAGTAATAATCTGCATCGGACCAACAGCACCTGCGAATGAGGTCTGGTATGGGTTATAATCAAAATCAAAAGGACCTTGGTATCTAGTCTCTAAGTAAGCAACGTTGTATGCAATATGCTTCGGTATCTTTAAACTATCACTCCAGTGCTCAATCGACTCATACATCTGGAGTGAGATAGTTCCGTTAGCTAAATCTAAACGTTCTTCAAAGTAATCCAGGCGTTGATTGAAGTTAATATACATCAACCCAATAACTCCCAAGAGAATAATTAAATACCAGTTTCTTACTTTAGCAAACATCCTTTAGTTTATTTAGTTGATACCGGACTAGCAATCTTAGAAGCATACATCTTAAAGATAATTCGTCCGATTGAGTCACTATAAATAGTATAGCTACCAGTCTTGCGATCCATCATAATCAATTTGTCTTCTGAATCGATTGCGATTCGAACTTCTTTATTCAAGATAGTTTCATTAACTGCTTTAGGTTTCATCTTCAATTCATTGAAGTAGTAACCGAGACCAAAGCCTCCAATTAAGGTTGCAGTAACAATTGCAACGTTCATAAATCGGTTGAAGATAACTTTCAACTTGTCTTTTTGTTCTGTACTAATTAGATTTTTCATAACTTATTTCTTTTTGTTTTAAATGTTTTATTGCTTCAACTACTTCCCGGCATTGTTCGTATAATTCATTATCTACCAGTACTTTTAAATTCTTCTCTAAAGTAACGATAAATTCTTCAGGATTGCAAGTTAAATCATAAAATTCTTCTTCATCTTCCATCTCTACTGAGATAATATGCACATGCTTCTTAGTACAATCTAGATTAGCTATAATTGCAGTACATATAATAGAGGCAAGCTTGGCATCTCCTTGCTTAACTCTTTCCATAAAATCTGCTTCAGACTTAACCTTATATGTTCTCATCTCAGAATAAATCAAGGGGATTTCTTTTTAGGGTGTATTTTTTCATCTGAGTGGCTTTCTCATCTGCTTTGAGCATTTCGGTTGCAATTCTCTCCAAATGCTTTCTCTTCTCTTTTTCCTTATTCTCTAGGATCTTTTCGTGCTTTGTCTTCTTCATAAGCGGCTGATGAAATCATCCTGCTTCGGTTCTTCATCTGTCAATCCCAACTCTTTTAATCTCTGAAGTTGGTATTCGTCAAGTTCCCAGCTAGGTTCTTCCTGCTTATAAATAGTTACGTGATCTTCAAGTCCTTGTATTTGTTTATTTTCAAATACGTCTCCTACTGTTAAGAAGAAGCAATTGTAGCAAAGTAGGTCTAAGTTTTCTGCTCGGTAGTTCTTTTTATTACCATCCTTAAAGTGCATAAGGAGAGGCATTTTGTAATCAAGGACTCTCCTCTCACTAAAATGGCAATTGTAACATTCCTCTAGTAGGTAACCTTCAGTGATCATTCGATCTTTTATCTTTGCCGGTGTAAAGGAATGCGGTGATGCATTACCTTCTACGATATCCAATAAAGATGGTTCATCTGATTTACCTGTTAAGAACTTTGGAATGCCTGTACCGGATTGGTTTTTATGCTTTTCCCATAGAGATATTCCTAGTGCTTCATCCTTGTATTGTTTAGCATATTTTTTATAATGCACAAAAGATACTGAAAGATACCGGGCAGCTGCTCGGTTAGATCTAGTTCGGCTCATCGCCGATAAGACCATATCCTTAGATAGAAACTTAATCTTGGTCATTGTCTATCAATTCATCATCCCGAAAGTTTGATGTTGATTGATTTTTCTTTCCAAAGACTTGGTCATACTGATCTGCTTCCATGATAACTAAGTCGTTGAAAGTATCTTCACCCTCTCCTTTTGTTATTGTGATAGATCTTTTCATCTTAGATGATGAACAACTAACGCATGTTGTAGCACTTGGAAGTGCTTTCAATCGACCTTCCGGGATTGCTTCTTTACATTTAATACACTGTACTGTCATAACTTACTATTTTATTTTGTTATAATATATGAATTTCTTTAGGGAATAGCAAGTTTTATAAGTCGAACTTAAAAACAATTAGCTCATAAAGATCTCCGGGAGTCTTAAAGAAGTATTCTGTTCCATCTTCATCCTCCCAGGCCATTATATCTCCAGCTGCATTCTTTCTCTCATAAACATACCACCAAACAATACTAGCAACCTCTTCATTAAAGGCAAAGCTTAACATCTCTTCCATCATAGTCCAGTATGGAGCAACGATAGTTGAGGTATCGATCCCTGTCTGAGTGAATGTTTTATGCTCGTTAGTAACTAACTTCTCTAAATGATTAATCATCTTGGTGAAGAGTTTCTTTTCTTCTTCCAAGATTCCATCCTCTGTTATATCAATAACTTTAAACCTAACCCCAAGAGCCTTTTCAAGACCCTTCTTAATACTTTCAAAACCTTCCATAAGATTATCTAAGACGTGATTTTATATTTGTAACTGAGAATATCTCTAAAAATTGTTCGACTGGTAAGCCTTTCATTGCTGCAAAGAAGCTAACTGCTTGCTGCATAGTTTCAGCTGCTTGGGTCATTATTACCTCCTTGTTAGGATCATTCTTTCTATAGAATCCGAATTTCATATTTTATCTATTAGGTTTTTAATTTCAACACATTTTAAGTAATCTTCTTCCTGCTGATAAATAGTTAGAATAAGGTTTAATAATTTCTTGAACTGCTTCCTCTCGACTGAAAGATCTAATCCATAGTAAACCATTCTAAATAAGACTAGTTCGTCTCTTCCATCATTGATTGCATCGGTGATTCTTTCTAATACTCTCAACTTAATAACTTCTTTGAACTCAGGAGTCTTGAGAGTTTCGGCAAAGCTTTGTTCAATATCTTCTTCGTCCTCAAAATAAACTTCGAGGTAGATTGGCTCATCTATTTTCTTCATAGTATAAATTTTAAATTAGTTTCTGGATGAGAATAAATATAGCTACTCCATTTGTATTTTGCATACTCGTGTCCTTTTTGTTCTGCCTGCAGTCTTTTTTCGCCGTTAGTTGAAATGGAAGCAAAATGGTAAAAGTGACAATTATATGTTCTAACCATTTTTAAATCTGATATAGCACATTTTAAAAAGAAATCCCAATCAGCTACCATACCTGCTTCATAATTTTCATCCCATCCGCCTAATCTTATGTAATCATATTTGTTCATAAAGATCGGTAAAGTTGATCCCGATTCTTCTGTTTTACCCTCCCTGACTGAATTTTCGTAATCCCAGTAAGTTTGTAGGTCAAACGTTTTAGGATCTCTTCCTAGATCCTTAATATGGAATTGTCTGAAGATAGAAGGAGAAGGCTCGATTTGATTAGGAGCTAATACATATCCGGGTTTATATTCCTCAAGTAACACTTGATCCCATACATCCGGAAAGACATTATCATCATTTACAATCAGAATCTTATCAAACTTAGCATTATAAACTCCTAAGTTAGTTGCCCGGCAAAGCCCGACGTTCTCTTCTAAAACTAGAATCTCAACAGAGTCTTTATACCTATCAAGAACCTCCTTATTAACCTCATAGAACCCATCTACCACTACTATAATTTGGTTGTTTAACCTCTGTCCGTTAATGGCTGATCTTAAACATAAGTCCAGCGTTTCAGGCTCTTTATATGTAGGGATGATTACTGAGATCATACTAAGCTCCAATCTGTTAGAGGTGATAGCCAAGCTGTCTCTCCATGAGTTGCATACCCGGGAATAGAGCTTATTAATAACTCTCCCTGCTCTCTCAAATCTAAGAACATTTTAAAGTCCTCAGGATAGCTTCCTTGAGTATACTTACGGAGAGTTTCTTCTGTTCTCTTTAATGTTGAGACTGTAGCTGCAAAGGTCATAGTAGTTGAGTTTGTTATCTTCCAATGAGTTGATTCCGTTAAGTATACTCGAGTATCTTCTGCTCCTCCTTCACAGTAGGGATTCCCTCCTCGGGATGGCGGTAGATACTTATCAGGATGATCATATAAAGATATGAACGAAGCTCCTAATTGCAAACCTTCTTTAATAATTTTATCTGAGTTTGGTTTATGTAAGTAATCATTCTCTAGGAAGTAAACAACTTCTTCATCCGGTAATTGCAGCGCTTCATCTAAAGCCAAGTTAAAGGTACCTGCTCCATGACCGACAGAAATATACTCAATAAAGTTTCTAGGGCTATGCTTTTGAATCATATCGTTAGTCTCTTCTGAGATATTATCTGCAAGGATAGTCCAGTCGTTATCAAACCAAGGGAAGGTCTGGATAGCATTCTTCAGACAGGCCTCATTGTTTATGTAAACTGGTTTTACTTTGCTATAACCTGAATCGGATATTCTATAGATTATTTTCATATACTATGATAGCAAATTTATTATATGATTTGCAACTTCTTTATCGGCTAAGTAGGCATCTAGTACCGTATGAGGATCTCCAAAATATTCTCTAGGACCTAAACGAGGCTGTTTAATCTGCTTTAACACTCCATTCCAACCGTAAAGCTGTAAATTAAAGTCGCCTGTAATTACAGTCTTAGTCCCTACTCCTGCAGCAATTGTAGCTAATCCTCCATCAGTTCCGATAAATGCAACACAATGCTTCATTATAGAAGCTTCAAACAAAAGTGATTTTTGATCATCATCTGGCAAATATAAAGTCTGTTGCTGGTTGGCATCTCCAACACCGATTGGGTATAAAGTAAAATGCTCCTGCAGTTCGTTTACTATGTATTGAATGTCTCTATGTGCTCCTCCGTAACCTAGGTTTGGAACATCTACACCTGCTTCATACTGCTCAGGAGTAAATAGGTAAGTCTTTGGTTGCCAATTAGTCATAAAAGCAAGAACTGGTTTGTTACCTGTCTGTCTTAATTCAACAACAACATCTCTAGCAATAGCATCATATTCCGGAGTGGTGTAAACTACATACCCGGAGGATAATTCTTCAAAGCCGGCTTGCTGTTGGTATTGTTCGCAAGGAGTAATTTGATAGTCTAAAGCTCCTAACTCAATAACCTTGCTGTAATTATTCCCAGTACAGGGATGATAAGGTTTAGGGCCTGGTATTTGTGATATAAAGACCCTATCTATAAATGGATTGTTCTCAACTAATTGAGCTACTTGTGGAAAGCCGATTAAGTAATCTACTTGAGAATAACCTTCTCCTTTTAGCTTTTCAGCTAAGGATGTTGCGAAGATAATATCTCCAAAGAAGCCAAAAGTTACTACTAAACAATTAGTATTGCTCATAGGATTTTTCTTCCACAAATAATGAACCTGTCAGTAGGTTAATTTCTTTTTTAACTTCTGCTCTCTTGTCGTTAGTAACATAAATTTGTCTAGCATAATGAATAAACTCTTCATCAAAGACTTTATTCTTCTCTTTCATTCGAATATCATCCTCTAGATCCCAAAGTGTTTCGTTAACTGTTTTCACTTTTTCGTATAGGATACGAACCTGCTCATCTTCTAAAAGGCTAGCTCCTATATTAGTTAATTCTGTATACTCTGTATGTATGTTCTTCAGTTTACTTTCGTCTGAAATCCGTTCTAATTTAATTTGCAGTATGCTAATTTTATCTAGCAACTCTCCGTCTGATATTTCTACTTTCATAAATTTATTTTGTAGTTGTTTGATTTAATCCATTTTACATTCTCTAATCCTATTGGTATTTCCTCTAAAGTATATTCAATATTATCATAACCAACATGCCTATATTCATAAGCTTTTTGGTATAGCATCTTTCCTTCGTAGAAGTCTCTTTGATCCTGTTCTGGTTTCAAATGCATTGCTCCATTATCATCATGGTACAAACAGAAATAAGTACCTTCAGACTGTCTCACTACAGGAATACTAGCCCATCTTAGTCTCTCTCTTAAGTCTTCATCTTCGTTACCCCACCCTTTATATAGAGGATTTAAACCGTTAATAACCTCAAACTGCTCTCTTGACATCATTACAACCCCGCCGTAAAAATTAGGATCGATTGCTTGAGAGAAGCTTCTGTAACCGCCTGGAATGTCATGCTCAGGCCTTAAGCTTGCGTTGTCCTTATCAAGGAAGAATGCTTTTGCTCCCATTAGAGTAACAGTTCCGGTAAAAGTATAATCTAAATCGTCAGCTGGATAATAATCAACCTGATGTAGAATAATAACATCCCCGGTTGCTTCTTTGAAGCCAATATTATTTACAATAGCAATCTGGAAATTATCTTCGTTACCTTGTTCGGAGATTATAATTTCATATTCTTTATCTGCAAACTTATCTTGCAGTCTTGGTAGCAATACCTCCAGATGCTCTTCCCTATTCCGGTAAGGTATAATAATTGAGTATTTCATCTCCGAATCTATCATATTGGTGAATAACTGTGTAGTCTTTTAAAGTATTCAAATCAAACTTAACCACTCCTTCTTTAATAACATGTAGATGAACTGCAAATTTATCTTCTAGACTTGTGAAGGTTGTTTTATGTTTGTAAGAATTTCTTGTAAGATAATTAAAAGAAGTCTGATCGGCAACTTTAAATTTACCACAAGACATTAGGAAGATATCTTTACATAGAGCTTTAACATCCTCTGCTCCGCCTCCAAATACTCCAACATTAAGAACTTCCTCTTCTGCTAATTCAGATCCTAGGAAGCCTAAGTTAACATAAAGATGTTCTAAGTTCCATCTGTGATCTTCATACTTAATAACCTCCCCGGTTGCAATGATGCCTTCTAAAGGTACTCTTGAAAAAGGTGATTGAGTAAACACAACGTCCTTCACATCTGTTATGAATACTTTCTCATACTGCATATCATTAAGGAAGTTAGCAATGTGAAGGAACCGAATATTATGTACTAGGTTGTAAGAGCTTTCCGGGGTTACTCTTCCGGTGTCTGTCAAAAACTCATCCTGTATCGCTCCAAAGAAATTAACCTGTGGAAGGTAAACATCTACATTATTTTCAGCTAAGTATGATACTAAAGGTGAATTTGAATTTCCATTATATAAATACAAGACTCTGTCTGTATCTTCGAACTTAGAAGTTTGCACCCAATTCTTAATATCAGCAACAGAATAGTTATTACTGATTGCTCCTATAAGTAAATTTTTATTCATTAAAGTTAATATAATTAATTTCTGGGTTAACGAACCAACCGATATTGTCTGAATACTTCTCTTCACCTATCCAATGGTAAGCATCTCCGGTCATTGGTAATTCAATAATTCGTTTCTTATCTAAAGCGGAAGCAATTGAGGATGGTCCTGATAAGTTACCTACATAGAGTGCTGCTGAGTTAATTGCTGTAAACCAATTATGCACATCCCCTATTTGGTAGAACTCACATTGATCTTTGAATGGGAATAAATCATAATCCTTCTGCTCAGTACCGATAAAGACAACCTGTCCCGGATAAGCTTCCATAATACTTTGGTAAGGGAATTCATTATTAATCCTTGAGTGACTGTACCTCCTGTTAATAATAACCTTATCGGTAAAGTATGGATCAATCTCATTGAACTGTATCCACTGATAAGGCTTTTTAATTTCAAAATCAAAAGTTAAGCTAAAGATTTCAGACCAGCAAGTCTTATAGAGGTGAGGAGATCTCATAAAATGCTCTAGGTGCGTAAAGCCTTCCTCTACCAATTTAGGTTCGTAGACTTCAATAGGCCCACTAATAACATTTGGATTAGTAGGCACTATCTTAAAGTCCTCAAGCATCTGAAAGGAATTAACAAATGGTTGGTTCATTACCAAGTCGCGAAGTTCCTTGTATGCTGTATCAGTTCCTAATTCGAACCCTCCTTCAACATGGTAGAGGTAAATATCTGCCATTGTATTATTCTTCTCACATAGATGCTTCATACCGAACATCATATGCATAAAGTCACCAAGCTTACCGCAGATAGTAAAGTTCTCAGTTCTCATTAAATTCTCTTCTTGAAGCAAGCTGTTAAGATGTTTGGTGACAATGCTTTATCAACTCGAACCTTATCTTCAACATTGCAGTAATTAATCATATCGAACCCTTGCCTGTTCATAAAAGCTTCTAAACTCTTTTCTGTGAAATGGTACAAGTGTTCATCAGGCTTTCTATGCTTCCAGGTTTCAAACCAAGCATCATCTAAGCCATTAACGCACCAAGGTAAGCTGATAACAGCATACTTACATTGAAGGTTCTTAACGAACTCAATATCGCCAAAATGTTCTAAGCTATCAAAGAATGTAATAACGTCAGCGTACTGGTTAGTAATATCATCAACGAAGTTAATTCCCGGGTTCAAAGGATAGGCTGGCTGTATATCGTTACCGTAAAGCTCTCCAATAAATCCTCGGCAAGATTCTAAAAAGTCTCCATTACCGTATCCAACATCCATAAGCGATTTAGGGACCTCTCCAGTTGCGCCAATAATATAACCCAATCTCAAATTCAAAATGTTTCCTCTGTCATTGAAGTGAGAGTATCTACTATCTGAATAATCAATGTCGTAGTTGTAAGGCTTACATTCGATTTGCTTAATAACACCGTCCTGTGTTAATTCGTAGTTGTTTAACATAATATTATAATATAAGGATTAGTTTAGTAAATAGCAATTTATCTTAAGAAAAATCTACATCTGTTGCCCAGTAAGCATGACCGCCTCTTTCTGTCTCCATTACATCGTAGTGGTATTGTTGCATTCCATTTTTAGGCCACTGCATTTGTATTTTTGGAAAAAGTAGGAACAGTTCTTCCATCACTTCCTGACTTGTGTTTAAAGCTTCTGATACTTTCGGTGCTTTATCTTTTAAGTATGTATCAGCATCTGTAAGGTGCTTAGCTGCCTCTTTGTTATATTTAGCAACGTAAGGAATGGTTAGGTAAACTTCTGACCTTGTATAAAGCTCTTCGTAAGGCCTACTTAACGCTGCTTCATCATGCCAAGACATATCATACTCAATTCCAAATAAGGTAAGTAGGTCTTCTTTTCTGCCCCAGAATATATGATCAATCGGATGGTAAGGATAATCTTTACACATAGCCATAATACCGATTTTAGCTAATGGTTTAGTTTCTTCTCTAAAATACTCTGAGTTGATTTCATTTTTGCTGAAGTAGTAATCATAAAGCTTCAACATGCTCTCCAAAGAAACTATTTGATCTCCTCTCATCTTTATTACATACTCAGCAGCGGTTGCTTTAATACCTTCGTAAGAGGACTTAACTAATCGGTTTCTATTCCAGCTTCCAGGAAATTCTACATCCTTACTCTTCAATACATAGATCTTTGGATTTTCCCAATCAATCATAGTATCGTCAATATCAGGGCAAGTCTCCCAGCAGGATATTACTACAGCATTTACAAAAGGTAATTTTGTATAGTGATCAGCAATACGAGCAGTGTATGGCTGCAAAGGTCCTTGCAGAACAATATCTATAGGTATCATAACAGAGTTTCTACTTCATGTAAATAATCCGAACATACTCCATAAACATCTTGAGCTATATAACCATACTCGTTAATGCTTTGAAGATCTAGCAAAGGGATAATTGATTTACTATTAGCAGATTCTAAGTCATGAGACCAGATCAGATTAGTATTGTTAATAATAGTTTGCCTTTCCTGTTCGTGGAAAAAGATTCTTAGACCTGTCTCGATTAGGAAATCCAGACTCTCAAAATCTTTTGTATGCACCCACAGCTTATCTTTTCTTTCCAGTAGCCAGCTCAACTCAACTCGATATTGCGGATGGTCGTGACCTAGATACAGTTGACCTTCTTTCATTCGAACATCAATCTCAACATCGTATCCTAAAGTAATAGTATCCTGAATGTAGCTAGGTCGGTTCTCGGAGTCCGGTATCCTGCCGGTAATGTTTCCTCTATGTGAAATTAAAATCATAATTCTTCTATTCTTTTTGCTTTATCGTCAACAACTAAATCATAAAGAGGTTTTTTATCTCCAACCTCTAGGTTGTGGAACTTTGCTCCCCATTCCTTTAATTGCTTTAAAGTTAATGCTCGGTATTCTTCCATACGCTCTTTGTTGGTAGGATCAGAACTTCCTCTAGCTGTCCAATAAGTAATAATCCAACCTTCATTATAAAGCTTGTTTATCTTCTGAATGTTTTCCCGGCTTGGTGTAGCTAATTCATAGACTCTATCTCCTTCATAGAAGCAAATCGTCTCATCTATATCAACAAAAGCTATAGGGTAAGCATTGTTTTTATTGTGTATCTCCTTGTTCATTATATTCCTTCCAGTACCTATAAGTTCTAATTAAATCCTCTTCGCTTCTAACTTGTAGACCTCTTAAGATTGTTTGCCATGCTTCAAAGTTCTCAACCTCTTCTGGAGTGCCGAACACTGTAACGAAGTCGGTAGGGTAGCAAGTCACTTTCAAATTATCCTGAATCAATAAATTATAAACTAACGTAACGTAATATTCTCCGTTGTAGTTTATATCTAAGTCCATGAGTTGTTGGAAATACTTCTTAATATAAAATCCTTTCTTAAAGTAGTAAGTCCCGGTAGAGGCATGCTCCTGCATCGGATCTTCCGTATAAGGCTCTTTCTCTTTTATCTCAGAAACCGCTAAGTCACTTTCTTTCATATAAGCCATAAAGGTAGAGCTTAATCGGTGAGGATGAAATCCAACATGACTCAAAATACATCCATCACTTTCACTTTCCTTAATCCATTTTTTAAATTCTGCGTAGTTCCACAAGTAGGGATTATCACAGTAGCAAACTATAACCTCTTCATTATCATCAATATAGCTCTCCATTCCTGTCATAGTGTATACCGGGCCTTTTTTGTGAGGAGGTACTCCAACGATGGTAGCATCAGACCTAATATTAATTATAATTTCTCTCATGGAGGTTGTTGTTAGGTGATGGTGATTGCAGATAAAAATCAACTCATCTTCTTTATTAAACATACCGCAGATGTATTCAAGAATCCTTTTTCCGTTAACTGTAATAAGAGGTTTTGGATCTCTGTACCCTGCTTTTACAAACCGGTTACCAAATCCGGCCATTGGTATAATTACTTTCATAAACTCTTTCTGTATTTTTCTGATTCTAAACTTAAAAGCTCAAACATATCATCACTGAATAATGTATGTCTGGACTGTAGTGTTTCTGTAATGTAGTGAATATAGTTGTTGAAGGCAAGTACTTCCAGGCTTTGTTTTTTATCTGAGAAGATTACTGCGTCAGGGAAGTAATAATGCTCACTCTTCTTCTCTTTAGCAAAAGCTAATGTAAATGTTATAAAGCTTAATATCTGGTTCTGCAAATACTTCTGTGCTTTGTATGTAATATCTTTCACCAAAGTTAACGCTTCTTCCTTTGAATCTGAACTTATTATCAATCCGTGGTTCTGTAAGAAGGTAATGCTTGGTTTGTCTTTCAATCGCTCTAAAGCTTTGAATAGGGAATACCCAGGTGCTGTATAAGGAACATAGGTATATTCATAATCGTTATAAATTTCCTGAAGAACTTCTTTTACATTACCTAAGCAAAGAATAGCTGTCAGGTAAACAGGGTGCAGGTGGATAGTGTATTTGTTTAATAAAGCATGTAAGCCAACTTCCATCGAAGGTCTTTTACCTGTGTAGAATATATCAGATTCAAATAAAGCATCATACCTCTCAGAGGTTGAAATACCTTTCATCATAGCAGGTCGAACAATTGAGTAACCATTCACTCTACTCACATCTTTCATCTTAAAGCCAGAAGCTTTTATAAACATATGATCACCGGTCTTTATAGAGATATTTCCTCCTGTGTGTTGACATAGTAAGATATCAGCTCCAAGGTTATTAGAAAGTTCAATAAAGTCTTTTATGTCTGTGTTATAGTCTTTAACAAAAGTAAATAAGTATTCATTAGCAGGTTTTATAAACCGGTAACTTATTACTACATCAACTACTTCATTCTTATCTCCAATGTTCCTAATTGGCTTTTCTGGTATCATATCAACAATAACATCCGCAATAGCAATTTGCCTTTCGTTTATTTTTATAGCATCAAGCTTCCTCCTATTGATTGCATCTATGACAGCACTGTACTTATAGCCCCTCTTTTCAGTATCTCTGATTATCTTCCAGTGAGTACGTAATGTTTCGTCTGTATTAATAAAGATTTTAAGATCAGTTAACTGCTGAGATTGTTCAGTATAGAATGCATGAAGGCCTTGATTGATAATTATTCTATTAGATTCAATCTTTTCAGGTGCTTTAAATGTTCCTGTACCGTGGTCGTAAGCAGAACGATAAATAGAATTACCTTCAGATAGTTCCTTTAAGTGAATATCTCCTAACTCTAAGTTATTAGCTTCTGGGTTAAGGTGGGTAAAGATATCCCAATTCGGACTTGTCCTTTCCCACCTATGCAAATCATCTGTACTAAGAGTGATTGTATTTTCTTTTCCAAAAAACAATTGCACAATCCCGGTCATTGTAGATTTACCTACTCCAGATTCTCCAGCAATACCTATTATGTAAGGTTTTACTAAACTCATTATTTACTGATGATCTCAAATTTAGGACAAGGTACAATAAATTTACCACCTTTATTTAAGAACTCTTGCTCTCTTGAAACAAACTCGCTAATAAAGTGCCAGGGAAGTACTAATAAGTAATCAGGCTTAGCTGCTCTCATTTCATCTTCTGAGATGATTGGAATGTCTGTTCCGATTGTTTTCAATCCGAACTTATAAGGACTGCGTTCGGCAATAGCTGTAATCAAAGTGTGGTCTAATTCAAAGTACTGAAGCAGAGTGTTTCCTTTTGTTGATGCTCCATATCCGTAAATTGTTTTTCCTTTGGCTACTTCTCCTTTGATAAAGGAAACTGTTTCTTCTTTTAAAGCATCAATTTGATTTTGATACTCAGCCCATACCTCTGGAGATTCAATATTGATCTTCTCTTCTAAAGAAAGTATTGATTGAATTCGATAATTGCAAACATCTCTTAATGGTGAAGTTCCAAACGAAGTAACATCGGCATTATTCTTCTGTACGTAGATGCGGAAGCTTCCTCCGTTAACATCATTCAATTCACAATCAACAATCTTTAAGCTGTGGTTAGCAAAGAGATTCATAACTGTCTTCAGTGAATAGTAGTAGCGATGCTCATGGCAAATATTGTCAAATGCAAGCTGTTGGATCATTAGTGGAGTATAACTCAACTGTAATACCCAAACACCATTATCATCTAGGATCTTTGTAACATCGTGAACAAATGAATTCGGATCAGATAAGTCGTAAAACATTGCAATGGTTGTAATTACCTTTGCTTTCTTATCACCATGACCGGTCCTTTGGTAAGCATCATAAGAAAAATAATCCTGAATGACTGTTCCGTGTTTAGAAGATTCTTGGTAAAAGGAATCATCGCAAGGGTCGATACCTAGCTTAACAAACTCATTAGGAATCTGTTTAAGCATTGTGCCATCATTACAGGCAATATCTAACCACACATCCCCTTCCTTGTACTTCACCCGAGAGGTAATTTCGCTAACAATGTTCCCTAGCTCTTTAGTCATGGTAGCATTAATACCAGAACGGTACCAATACTTACCCCACATTGTTTCGTTGGGAGCATCTTCTACTAATCTAACAGCACCTGTACTTTCTTCTATCTGCAAATCCAGGCTGTATTTGTTTCTGCCTTCATAATCTGTTTCGTCTTTAATAAAATCTGAAACGTAGTGTGAGTTTAACTTTAATACTGTATTTGTTTTCATCTCTTTAAATCGTGGTTAACCATTTTTGTAATCATTTCTTCGAATGAGGTTTTAGGAGCCCATCCTAAATGATTGTTTATTTTACTGTAATCTCCTTTTAAATCTTGAATATCGTTATTGCGGACAAACTTTGGATTAATTGTAATATAGGCATTGTAGTCAGTTATTCCAACTGCTTTAAAAGCAACCTCTAGCAAATATCTTAGAGAGTGAGACTCGTTAGTTGATATAACAAAGTCTTCAGCGGTATCATTTTGTAACATCAACCACATAGCTTCAACGAAGTCAGGAGCATAACCCCAATCCCTTGTCACATCTAAATTACCTAGTTCAATACTATCGATTTCTCCTTTAGCTATTTTAGCTATTCCATTAGTAATCTTTCTAGTAACAAACTCCAAGCCTCTTCTTTCTGATTCGTGGTTAAAGCTGATACCATTACAGGCAAACAGTCCATAGGACTCTCTGTAGTTTCTAATGATCCATTGAGCGTATAACTTAGCTACTCCGTAAGGTGACTTTGGGTAAGGAATAGTCTGTTCGTTAGCCGTAGTGTACTTTAAGTTACCAAAGATTTCACTAGTGCCTGCTTGGTAAAATTTAATATCAGGATTGACCTGTTTAATTGCTTCTAAGAATCTTAATACACCAACACCATTTACGTTAGCGGTATACTCTGGGGTAATCCAGCTATTCGGTGCAAAAGATACTGCACCAAAGTTATAGATTTCATCCGGGTTGGCTTGGGTGACTGCTTTGTAGAGTGATGCTTGGTCATTTATATCGACTTGTAAGAAATTTATTTTATCTTGAATCTGAACAATGTTATCTTTTTTAGATGTGTTTATATCCCTGGTTGATCCATAAACGGTATAGCCTTTCTCTAACAGAAAATCCGCCATGTGGCTTCCAACCATCCCAGTAACTCCTGTTATTAATGCTACCTTTGTCATAATTACTTAACGTAGGTGAAAAGGTAATGATCTTCAAAAGATACTTTTTCCCATACGTAACCTGGTAGTAATGCTTGTACAGCTTCCACTGTCACTCCTAAATGTATTTCGACCATAACATCAGGATGATTTTGCTCAATTGTTTTTTGAGCTCCTCTTAAAACTTCTAACTCTAAACCTTCAACATCTATTTTAATAAAAGTAACATTTAAAAAATCATAACTATCTAATGTTCTTAGTACTATTGGATGTCCGTTTGAACTTACTTTAGATGTTCCTGAGTTATGATCCATACTATTTACAAATTCTAGGAACCCTTGTATATTGTCAGAAGAGATTCCTACATCATAAATTTCACAATCTGAGCAGTTTTTGTGTAATAAAGGAAGGTTATCGGGGTGAGGTTCAAAACAAACCACCCGATCTGCTTTACATACTTTCTTAAAAAACAAAGCGTGATTACCAATGTTTGCACCTACATCTATAACAAAATCAAAAGACTTTACTTTTTCTTTTAACGGTGTCAATAGCCATTCCTCAAAAAAAGTATTATTTTCTGAAGCTATCCGCCCTATAAGGTCTGGGTGGTACTGTATCTCATACTCTTTATCTTCGTATTTTATCATAATGTTTCGTAATAATTGTTTTGTTTTTCCTGTCTTTCGATAGTCTTAGGGTGAATCAAAGCTAATTCATCTACTGCAGGTAAGGTAGTATATTGTTTGAACCCAACAATCTTTTCATGAACTTTATTCTCCCATTTGATCTCTGGGTTGTTTCTATAGATTCTGCTCTGGTAATCAGGCCAATTCACTCTTCCGTTCTGTACTCTCCAACCCCATTTCTGTATATGCTCCGGGGTGAGACCACTTACAGTATTAATCCTAGGAACATAGTACAGATCAACTTCGGGGTTAGCTTCCAGTATTTGATGAAGGAGGTCGATAAACTCTGCAGGTAAGTATTCATCAGCATCTATCTGGAATATGAAATCGCCGGTACAGTGTGATGATAATAAGTTCTTCCAGTCTGCAAAATGTCCTTCAAAGCGGTTGCTTACTAAACATCCTTCTGATTTAATTGTATCAAGGTAGGTTATTACTTCTTGAGTGCCTTTACTCTGATCGAATAGGATTATTATCTCATCTTCTTTGTGTTTGTTAGAAATAAGGAAATCAACTAAGCGTTTAATCTCCTCTAATTCATCACAGACTGTAATAGCATAGCTAATTTTCATATTATTAATATATGAATTAAGCTCCTAAAATGCCAATATATTCTAGAGCATCCATGAAGTCTTTTTCTTCAAAGTACTTAGCTGTAGACATATCCATTCTGAATTCATAGTATTCGTTCTTCTTGCCTGGCTTAGGATACTTCTTCTTCTCCTCTTCCTTGACAGGAACTGCCTTAACTCCGGTCCATCTCCATTCACTCTTATTTGATCCTTGAGCAAATACCATTCCTTTATCGGGCTGGTTAACCGTATTTGGCATCCAGATCTTACCTTCTGCATCTTTAAAGAATAGATCTTTGTAGAGCTCAGGAAGAATTTCTGCCTGTAAAGTAATAAATTCGCTTCCTTCAGTCATAACAGTGTTGGTAATAAACCCGCAACCGTAACAAAGGTAGTTAGTAACTTCAGGAGAGACTTCCTGAGTGTAGCAAGCATCGGAGCCGCATCTATCGCAGATTGTTAAATTGTCCATTTAGTCTTTTTTTTATAGTCTTCTAAAGCTTTCAAGGATGCTTTTCTTTGAACTACTTTAGTTTTAGTCACGTAGTTATTCATATACTTACCCAGAAGTCTTTCGTGGGTTAGTTTCTGTACCTCTCTCCGGGTACGTCTGAAGAGGTATCTAAAGTTTAAGATAACTGTTAGTAAGTCTTTCATTATAGCTTTTTAAGTTTAGGTAGTTCAATTTTCTTTAACTGAGGTAGTTGAAGCTTTATCTCCTTTGGGAATTCAGGTATATGCTTGGTTAATAACGTATCTAATCTCTCTTTCATCTTATCATAAGAGAATTCAGTTTTCGACCTATAAGCCTGTCTCTTTGCTCCGTCAGTATACTTTTTGTAGTTCTCAAATACATCCCTCATTTTTGCTCCTAACATACCTGCATCAGGTGAAAACCATTGAGCGCCTTCTAAAATAATTCCCGGTACGTAAGCACTTGGATGGACTGGTTTTAGTTTTCCTGGGATTAAGGTAACGAATTCTGAATCTAAATAATCTAAGTGTCCAGACCAATCACTAACTAGGATCGGTTTCTTTATTAACGAAAATTCTAATAAAGGTCTTCCAAAGCCTTCACCCTTGGTTAGATTAACCATTGCTTTTACTTTAGGGTGATTATATAGCTGGTTAACCTCTTGATCGGAAAACTCTCCATGAAGTAGGTAGACGTTCGGGATATTAACAGAATTGACAGTCTTTCTGATTGAGGCAATTCTTTTTAGTATCTCTTCTCGGTCCATATAAGAAGTTCCGCCCATTGAAGTTTTAAGTATCAATGCAGGTTTTTTAGCTTTATTCTTAAATGTTTCATAGAATGCTTTGATGAGTAACCCAACATTCTTTCTATCCTCTCCAAGGTCTCCTTGCAGCCAATGACCGACAAATAAATAAGCGAAGTCTTCCTTAATGCTAGAAAGATTAATATCAACTACCTCTTTAGATTCTAAAGGAAGATATTTCGTAATATCTACTCCTTCAAATAAAACCTCTAAAGGCTTTTCAAGCTTAATAGTTCGTATTAACTGATTTGTTTTTTTATCTTTCTCTTCGAAGTTTGATTTCTCTAAAGCCTCTTTTGAAAATGTAGATGATACGAAAGTAATATCCATTCTATTTAGTCCTTCAATCCACTCCGGCGCACACATCGTAGTCTCAACTCCGGCTGTAAAGCCGATGTTGTATTTACCTACAGCCTGGAATTCATTAGGAACTGTTAACTGAGACCAGATTTCTGGCTGACGGGGTAATTGAGGAGATGTTAAAATATGTTCTTTAAGAAAGCCCCAATCCTCTTTAAAGTCTTCGATAAAGCCCCAGGGAGTACTTCCCCATCTTTGTGGTAGTATCTTAACATCATACTTGTCGAGTTCGATGATTGCTTTAACTAAGTCTCTTGATCTTGATCCATACCCGGAATAGGTATCTATCGGGCAACTAATTACGTATAATGGCTTCATTAATATTTTAATTTATGAACTATCTTCTTTCTAGCAACTTCTCCTGCAAGGATTAATTCGTATTTTTCTCTCGGTGTCCAAGTTTCAAATAGAGTATCCATATGCTTAACGATTCTTTCTCCCATGATTTTAGAAGTAAACCCTGCTTCCGGACCTGCAGCCCACTTCCTACCAGCTTCACCTCTCCTCTTTCTCTCTGTATTTCCAAGCAAGTACACCTCCTCGATCATCTGAGCAGCATCCTCTGCTTCACATCTATCATCCCAGATGTAAGGAGTTGGTACTGAACCTTGGATTGATCTTGAGACTGGATAGACTGGGAATGCCCACTCTCCATGCTCTCTATAAGTACCTCTGTGATTGGATGGGAAATCGTAATCAAAGTCCATCCATACTCCATCTTTAACAAATCTCATCTGGTCTTGCATTCCACCGGTAACGTTTGCAATAATAGGCATACCTACAAGTAGAGCCTCAGTCAAACATAAACCCCATCCCTCATTCGAGGTTAATAGTATGCAAGTATCTGCGAGGTTATACAACCAGTTCATCCGAGTATGATCGAACATACCTCCTGTGAAATGAACGTTGATATGCTCCTCCGAACAGAATAATTCAACGACTGCATTTAAGTCTGTTCCATGCTCTTCAACCGGCTGGGTATGCATAAGAAGTAAACACTTCTTTGCTTTCTCTTTTGGAAGACTATCCACGAAGTGTCTGAATGCTAAGATTGTATCCGGGATCTGTTTCCGGCGAATGTTCCTGGAATTAAATAGAACGACGAAGTCGATCTCCTTTCCTTGAAACATCTGCTTTTTAAACTCCGTAAACTCTTTTGAACCTAATACGTCTTCAGTTAACGGTTTAAAATTGTCTTCGTTTACTCCATGAGGTACATACTCAATCATTTTATATTGAGCTTTATCTCCTAAGACTAATTTATTGATATTAACTGTCTGCTTTGAAATGCCGAACAATGCATCACACGACTCATAAAACTCTTTATTGTAGAGAGGTGCCGGATAGTCATCCCAAATATTCAAATACACGATCGGGATGTGTCTCCGGATCTCATTCTCCATTTGGAATAACCAAGTCCAATATCTTGGATCGGTAATGATGAAGATTGCATCCGGCTTCTCCATTTGAATTAACTGGCGGGTTAGATCGGGATTTCCGTACCCGTCTGTCGGATAGAGCATCACCGAGGAATCCTGGATGCCGGCTTGCCTGTTAGTATCCTCGGAGAGATCAAAGCGTTGACCAGCTTCTGGATGCTTGACAGCTCCTCCTAAGTTAACCCAATTAAAGTGGTGAGCTGTATTGATCACAAGCTCCCGACCCATGTGAGCGATACCGGAATGAACCCGAATGTCATCGCACATTAATAAAATTTTCTTTCGTTTGTCTTTTCGTATGTAACCGTCTTTCATAATATAACTTTAAAATAACTAATTAGTGGGAGGAAGGCAAGCTTATTTCTCTTGATAATCGATAATTGCCTTTCGAAAGTCTTTATCGTTCAAATAAAGGTGAATGCATTTATTTACAAGGTTATGCAGAGTGAACCGGTCGCGTACGCACTCTACTTTAAAATCATTGAACTGGTCTTGTTCCACCTTCACGGAGGTTAATACCATTGTTTTAGTTGTATCTTTTGTCATAAATATATCTTTATAATAAATATATACTGTCCTAAATTCGCGATCTAGATTTATTTAAACTTCGCCCCTGCATGCTCGCAGTGCCTTGGCTGTTCGTAGAACGGACAAAACTTACAAGCACTAGCCGAGGGTGTTCTTGCATACACTCTCTCTTTTATCTCCCCTGTCGGTTCGAAACATTCTTTAATAAACTCTTCCATCTTACCAACTGCTTTCTTAGTCTTAATCGGACCTGAAGCTGGAATGAACTCCTGCACTCTCTTCTGAACGAAATCAGATTGTTCCCAAAGCTTTCTTTTAACAATAAAGAACTTAATATGAATCTTCTCCGGATTAACTCCGAACTGCTTATTAAAGAAATTCTTATAGAGGATCAATTGAGATTGTTTCATCTCGTCTTTCTTATCCTTGTCACCCCAACCTCTGGTCGAAGTCTTGATATCAAAGATATGATACTCGTCTGAAGGTTCATGATATAGAACTAAGTCAATAAAGCCTTTGAATAATACTCCCGGATGGTCTTCAATAGGTTGAATCATTAGTGGAATTTCAACTCCTACTAAATGCCAACCCTGTTTGCCGAAGTAAGCTGCTCTATTCTTTTTAATATACTTAAGGATAGTGCAGCCGTCTTCGTAGAACTCCTGTAAGTCTTTCGCAGTAACAAAATGCTCTCCGTTGTTATTCTTCTTCTCGTCTGAGTAATGGAAGATTAATCCTTCGTAAAGTTTATCTTCTAAGTCCATCGCATCGGCTGCCACTCCTGATACTTCATATAGGGTTGTTAGCCAGTCCTGAACTGTTTCATGGAATGCTTTACCGAACACAGTATGAATGGAAGGCTTATAGACTTTAATCTTGTCTTTATAAGTTAGCTTCCAACGGTGAGGACATTGATTATAGACCTGCATTTGAGAGTAAGAGATGTTCTTCTGAGTCTCTTTGTCGATCTCCAGAAGCTTATGCTCCCGGATCTGCTTAATTACTTTCGGTAACTTGATCATCGATCTCCTGTTTAAGTCTTTCTAAGTATAGAATACCGTCCATGAGTTCTTCTTGGGCGTGGTTGATCCATTCTACTTTACTTAGATCTTTTCTATCGAGAGTGTTGCTGTATTTCTTAAAGCCCATCTCGGCTCTATCAACAAACTTATTTAAGATAGAATCAACAATAGAATCAGGAATGAAGTTAGTATAATTAATCTTTCTGCTCATCAGCGTATTCCTCTCTTAAGTCTTTAGGTAAAGTATCTAATAGGATCTTTCCTGTCTTAACGTCGTAGAATACTGGGATGGGCATTACTGCATCTTCGTCAGTACCTGCAACAAAGCGAGAGATTTTCCTTAGGATCATTCCTTCGGCAAAAACGTGGTTACCTTCTGGTGATAATACCGGCTGGGTATTTTTAAGGTCGATGTTGAGTTTTAAGTCTTGTTGTTTCATAATTCGTAATCTCCGTAAATGGAATATTGTTTTGGTTGTTCTTCTGGTATTTCTACTTCACTAGTTCTAATTGCAAATAATTTACCCTGGATTGGTTCCAGACGGTAGGCTAAAGGCTTTGAGGTTGCTTTCTGGTAATAAGCTTCTAAAGCATCAGTTATGCTCTTCCTGATCTCCATCTCCCCCTCCAAGGTCCATCTGTCCCCCGGCGGTGTTCTCTGTGCTATCAACTGTAAGCTCTCCTTGATTTCTGTCTTGTTCATCTTCTAATGGTTCAACTGTTTGTACTTCATTAACAAAGAAGTATTCGTCTCCGTGTTTGAATACTTTCTCGGCATGCCATGCCTCTTTTATTTCATTGGCTGATTCGGTAGGGAGAACAGCTCCAGGTCGAAGCTTTAAGATCCTAACAACCTCATACATGTTATCCTGTATAAGAACTATTCTCCCCTTGCCAACCATTACCCTAGCATTAATTGATTAGACGCATCGTCCATGCTGTTAGAACCGTTCTCTGTAAGTTCATCTGCAACTACACATTCAGTCAATAGGATTGTTCCTGCTACTGATGCTGCATTCTCTAGAGCCGTTCTAGTTACTTTAAATGGATCAATGATACCAGCATCTTTTAAATTAGTAACATTCTCTTCTGTAAGATTCCAACCTGTCCACTTATCGGAATTCGCGCAAATTTGCCCGCTAATATCAGATATTTGTTGGTACTCATAACCAGCATTAGTTAGAATTTTATAGAATGGCATTGTACATGCCATGTATATAATTTGATATCCGGTACTTGTCTCACTGGCAGTCCAGCTAGGCATACTTCGTAGTAAAGCAATTCCGCCGCCAGGAACAATTCCTTCAGCAATAGCAGCTCTTGTAGCATGTAAAGCATCCTCTACTCGGTCCTTCTTCTCTTTCATTTCAAGTTCTGAATTACCTCCAACGTGAATGATTGATACCCCGCCTGTAAATTTAGCTAAACGCTCCTGAAGCTTCTCCATCTCAAAAGGACTCTTTGCATTATCGATCTGAGCTTTCAAGTCTTCAATACGAGAAGTAATAGCTTCTACTTCACCTTTACCGTCGATGATAGTAGTAGATTCTTTCTGGATATTAGCCTTGCGTGCTTCACCTAACCATGCTTTATCTACCCGGCTTAACTTCATTCCTTTCTCAGGAGAGATTACTTGACCGCCTGTCAAGACTGCAATGTCTTCCATGATAAGCTTTCTTCTATCTCCGAAGTCAGGAGCTTTAACTGCACATACTTTAATAGTACCTCTCATCTTATTTACAATCAAGGTAGCCAAAGCTTCATTATCAATATCTTCGCAGATGATCAACAACGATTTATTATCAGATGAAACTGATTCGAGGATAGGAAGTAAGTCCTTAGCCTGTGAAAGCTTCCCATCATAAATTAAAACTAAGGGATTGTCTAACACTGAAGACATAGTTGCATTATCAGTAACGAAGTGAGGTGATTTAAATCCTCGATCGAACTGAATACCTTCAACTGTCTCTAAGTAGGTATCACCCGTCCTAGATTCTTCAATAGTAACAATCCCGTCTCTGCCTACTGCAGCTAATGCTGAAGTGATTAGAGAACCTACCTCAGGGTCGTTGTTTGCAGACACAGAAGCGATCTGGTCTAACTGCCCCTCTGAAGTAATATCTTCAGCGATATTTTCTTTGATGTAAGCAATTACTTCTTTAACTGCTTTATCGATATCGCGTTTAATTTGTACTGCATTACCTCCGTTATCTAAGGCTTTTAATCCTTGATTGGTAATGAATTGAGCAAGTAGGGTTGCTGTAGTAGTTCCATCACCAGCAATGTTTGCTGTCTTGATAGCTGCTTGTTTAAGCATATCAACGGCGATTGAATGTACTGGGTCTTTCAAAGAGATAATCTTTGCAACCGTAACTCCGTCCTTGGTAGAACGAACTTCACCTGTCTCATTTCTATAAACAACATTCCGGCCGTTAGGTCCTAAAGTTGCTGTAACTGCATTTGCAATCTTATCAATTCCTTCTGATAATTTCTTGCGTGCTTGGTTTGAATATTCTATCTGTTTGCTCATAACTTAAAAAGGTACTGATGTAAAATCGTCTTCGATGATAGCTAAGATTTGATTCTCTGGACCGATGTAGTAATCTTCTCCTTTGAATTCGAACTTAGTAAAGCCCATCGTTGGTAGAACGGCAATATCACCGAACTTGGCTGTAGTCTTTACGAAACCAACTCCTGGGATTGTTATTCCGTCTCCGACAGATATTACCTGGCCGATCTTATTCTTTTCATTTCCTAAATCTGGAACGATGATGTTCCCGTGTAACTCTTCCTCCAACTCGTAAGGCTTAAGGATAACTGCGTTATAAATTGCTTTTAATTTCATTTTATTGTTATTTGTTTTAGTTCTTGTAAACGTGTTTTATGACCGGAGATAAATTTCTGCAGGGAATCATAATCTTTATTCTTAATTGAATCTTCTGCAATCACATCTAAACATCTTTCTAGATCAGAATAGTAACCAATCGTTTGATCTCTCTCTCTTCCGGAAGTTCCGGCAATAATTTTCTTAATAGCTGTGTAGCAATACTGATCGTATTGAATGTAATAGGGTTCTAATAACGGATCGGTAATCGTGTAAATACTCGAGTTTTTCTCTTTTTTATCCATAACTTTACTTTTAATATACGAACTTTTATTTAAATTGCAACTTGTTTATTATAAATATTAAATACCAAAACTTTCACCGCAGCCGCAAGTCCTGCTTGCGTTTGGGTTAGTGAATAGGAATCCTTTGCCGTTTAGGCCTTCAGTAAAGTCTAATTCGGTTCCTAATAAATACAGTAGAGATCTTTTATCAATAACTAATTTTAAACCTTGATCTTCTGATATTTCATCAAAAGGAACTATCGTATCATCAAAGTCTAAATCATAAGTTAGACCAGAACAACCTCCACCTTTCACCGATACTCTTAAAAAATGATCTTCGGTGCATTGTTCCTCCACCATCAGTTTGTCTAATTGGGATTTGGCTTTCGTGGTCAAAGTGAATATTTTCATTTCCTATGGTATGTTTTGGTTTGTATGGACAATTTAAGCATTTATTTCCGCAACACCTACCTAATTTAAGTAAAGTTTCTGCTGATAATGGGAGTGGTTTTCGTTTTAAGCTGTACCAATCATCATCATCTAATCGTTCAAGTGTTGTTTTATCCATTTAGATGTTTATTCTAATAATCGATTATTTTATATAAATATTGCTTAGTGACCATCCCTAAAATTCTTTGCTATTTCCGGTGGTGCCTTTAAGGTTACCCCTGGTAGCTGGGTAGTGGTTTCCATAACATGCTTAACTACTTCAGCTGCTTCATGAACTAAGTCTTCTCTAATCTTAATGATCAATTGGTCATGAATCTGGGCAATAACGATACCGTCCCAGTCTCTTCTCTTAAACTCCCTATTAATGGCTAAAGCTGCTCGATTAACCACTGATGCTGCTAAAGATTGAATTTGAAAGTTTAAGCAGTTATTCAAAGCATTCTTATAATCTCCGTAGAGTCTCTTTACATTATCTCCTCCAATCTCTTTAGTAAGATCATTTCTAAACTTCCAATCCATAATCCTTTCTCCAAAAGAATCATAAACCGCTTTACCTCTATCAAGGTGTCGGATTCGACCTACTTGGTTTTTAATAAAGCCATCTCTTTTAAACAATGCTCTTGAATTGTCAATCCATTCAGCAACTCCCGGGAACCCTTTCATATAACCTTCGTGAAGCCTCTTTCCTTCTTCTTGAGGTACTCCTAAGGACATTGCAAGTGCGTAAGGAGACATTCCGTAAGCAACTCCTAACGAATAACCCTTTGCTTGATTTCGTTTAGGTGCATCAAGCTTCTTAAGGAAGTTAGGAGCCTTTTTATCAGCTGATACTCCGTCGGGGTACTTATCTCTTTGTTCGTCAAGCTTTTCGGTTCGGATAGCAACCGTTGAATAGAAATCATGACCTTGACTAAAGATCTCTTGCATGGCTTCGTCATTAGATATGGAAGCGAAAATGTGAGGCTCTAAAGACTCGAAGTCATTATCAATCAACAAGTAACCAGGGTCTGTTGTAAAGAATGCTCTGATCTCGTTATTGTATTTAACGATGATTGGATCTGCTTCTCCATCTTCTTTAGGCTTAGGTAACTGCTGAAGGTCAGATCCGTATCTGCCTGACACAGTTCCGTTCTGTTTAAAATAAGGGAAGAAACGTCCATCCTCTGCTTGATCGTAAAATCGATCCACGTAGGTTGACTTAATCTTTAGGAGCTTATTATAGATACGTAAGTTCCTACACCATTCGTATTTGTCTGATAAAGCTTGAATCATATCATCATCGAATTGAGCTTGGCCTTTAGTCGTTTTAGATAACGGCTTCTCTTTCAAGTAGTTAAAAGCGATATCACCTAACTGCTTCTTTGATTGAATATTTAACCACTCCCCGTCGTTAAAGTCTTTCCAAAGCTTCATAGAAACTTTAGTAACAACTTCTTCAGTTAAGCAATCTAAATCTCCAGAAAGCAAATAATCTTTTACCGGACTATCCTCTAGTATAAGGATGTTAGCCTGCTTTAAAGAATAGTTTCTCGAGTTTTTAGGTATAGGGAGCTTATACATATCAACCAACGTACAAGCCCAAGTTCCTTTATGACCTGGAGGGAATTCAGTTAATGCTGAATCGATAATCCATTCTTTAACTTTTTGTAGCTTAAGTAGTTCTTCAATTACTGCCCGGCGATACTTCTCCTGGTCAGTTAAGATAGCATCTCTAGTTTGTTCTATCAAAGGTATATCAAGGGCTATCCCTTCGATTTCCATTGGTATAGTAACCTCTCTATAAAGGGGCATTACTTCGTCTTCAAAGAAGAACTTAGTTAGTCCTTCATGCTCGAGAACCGGTAGAAAGTGATTACAAATACGCAAAGTAAGATCCGTATCCGCAGCAGCATATTCACTCAACAGGTTAATATCTGCTTTGTAAATCTCAAAGTTATCTTTAGTAACTGAACCGCCATTCTCCTTAATTGAGTTCTTAAGGTTGATCTGTTCTTGGTTAGCTGCTTCTTCAACATTCAAACCGATCTTATCTTGAATCATAATGGCGATTGATTTTAGTCCGAAAGGACTTGCTCCATACCCGAATGCTCCTTCTTCTTTTACCGTGTGAACTAGTAAAGCAGTATCAACCCAAAGTGAAGGTAGCAAGTTGACTTTGTAGAAGTTATCTGTATAACGGCAGTCAAAAGAAGCATTATGCATAACAAGTTTCTTTCCAACCAGCATCGAAATAATCTTCTTTGCTATTCGATGACAGCCAATGCTTTCAATCTGACACTCGTCAAGAGTTTGAGTTTCGTTATTCCAAAACATAGTCGGCATATAAAAGCCCATTCCTTCTTCACCCGAAACAGAAAAACCAATAATCCTTCCTTTGCGAGTATTTAAAGAGTCTGTTTCTGTATCATAAGCAAGAATCTCTTTCTCGTTAATATGCTGGATAAGGAGATCAACTAGCTCTTTGCTATTGACAAGGTAATACTTTTTTTCGACAACCATTACTTAAATATATGAAAAAAGCCCTTGGGTTGCAAGGGCTCTTAAAAGTTTATTTTTTGGTTTGCTTAGATTAGAGCATTCCCTATGTGAGTCATAATATCTTGTCTAGCACCGTCAACCATTCCTGGCTCTGTCATTGACCCTGCTTTCCATACATTCCAAGCTTTCTCTACCATCTTAACACCGTCTTCGAAGTCAGAACCTAGTACATCAATATACCCACCGATCATTTCTTCCTTAATAGTTTGCTTTTCAGCCCATGCAGCAACAATTTTTTCTGCTTCAGCAAGTACACCGTCTTCACCATCTACCCTAGTTATAAGTTTTTCAATATACGCCTGAGCTGCTTTCTTTGAAACTACTCCGGATAGAAACTCGTCAGCTTGTCTATTTTCGCCTAGTTCATCAGCAAGCATCATAATCATACCCATCTGTTCAAAGCTTATAGCGTGAGCTGGTCTGTTTAAGATCTCAGCTGATTTGCTAGATGCTTCATTTATAGGGCTATCCTCTGGCATTTCTTCAATATAATCTATATCGCTTTCTTGGAAATCCCAGTCACCGCCACCAGCTTCTGTGCCGACAACGCTGCCGCCGTAAGTCTTACCTGTTGTAGGTGAATAACCATGTACAGTTAAGTCAGCACTATAATTGTCATAGTAGTCTAATACGTCTGCAACTTCCCATTTAATATCGGTAGGAATATTACTACCCTCCTTCATTGGAACTGCTCCAGGAACTACAGAAGGTCCGCTACGGAGATCCATTTCTTTTTCTTCTTTTTCGTATTTATTGATAGCAGCCATTGCAGCAGCATCTTTCTCCTCTTCGGGAGTCATTACACCAGAATTTGTCTTTGGAGCTACTTCACGCATTGATCTTTTAATAAGTTCTTTTATTACTGAACGTTTCATATCTTATAAATAGGTTATTTTTTCTGTTCCCAAGCATTAGTACCGCCTTGCCACTGACCGTCGTAGAGTTCGTCTACAGGAGCATTCTCATGGAAGAACATTTGAGCTGCTCTAGCATTCTTTTCTAAGATTAAGAATACGCTAACAATCATCACCGTACCCATTTTCTCTGTTTCATATCCTGAATCCCAAACGGGAGAAACAATCGAAGTTCCTGTCCTGTACAGAGAAGATCTATGAAGAACAAACCCAGTTGCATTGTCAGGAATCTTACATCCTTCGTTGAAGGTGATTGCGTAACTTCCTTTGTCTAATCTCCAGCATTCCTTGCCGTCAATCTTAACGGTATCAACTTCCATGAAGTTTAAAGGATCTATAATAGTTAAGTCCTTGTAAACTACTGAACCTGCTAAAATGCGTTCAACTTTACATACTGAAAGGTCAATTCCAACCTGGGTTGGTTTTGAGTACTGCGAAGGAATTACAATCCCTCTCTCTAATATTTCTTTGCTTGTTAGTAACATATTATTCTTCAATTATTTCTCCGGTGATAAAAGGCTGGTTTCGCTTAGTTCCGTTAGTTGCATCAAGGCCGTAACCTACCAACCATGCTTCATTATTTAATTCAAATCCGTAGATAAGATCCTCCATATAGGAATAGCTTCTTTTAAATAAAGTAACCGGAGTAATTGACTTAGCTCCCTTAGTTTGAAGATGGGCTATCAAGCGTTTCATAGTGTTACCCGAATCGTAGATGTCGTCAACTATAAAGACGTCCTTATCTTTTAAATCAATTGAGACATCCTTCAGAATATCTACCCGGTCTTGAACTTGCCCTAAGTATGATTTTGCTTGCATAAAGTCGATTTCACAATCAACCTCCATGTTACGAACCAGGTCTGCGAAGAACATAAATGCTCCGTTTAGAACTCCGATCATAACCCTTGATGAATTCTCAGGATTGTTTTTGTAGCTTACCTCAAGGGCAAGACTTTTTACTCTTGTTTGAATTTCCTCTTCTGTGAATAGAACCATATAACTTATTTAATTTTGTACTGCGTATAACTACTTAATGTTGGAACTGTATTGGAAAAATAATAAACTTCTGTCGTATTTGCAACTTTAATTGTCTTAAAAAATCCATCCGGAATAGTTGCACCGGTTGGTAGCTTCTGAGATCTTGGAGAGTAAACCATTCTGATCTCAACAAACACTTTACCTTGTTTAGCTAATTCCCTTTCTCTAACCTCTAACATTCTCCAGACTCCTCTGTTTAGTCTTTCATGCTGTAGTACGCAGTTCACATAGGAGAAAGTCTTAAGGAGCATTTCTCTTGTGCAATTAAAATCAGCAGCAGGAGCACAATGACCTTTGTCCCAAACATTAGCAACATAGTCGTTAGCATCTGAGGTTACGATGCCAGGAACGGTATAAAAATCCATGCCTGTTCTAGCAGCGGTGCCGGCAGTGCATTGAACTGTGTACCATACTCGTTTAGGTTGTTGAAGAACCTCGGAATAAACTGCTTCATAAATGTCTGTTTTAATATAGATTGAATCTCTTAACTGTGCTAATAATGATAACGGAAGTAAAAATAAAACTATAATGAATCTCATATTAATAAATATGGATTAATTACTTAACGGTGCTTTGATTATTGGGTGTGATTGGTAATTAGTTAACTGGATATCTTCTAATAGGCATTTACAGAAATTATCATCTGCTAAGCCTGAAATGAAGCCTGAAGTGCTAATTGGACCTACTCCGCATTCTCCTGATTCTGTTTGCCAGAATTCGGTGTTTATATTTAGTGTAGGTAACTCAAATGGCTCTCTGCTAATCTGCTCCTTTGCTTGTTCAATATGGTTGTTATATAGATGCGTATCACCTAAATGGCCAACCAGATGCTCAGGTACCATGTTAACTACCTTAGCAATAATTTCTAATAACAAACCGTATGAAGCAATATTAAACGGCAAACCTAAAAACACATCAACCGATCTTTGGTTCCAAGATAATGAGATTGCTCGCTTAGGAGTAGATGGTTTAGCTATCTCTTCTACTATGTAAAGATTTTCCCATTCAACATTAGTATTCTTCATAACCCATTGAACTTGTTCTTCCCATGTTAGTTCTCTTGTATAAACTTGAAATCCATAATGACAAGGTGGAAGTACCATTTGGTCTAATTCACCTACATTCCAAGCATTAACCATTAATCGTCTTGAGTCTGGGTTTGTTTTGAGTTCAGAGATTAGGTTTGCGATTTGGTCAAAATTACCCCAACCCAATTCATAGCTTGTAGATGTTAATTGTGTTTTTGTTACACCTTCCCAATTTCTCCATTGTTTACCATAGATTGGACCTAATTCACCCCACGTATTAGCAAACTCATCATCGGTTTTGATTTTGTCAATGAATTCTTCTATTGTAAATGGTTCAGTTAATGTTCTGTTTTTCTTAGAATTCTCTAATAATTTGGTTTTACCAACATATTCACCTTTATTATATCTTTTAATATAGGCTTGGTAAGCATCACCATTCCAAATATTACATCCGTTATCAACTAAATATTTAATATTTGTATCTCCTTTTAAGAACCACATCAATTCAGTAGCCATTGTTTTAAATGCAACCTTTTTAGTAGTTAGTAGTGGAAAACCATTCCTCATGTTATGATGAATCATGTAACCAAAAATACTTTTAGTTCCAGTTCCTGTTCTGTCTTGCTTGTCGGCTCCAAAGTCAATAATGTCCTGAAGGAGGGATTGGTATTGTTCGTCTAATCGATTCATAACTTAATCTTGTTTTGTTCCTAATGCCCAAATCGAGTCTGGAAATAATTCAATTCGTAATTTTAAAATAGTGTCTCTGTGTTCCTGGAATTTATCTCCCTCAACAGATTTGTGTCCATTTAATATGGCTTTAGTCATCTCATAATCCAACTTAGATATTAAAGCTAACTTTTCAGGCTCGGTCATAATTTAGATTCGGGTATTTTAAATGCTCTCTTAACTTGTTCTGAAATTGGGATAGGAATTCCTTCATCGTCTACTCTAACGAAGGTCATGTTGGTTGCAAGTAGAATAGCTTCATCGCCTCTAAAAACATTGTAGGCTCTTGCTTGAATCCGGAACGTTGCTGAGGTATTTCCAACCTTAAACATTTCTGCATAGATTTTTATCAGCTGTTTTTCCTTGGCAGGTTTTCTAAAAACACACTCGTCAAGAGCAATAGTAATCATATTCTGTGACCGGCATTTCTCCATTGCATAAGCTGCCACGGCAGCATCTACCCATGAAAGCAATTTGCCTCCGAATAGATTGCCGTGAAAGCCTAAATCAGATTTCTTAACGGGGTGTGTTGATAGTAAGTCCATTATCGATCTACTTCAATTTTATGACCTATTTGATAAGGCATTACTGAAATCACTGTGAATGTATCACATATGCGATCTATCTTTTTCATAGCAGTACTATCCTGCCTAGGTCGAACTTTAACTGCTTTGTAGCTATACATGTCCTGTGAAAGGTCTGCATGAATTAATGCTACTATAATTAAAACTGTTTTCATTATACTGCTCGCTTAGTGTCCCAGCTTATTATGTGATCCCTTCCTGTCCAATTGTAGCCCATGTCGAATGCTTTTTCTAATGAGATTGGATACTGCTTGATCAATTCCTCTCTGTTATCACCAGCAGGCATCAACCAGGTTTTATTCTTAGGGATGTTGTGCTTTACTCTAAATTCTTCAATCTCATTCATTGTTTCTTCAGTACCGTCATACACTGGTTTGTAATGGTAGTCCGAATGGTATGCAAGGGTCTTCTCAATTGCATCATCATTTAAACGTAGCTTATTATGCTGATCGATCATCTTCTGGTCGACCAGTTTACCCATTGGAGTAGTAACATCAAGCTTAGGCACACTATTACTAAACTTAGGTGATAGGGAAATAAGACCAATTGGATAATCCGTCTCGACAAAATGAGAACCTTCTGTTTCAATAGTTATAAATATTCCTCTTTGATTAGCAAAATGCGTTAATTCATTACATAGATCTGGCTGCATGGTAGGTGAACCTCCAGTCAACATCATTTCAGTAATGGTTGGATTCTCATCATAAATTTTAATGATGTCGTTAAATGTAATATGCCCTTTCTCAGGGTGTATACTGCTATACCAACTATCACACCATCCGCCTTCGCCAAACCAACATCTGTGAGTACATCCGGTTGTTCTGATAGCAACGGTAGGTCTTCCCTGCCTTGAACCTTCAGACTGGATGCAAGTATAAAGTTCGATGATGGGTAATTTTTTGTTGTAATCTAAAATACGACCTGGTTTTTTAATTTCTATTGACATAATATTTTTTATTAATATAGTTATTTTTTATTATAGATCCAACTTTTTATTTTGGTTCTTTCTCTTTAATGTTTCTGAGATTTTTTTCTTTTGCTCTTCAGACATTAGCTTACCTAAATTAGTACCGACCATGCCTTTTTTAGCTTCTGATATTCTCCTACCTACTTCAACTGGCATTTTTTTACCTTTGTTTGTTCCTCGAGAACCTTCTGCGTAAGCTTTTTTTAGACTTTCTGAGATTTTCTTTTTATGCTCTTCTGTTTTTTTATTTAAGCTTTCTTTTATTCTCTGGTATGTTTTTGCAGAAACTCTGTACCTACTTTGGTTGCTTGCTTCCATTGTTGCCATCATCCACAGAGCGTATTTCAGTTTTTGATTTGTTGGGTAAATTTCAGTAAGAAGTAAGTGGGCTAAGAAATGCTCTTTAGCTGTAAGCTTTACGAGGTTATCTGGATTATTAGTTCCGTGTAAGCATCTAGGTATTATATGATGTGTTTCAAAATACCCACTTATTTCTTCTCTAGTCTTAGCTTTCAGTACTAATTGATAATAAATTTTTTGATAGTCCATTTATTATAAATAGTAGTAAAAATAATTTACTAAGGGTCACACTAGATTTTAATTTCTACTGTCATAATTATCCTTCGTAAATTGCTGAATTGCGTCCATGTTCCATAAAGTCTACTCGAACTACTCTCACTCTGCCTTCTGTCTCTGTATGAATAAATTCCTGAAGCTTATTAAAGATATGCTCAGCAAATTTCTCTGCTCCTACTGCGGGTAGGATTCTTACTTGAGCTGCTCCTGCTCGATCCATTAACTTAAATGATTCAAGGAACGGATCATCTTCGGCAATAATCATAGTATGATCGAACATATAGTCCATCCATGCTTTTGGATTCATTCCGTCGATAGTTCCTTTAGCTCTCTTCATTCCTCCGAAATCCCATACCCAGTTCTTTTCGTCTAACTCTCCTTCAAACCATACTTTAAAAGATACTCCGTATCCATGAACGTACTTACAATGAGTTCCCTCTGCTTTCCATTGACGGAATACGCAGCTGAATCCGTCAAATACTTTTGTTGATTGATATTTTCCCATAACTTAATATATGAACTTTATTTAATATAAGCAAGCCTTAAGCATTATTGTATGCGTTCATAACTGCTGTCGGAGTTTGAACTCCAACCATTCTGTTAACTACTTCACCGTCCTTAACAATGATTACTGTAGGTACATTACGTACTGAGTAAGCAGTAGCTAGGTCAGGTTGATCGTCAACATTAATTTTTTGTACTGGGATTGATTGTCCCATCTGTTCCATTACTGGTCCGAATTGCTTACAAGGACCGCACCAAGGTGCACTAAAATATAAAATTTTCTTCATACTAATTCTTCTATAATACCTATTAATTCTGATAAGATTAAAATAAATGCTCCAAGGCTGATGCTCCAGAATAGAGCAACGTAGCCGGAGATTCTAACAGCTGATTTTAAAAAGCTTACCAGCTGGTGTAGTTTAGGGTCTGGTTGGTTCATAGTTCTAATAATTCTGTTCCTGGGTTTGATACTAATACTCGTGATGTATTTTCTTTGTGTAGAGCTTTTCCTGCAGCCCAGTTGTGAGTCCAGATCAGAGAGCCTTGTACCATACCGGCATAAGCTTCTCCGTCTTTATTTACTATTAGGTAATACTTATCCTTCATGCTTACTCAAAACGTTTTTAACATGTTCAACTACTTGCTCCCAAGTTACCGGTCCGCCTTCGTCAGCGTATTGAACTGGATCTTTTCTTTGTAGTTTAATGAATGCTTCTACTCTCTCTACTGAGGATGCTGACTTGTAATCAGAGTACCACCTACCGTTGATCTGGATTGGCTTATAAGAGGTGTTAGTCTTTTCATAAACAGAATCAAAGTCAATATGCATTTTATCGCAGCACTTCTCTCCATCTCTCAAGATTCCAAACTTGGTTGACTTTAGATAGGGAGTATAAAGGCTTACTTTATCTGCACCCCAGTTACCTGATTTAAATGCTTCAAAGTCTGCATCCCTAAATTCTTCCCGGCAGTCTGGATAAATAGCATGATCGCCAGAATGGATTCCCATTGCAATAACGCATTTAGTATTCTTCTGTTCTGAAACTGATAATGCAACTGCTTGAATGATTGAACTGAAGATTTTATTCCTATTCGGAACAACGGTTGCTTTCATATTCTCTTCAGCATAATGCCCTTCAGGAACATCAGCACCGCCTGTAACTAGAGTAGAGTTAAGCAATTGAGCTAAACCGTCAAGCTTAATTACTTGATATCTGATTACTGGATACCCTAAGGGGGTTACTTGGTGATTTAAATATTGAACTAGAGCTTTTGCTCTTTCGAGTTCAACTTTATGTTTCTGACCGTAGTCAAAGGATAGTGCTGTAACTTCGTAGCCATCGGCAAGTAGACGTAGTAACAGTGTTGAGGAATCCATCCCCCCGGATAAGCTAAGCACTGCTTGTTTATTCATAATTTTGTTTTGTTAGCTAATTTACGTAATTTTTCTAAATTATTCAAGTTTATTCGAAAACGATTTTCCCAAATAGCATCTAATACTTTCTTAATTTCAGCTTCATAAGCTGAATTAATGTCTATTTTTTGCATAGCTTAAAGAAGTAAGTCGTCTGGTTCGTTGTAAAGAATCTTTGTGCTTGGCGTAGCTCCTGTGTCAAAATATGCTTCTAGCCAATATACAGGGTACATTTTAATTTCTCCTTTGTATTGTCTGTTAGAAACATTTTTTGTTTGTACCACAATTCCTTCTACGAGAGCTGCTTTAGCTACTTCCAATCCTAATTCACGACCAGCAGCTTTGCCTAAAAAGTCGAAGAGTGATTTGAATTCCATACTACTGCTCATCGTCATTGTCCTCCGGGCCTTCATTAAGAGTGTCTAAGTAGATGAGACCTGATATTACAGCAGAAATTCCATGCCCGAATGCAATCCAAGCGGTTCCTACCCACACTCCTAGAATCATTCCGAGAATGTTAGCGACTAAAGAGAAAAGAGCGAATCCTTTCCATAATTTTTTTTGTGTAACCTTATTCATTATTTTGTTTTTAATTTTCTTTTCTTTTTTTCCTTTAAAGAATCTAAATACTCTTTTGAATATTTGTGATCTACGCGGTAAGGTCCGCTGGTAGATACGCTCTTGTCATAATACCAAGTAGATACTATCCCTGTTTCATTAACATACTCCCGAACGTATTTGTCCAAAGGAGCCGGAGGTGGTTTAGGAACGTATGCCATAACTTTTATTATACTTAAAGATACGAACTATTAGTTACAAAAGCAACTAAAAAATTTCGTAGATTGTATTTGCTTCTTTTTCAGTAACCTTACTTATCAACCTCCACCATGGATTGTTTGACAGTGACTTTGGAATTTTGGTTGACCCGTAATTCTTTTTCTTGGTGTTTTTTCTTTGACGATGTATTTTCATAGATCTTTAAATTTAATTTATCTATAATACATAGTGCCATCTTTTTATGCCCTGTAGCGGTCATATGACATAAAAAGTCTCCACAATCAGTTCTTGAAATGCAGTGTGTCTCAATGACTACTGCTCCTTTAATAGAATCAATAAGATACTGTTGGAACTTAGCATAACGTTGAGGATAACCTTTATATACATCCCTTCCCTTAATGTTAATACAAGTCACCGGATCAAATCCGGTAATAACAATTGGAGTTACTCCGTGTCGGTTGCACATATTAACAATTGCCTGAATATTCTTAACTGATTTCATAGGCGGTCTGTTACCGGCCATATCATTAGCACCTCCGTAGATGAAGCAGTAATCAAAGTACTCAGTCACTTTTGCTCTTGCCTGTTCAACCATCCATGCTGTTTGCTTCCCGCCAACGGCAGTATTCAAATAAGTCATCTTAGTCTTCTTACAGAGCTGATGCTGCCATCCGTAGTCAGCTGCCGAGTGTGAATCACCAATAAACAAAGCCTTCTTTCCTTTAACTGAAAGGACTGTGTCTTGTTTGATTGTATCCTGCTTGATAGTATCTACTTGAGGTAATTCACCCCAGGCTAAAGGATCTCTAACGGCAGGTTTTGATTCTACTACCACCCATCCCACTACCAGGCTCAAGGCTACTAATACAAGTGCGTCTTTAACTGTCATTTTTTAATCTTGATTAAGTATCCTTCCGGAACTGATTTAAATTCTTCAGCAATCATTCCTTTAAATGATTCGTCAAACATTCCCATATCATATCCTGAATGTAGATAAGGTCCGCCTGAAGGATCGATCATATCGATTTTAGTAGTATCTGAATAGACTAAACCTCGGTATTTTTTAGATAGTGGAGTTGATTCAAATGTTTTCTTATCGTATTCGTGAACGGCTTCTTTAAACTTACCTAGAGTCATTTGTTTATCAGTATCAACATCAGCACAATAGGCTTCATAAGCTCTATTATAAACGTTAGGCCACCCGCATCGCATCCATTTAAACTCTCCTTCAAACAGAATATCTCCTTCGTCAGTTTTACTAAACGTATAGATGTCCCGGTACCGGTTTTCAAATTCTATTTTACTTTTCATCTTTATTGTATTCCTCCCAGTTACTGAATTTAAGACCCCACATTAAGCTGCACATAGCCATTTCGCGTTCGGCTACTTTAGCATATAGCTTAAGTTCCTTCATAAGGTATTTCTTACCCCATGCTTTCCATTCTTCACTCTGCTCAACAGTCATAGTCCATTGAGCATACCAATCGTCTTTTCGGTCCTTGATATCCTCGTAAGTGACTTCGTGACCGGCTACTTCAAACATCTTGTTGATTAGCTCAACAACTGCTTTATTCCATTTCTCTTCTCTACTTAATCGTTTTACCATATCCTTAATATACGAATAATCTTTCAGAATTCCAACTCAATCCCACCATTCTTCAATCCTATCGTTCATTATTTTGAACAATAAACGTTTGGCTTTATTATGCTGTGCTTGTATTCTATAATACATTTCACCAGTCATAGGTTTAGTATCATAATATTCAGCATAATAATCCTCGTTTTGTATTTTATTGATTAGTCTAACACAGGTCATCATTAATTCAGCATCACGTTGGGCGCCATTATGAAAACCAACATGGGCTAAGTGTTTAGCCTGTTTCTCTAATTTAAATTTTAATACCTGAAAAATATAATGATGATCCCAGTCTCTATCTTTCCAAATGACCCAAAACCATTTATACAAGTTTTTAACTCCATACTTAGTATATTTGTACTGGTAGGGTAGTTCCCATCTTACCCACCTGTAGAGTTTCCAGTACCATTGATCGTATTCTTCGTTCATAACTTAAATAATTCGTATACGCTGTTCCTTGTATTAAACTTAAGATACGAACCATCCTCTGAAGATTCAACTATTTCTGTAATATCTGTTGTCATCCAAGTAAAGAAATCATTAAACGGAGACATAAGTAATGATCGTCCTATTGCCGGTTCAGTACAGTCTTGCTTAACTCTACCTTCCTCGTTCCATTCCAACCATTTTATATCCCTGGATTGATTAACTAAGCCATCACGTTCACGAACTAATTTCCAGTTAAATTCGTTTTCAATTACTCTTTGCTCAACAGCAATTTTAAATACATTATCCTCAGTTAGGATCATCGGTATTTTTGTTTGTTTAATCTTACTCATCTGATTTGTGTTTAAGTATAAATTTAATACATCCTTTGTAAATTAGCAACTTACATATCCACTTAGGTAGCCAACCTGCCATGTAAGGTTCTGTTTTAGTTAGAACATAGAAGTGATTTCCAAACTCAATAGTAGCCAATTCACCTCTTGCTCTAAAGTAGAAGGGTTGCTTTAAGAACCAACCTTCTGCCTGTACCGGGCAATTACCTGACGGTTTATATTTCCATTTAATCATTCTAGAGTAAATTTACTATTTAGACCTTCCTTTATTCTTGCTAATTCTAACTTATCACTCATCTCTTCATAGATCTCATCAAAACCTTCCCCACTCTCTTTTGAGAGTTTGTATTGCTCCTCAGTAAGTTCTACTTCGTAGATGCGTTCAGTTCTTTCTATTTTAATTAATTTAGGCATAATTTTAGTTTTGTATTTCTATTTAATTATTGCTTATTTATTTTTCTTAGTTCAAAAACTATTTGCCATAAAGGTAAAGCTATTAGTAGTGCTGCTAACATTATCATTGCTCACCTCCTCCGTAGGTTTCGTTGTAGTATTGTTCTGCCCATGTATCGCCAGGTCCAGGTCCTGCGTACAATAAAGTATTAGCGGCATCAATGATTTGTTGTTTCTCCATTTCTTTGGCTTGTTCTTTCCATTCAGAAGGTATTGAATAACCTGCAAAAAGGAATCTGTCATACAACCACTCCACTGCCGTTTGTTGTTTATTGTTTGTCATTGCTCGCTAATTTTGATTGCAAAAATTCAATTAGTTGTTTCAATTCGTCTTGGTTTAAGAATAATGTTTCTATACCTAAAAATGCACATTCAATTCCAACATCCCCGTCTGGATAACCTTTTATACTCCATTGGGAAAGTTCTTGTTGAATGTCAATCCTATCCCATTGTGGGTTTTCTTGGTACTTGATGTATTTAAACCTTTGTTTATTGTTTTCCATTCTTTTATCGTTTAAAAATTTGTTTAGTGTTTCAGTTGTTTCATTGCTTAATGCTTCATCAAGTTTGTTTTCAAGTTTGTTTAAGTCAAGGCTCATTGCTCACCTCCTCCGTAGGTTTGTTGGTAGTATTGTTCGCCCGAAACACATTGTAAATTGTTCACTCCTTTCATTTTGATTCCGTGAGCCCATATAATTTCACTCTTATGCATTGCCATATGCTCCTCTAATATAGCATACCAAATGAATTTATCCTTTGGTGTATCCCATAACTTGTGGAATAACTGTTCTATTGATGTTTGTTTATTGTTGCTCATTTATTATGCCTTTTTTCAATACAGCTTTAATTTTCCACATATACTCTCTATAAAGCATATAACTGTGTCTTGCTTGTTGACCGCCCTTTACATTGTGTAAATCTGAAATCATGTCGTCCATTAATCTAGATAAGAAATCTAAATCCTCAAACACATTTTTTAATGTATTTTCATCCATGTTTACTGTTTTCATATTATTGCTCATTATTTTTATAAATTACAATACCCCATTTTAACCAACCTATTACAATAACACCATTCCCAAATCTTTCCCTAAAAGATTGTTTGTAGTAATAAATTGTAGGAAGTATTTCTACTATATTTTCAAAATACTCAAACCTAATTTTAATTTTACTGTTACTCATTGCTGTTAAATACTTTAGGAAGTTCATCTAATGTCATTCTACTATTATCGGCTTGCATTTTATACAATTCATCTTGTACTTTATCATAGATATTTATTCTACTCATAATCCTAGGATCATTTGATTCTACTGATATAAATTCTAATGTTAGAATAAGTCGTTTAACACCTATTAAAGCACATTGTATTGCTTCTTTATAACGTCTATCACAGCTCATAAGCCCATGATTTAATGAACCATTATTAGGCAGTGCGTAATAATATTCATGAATAATTTCTAGTGCTACTCTTCTATATTGATCTATTTCCATATTACCATTGACTTAAAGTGTAGATTAATTTAGCAACATCACTTGCTGTTTGACGAGGCATAACATCACTTCCATCTACAATCTCAAACCATCTCTCTCCATCAGTCATCAACCAATTCCCTTGATTATCCCAAGCAGCTACTTCTGCTGTTGTTTCACCAGCATCACTGTAGGTGTGCTTGCCGAACTGAACGCTAATAGTACATCCGTTTTCGAAGGTCATTTGGAAGCCCTTATTGTAGCCTCTCTCAACCATTGTCTTAAATGCTTTATCTTTCATAACTTTTATTTATACTAATATACGAAAAAAGGCTCACATAAGCAAGCCTTTCCTCAAATTAATCCATGTCTTTTTCTGTAGAAGACCTAGTTTGTTTCTTTTCTAATTCTTCTAATTGCCTTTCTAAACGATCAATACTACCCCAGATAATACTTGCTTTAGGATCTAGTCTCATAATATCAGCTACTAACTCTTCCTGCCTGCCTCTGCTATAAAACCCACTTTCAATATCATCAGCTAGATCTTGCAAATGTTTAGGTGCATGAATAGAGATACGTAGGTCATAGTCTTGCCATTTAGTCTTCCAATCTACAAAAGCAATACCTTTAGTTAGCTTGCGTAGTAAGTTATGCAAAGTCCAGTTACGAACTCTTACAATAGATTTATCACTACCAAACACATGTAAGAAGCGTAAAAACCATCTTGGGCAGAATTTAGGCTTAGCTTCATAGTCCATAGCGAGTACTAGAGGATAAAGAGCATTAAAGTAATCACCTCCTTCATCCCATATTTGTGTTCCTAAATACCCATACTTCTCAAATCCTTTAGGAAAGAATATGAAACGGAAATCATCTAACTCTATGTTACGAGTATAAATCCTTCCTTTACTGCGTCCTCTCCAAAATAATATACTATACTTGATATTATCTAAACGCTCTTTAAGCGTTGGTGGTTTGTAAAATTTACTATTTTTATCTATTTTGCTCATAATTATCTTCCGTAAAAAGTTCCGTAGAACCAGTTTGACCAACTGCGTTTCATTTTAGTTACTTTGATATCTACCCGTCGTTTTGCACAAGTAATCATATAAGTCTTTGGCTTTCCTTCTAAGCTTCTAGTATACTGCTTTAAAGCTTTGCCAAAATCTATCTTATAGATACTAAACAGGAACCAGAATAGTTTCTGCTGATGATAGTCGTCAAAGATCCATCGACCGCTCTTGTAAGTAGCTAATTTGCTGTTAGTAGTTGAACCTTCATGCCCGCTGAATAGTTCAAAATGATCTCGTTGAGGTTTAAAAACCAGGTACTCGGTTTCGCTTAAATTGTAAATGAATGTATTTTCCATAACTTTTATTTCTTATATCGATTTTCAAAAGAGTATTTTTGAACTGCTGCCACAATAAGGGCGATTAATCCGTAGAGGAATAGTACTGCTAAATATTTCATAACTTATTTTTTTTATCTTATACTTAAGATACGAACAATAATTCAATAAAGCAACTATTAGTAAACTTTTCCTAAATCATCAGTCTTAGCTCGATTAGAAGCTTCCTGTATCTTTGATCTCTTACCCCAGGCTGAAAGATGCTTATCGTTTTCGATAGTTTCAATTTGGGTCTGTAGAGGGGGTTTCTGTTCTCCGGTGTAAACTTCGTAAGGTTCTTTTTCTTCATCTTCGATTTTCCAATCATCCTCCTCTTCTTTAACTAAGGGTGCGTCTAACCATTCCTTATCTTCTTCAGTTAATTTAGGAGTAGGCTGTTCTTCCTTCTTTGTAAAAGCAAAGTTAGCAGCAATCACCAAAGCAATCGCCAATGGATCAAATACAAAAATAATAACCAGTAAGAACCAGTTGATGATTTTATCCATGGGCTGTCCTGTAAGCCCGGAAAGGTATTTCAAAGGACCTAACTCAGAAGAAACTGTTGAGTTTGTTTTAACTTCTAAAATTTTATTCTCTAATGAGAAGATAGAATCATTAACTCTATCGAGTTTACTGGAAAGTTTCTCGTCTGAATTAGATGCTGATTCGATTTGTTTGATGCTTGCATTATTGGACCTAACTACTAAGTTACCTTTTTTGTCTGTGAATTGAGTTGTTGATCCTTTAGATAAACTCTCTTTTAATCCGGCTAAAGATTGTTTCTCTTTGTAGATTCCTTCTTGGGTCTGCTGATAAAGTTTCTTCTTAGTTTCAAGAGCAAGGATCTGCTGGTCGACAATGGTTGCTTTATTTGCTGTCTCTTGATAGGCTGATGATAAGAATCCGTAAATACCTGCCGAGGTGATCAGGATTAACACAAAGGCTGCAATTGTTAGATAGGTTCTTAGTACCTTATTTAATTCAGACCAGTATTGATATAGGAGTGAAGCAGTAACTAGTTTAGCTACTTCTAGTGATCCAGCCATGATTCCTACTGCCAAAGATGCTCCGGCAAATAATTTCATTATACCGGACACAGAATAGAATGCAGCTGAAGCTGAAACTGCTAGAGCTGAGAATGCAATAATATATGGAAACAGTTTTTTACCCATACTCTTAATGTATGTAATAAATAACTAAAGGGCAAGTTATTCTGATTTATGTTTATCGATCTTATCTAGGATCGCTGTCAAAGCTTCATTCTTAATGAAGCCGGCCTGTGCTGCATTCTTTAATGCACTGATTACCTGAAATACTATTAATGGGATTAGAATCGTTTCTGATAACCAGGATGTTCCTTTGAATCCAGCTTCAACCATTATTAAGGCCGTCAAGGTTATGATCCAGGCAGTTAATGTTTTTAAGATTCTAACTGCTTTGTAAGTCTTAAAGCCTTCTCTTTTAGTTCCGGCAATGATACCGAAAAAACCATCCATGAAGATTACTGCAACAACGGCAAGGTACTGCTCTGAGTTTTCCATTGCTAGGTTAAAAAAGTAGCTGCAAATGAATGCAAATGCTGCTGATGTTGCAAGAATCGTCGTCTTCATATTATCCTATAAAATCATCTAAGTGGTCTGGAATGCCGTCACCGTCAACGTCGCATATTTCAACGTATCCGAATGCTTTCATAAAACTAGCCACTCTCTCTTTTAGATCATTGTCTGTATCTTCAAACCAATCTTCTTTTAGATTGTCATGATCTAAGATAGCAATCAGTGCGCTATAAATTTTATCAACATTCTCAACCAGGTAGATGTCGGATGCCATAAAGTCTAAGCTAAAAGCATAATCATCAATCTGTGGAATTTTAGTTAAAGAATCAATTTTACCAATCTTCTTTTCTTTTAAAGGCATTTCTTTGCCGAACTTATGAACGTATTCGCCCACGTAGATGTAACCCTGTCCTTCTGGTAATGTAAATTCGCTCATCTTATTTTAGTAAATTGTAATACTCTTTGAAATGTTTAATTCTGTCAGCAAGTCCAATTGTACCACCGTTAACCCTTTTAGTAACTGCAGTAACTGTTGCATCATCTGCTCCTCTGTCGCAAATGCCCCATAGCTTATTTGTATCAAAGAACCAAGCAGCTGATGCTAAAGGATACTTTGTAGCTACTAAATCTGGATTGGTTGTTGTATCCTCAGGAACAAACTTGTCGAAAGCCATGTAATTTGCTTTTCCGGTCAATTGAATGTAACCTCTTCCTCTGAATTTAAAACCTTCTCCTGTTGCTTCTACTCCATTACCCATTCTACCTCCGTAGACTCTTGAAGCAATCTTTTCTGGCTTACGAGCATAAGCTTCAGCTAAAGCCAAAGTTGGAAAGTATTTTCCAAAGATGCCCTGTAGTCCTTTTGAGGAGTAGTTTAAATTCTCCTGAACGGCTTTAAACCCACCTGATTCATGGCCGCATTGGGCCAAGAAGTGAGCAAGTCTTAAAGGAGAGGTGATATTAAATTTTACAGCAGTGTCAGCAATTTGAGCTATTACTGCGTCGGGAATGTGTCCCTTTAGTTTGTCTAATTTAAATGGACCTGATGGGATAGAAGCTGCAGCTGGTGCAGGGGCAGTACCTGGAGTTGTCCCGAACATCTTATTCCATGTTCCGTCTCCTACTATACCGTCAGCAGTTAATGCATTAGCTCTTTGCCATGCCTTGACCGCTTCTTCTGTCTTAGGTCCAAAAGTACCTATTGCTTCAACGCCTAATTTGGCTTGAAGTTTTTTAACGTCTTCGTTATTATCACCTCTTTTTAGTAACATGATTACCCTTCTTCTTCTTCTTGTTTTGGACTTTCGATGTCTTTCTTTCTGTTAGTCCATTTGTCAATAGATGCAATACCGAATGAACCTAACACCATTACCATAAATCCGTCGAAGATAATTTTGTTAACAACAAATTCTTTACCTGCATAGCCGGTGATAATGTCTACTAAGAATGCTATACAAAGCATTAAGAATGCGATGAAACCCACAACGCTTTTTTCGTTGATTGAGTTGTTATCGTCAAATAATTGATGGAAAAATTTTTTCATATCTTTTTTCTTTTGTTATAAATATCAGAACTTTTTGGAAGCATCCTTAAGACTGGCTTGTAATGCTTTAGAAAATGCTTTTTTATTCAAAGGAACCTCACCATTTTCAACATTTAAGAACATTGCAAAGACGAAAGTGCGTCTTTCTCCTATTCCTTCCCAAGTTCCTGTATTAAAGGCTACTGAAGTTTTAACAATATAATCCTTTCTTAACCATTGAATGCCCATAATATTAAGCATTTGCTGTGGAGAATAAACAGAATCGATATAAACAGTGACTGTAAACCCTGAAGAATCTTTAGGAGAGTATCCTTTCTGTTCAATAATATATTCCTCAACTGTTTCTTTTACCCCGAAGGTAATGTCTCTTCCTCCAACCTTTTCAATTTTAGTATTGTTAACAACATCAACATGGAAGAAGGTTGAATCGGCAGGAGCCAAAGCAAATAAAACGGTAGCAAGTAGGTTTAACATCTGTTATAAATATTAGTAAGTTACTGCCCCGGAGTATCCTGGTGCAATGATATAGAGGTTAAGTGTTCCTCCTGATGTTAAAGTGGAGGTAGTATGGTTAGTTACTCCCGGATAAGTTGCTCTTAGGTTTGTTGTACCTGCAGCAATAGCATTGTACTGAGCAGTTGTAAAGATTCTCACATCAGGAGCTATTCTCCATTTAGAAAACCTACCAGCCTTCCTTGCAGCAACGTAGTATTTGTCTGCAACAGAAATTATTCCATCGTCATTTACATCAAACATATGAAATGATAAACCGGTTCTAGCAGTCTTATTTAAAACAGTATTTGAAACAGCTTGAATGTCTGCTGTAGTATAGGCCTGTATTCTGGTTGGAGCGTCTACTTGAATTGTAAATTGATCACCGGCTGCTGTAGTTCTTGAAAAAGAATAATATCCTGATGAGTTTGTATTTGCGGTAGCATCTAATGAAGTGGAGGATGTTGTAGTACTTGAGGATGTATTTATCTCCCAGCTAGTACCCGAGAAGGAACCTGAAGTAACTAATGTGCTTGCTAACCAAGCACTACCTGTTGATATACCCATCACCTCCTGGTTAGAACCATCTGCAGTAAATGTTCTCCAAACCACTATCTGCTTTGAAGCTTGATTTTTAATGAAATATAAATCCCAGGTGTAGTTTACTCCTGTCTGATTGTATTTGCAATTACCTTCGTATCTTACTCTAAACACGTCTCCGTAAGTTGCATCTGTGTAACTTTCAGTTGAAACATAAGAAACGTTGTTGTCTGTAGAGCTATTATCTACCGAACCTATATGAATGGTTGGTTGATTAGGACTAGTAGCATTTCCATTATATCCTGAGCTTGAGCTTGTTCCAAAACAAAACCAAGAGTTAGCATTTACGTGACCTGATGAATAAGTAGTACCTGCATAAGAAGGACTAAACCCAGAAGGAAAAGTAACAGCAACAGATGTTTCATCTGTATTAGCACTAGAAAAAAGCACTGAGGTTCCTCTTCCTCTATCAGAAGGAATACCTGATGTTATTTTAGCTAGAGTACCTGATTTAGTAGTAGCACCTGCTGTACTTTTATAAAGTTTTACCGGAACATTATTTGCTCCAGATCCGTTTGCGTTGTAGAGGTAACCTGAGTAGGTAAATTGACCCATCAGGGAGTTAGTTAAAAAAAATAGTATAGCTATTAACCACCTCATATTTTCATTTTTGCTCCCATTAGTATTTGGTAGTTTAGGATATCCTTACCGGCAATATAAGTACCTCCGGCAGTAATTCCAACTCCAAACGTCTTAGTTAGTCTGTAATTAAGGTTTAGGAATGGAATAACGATCGGTTTAGATTCAAAGAGAGACTCTGTGTAGTACTTGGAATACGGTGAATACACACCGGCCATGATCACTGTAGCATCTAAACTCTTAGTTACTTTTCCTTTATACATAAAACCACCAATAACGATAGTTGAAATCATTTCTTCTCCGAACATCTTACCGTAAGAACCAGCTGCACCGTAAAGTGCTGTAAAGTTTTTAACTGAGTTTACTCTAACAAATAGAGCTGTATTTGTAATTGATTTAGGTAAAATACTTAACCCATCTGAAATTACATTAATGTGTTTGTTTCCTTTCTTGTTTGCTCCTATCCAAGATCTAACTACTGAGAAGTTTCCAATCTTTGCATTGACCATGTAGTCAGCTGAGAAGCCTATTGAGGCTGATCCATCTCCTTTTACTTTGGTGAATGAAGCTGTTCCTCTTGCATCCTGTGCTCCATTAGCTTTAGTCTGAACTCCAACAATATCTCCTGTCATTAGGATTGCAGGCTTGGCCGTCTCGACCTTGCCTTTACCGGCTGCCTTAGCCGAACTACTGGATTGTGATTTTTGTGTTTCGGTCTTTTGCTCTTCTACTTTCTCAGCAGAAGGTTCTTCAGTTTTTGGCTCTTCTGTCTTATTGCCTTCCCCACTGCCTGAACCAGACCCCGAACCTGAACCGCTACCGGAACCCGAACCGGACGAACCTGACCCCGACGAGCCGTTCCCGCTGCCGCTTCCAGTGCCTGAACCAGGATCACTGCCATTACCGCTAGGAGGAGGAGGATTTCCATCTTCTGATTTTTCGTTTGACTGGTTGTTTTCATTTTTTGAATCAACACTTCCCGAACCAGATGAGGTTGTACCGCCAACGTTATTACCTACTCCTGCACCAGCAGAGCTACCAACGGATGAAAAATCTAAATTCGAAATTGAATTTAGGTTCATAACGTTGTTAACAATGTTTGAAACCGTATTTGTTTGAGTGGTAGTTGTGGTGGTTGTAACTGCCCCTTGACAAGGTGATGTTGTTTTGTACTGGTTATAAATATTATTCATCCATAAATCAAAAGTACCATCTTGCAGTTCTAGGTAGCTGAATGCTTTTACTTGTCCGTAGTATGCAATTACAATCGGAGTAGACATATCAGCATTAATAAATTTGATCTCTTTAGTGCAAGGATCAACGTACGAATACATAAAGGACTGCCCGTTTAGAGACAGTCCTATCATGAATAAAAAAAATAATATTTTAGTTTTTAAAGACACCGTTCCTGATTAAGCTTTCGATTACTTTGGTGGTAGCAGTCTCTAAAGACTTTCTAGTTGCTTTACCCACAGTACTTTGTGAAAACTTCATATCAAGAGATTTCAAGAACGATTCTCCTACTTTTGTTGACTCTCCTTCTCCAGATCCGATGTAGACCTGTCCCGTTGTAGCATCAACGAACCTAACTTGGAGACGTATGAAAGTAGTAACAACAACTTTGCTTTTACCCTTTTCAACAGTCTCATCTTCATCAACAGCAAAATCGGCCACAGTAACATAAACAAAGTAACGAGCAGCTTTAATCTTACCCTTTCCATCAATGGGCTCTTCGAAGACTCCTTTTTTAGAAGCTTTGAATTGGGTAACCATTCTTTCTTTGATTTCAGCTTTCTCTTCGGTGAATATAAATCTTCTTGTTTCATCTAAATAATCTAGTACTGATTCGGCAAATCCTAACCCAACGTTCTTCTCTTGAAGGTCTGGGTACAAAGCTAAAACTTTAGTCATATCAACGTTAATTACCTGGACAGCATATTTCAAGCTATCTGTGTAATTTGATACTGAAGAGATATCTTTAGTTTCAATAACGTCTTGTTCGGTTGTAGTTTTCATTGAACCACATCCAATCATAATAACCAATAAAAAAGCAACAAGGATATTTCTTACCATGGATCTTCTTCTTTAGGTTCAGGCTTGGTAGCAGGAGCAGCAACAGGTTTTTCAACTACACGCTCTTTAATGATTGTGTTTGTTCCACCGCTTGACTGCTTCTGTTGATTTGTGTTGTTGTTCTCTAGATTCACGTTAATAACAGGAGCAGGACCTTGTTCTGTTTTAGCTTCTTCTTTAGGCTCTTCGCCACCGCCTAAGTGGGTTGCAAACCAGGCACCGCCGGCTGTAACTGCTGTAGTGATAGCACCAATAATTGCTTTTTTGGTTGCTGACATTACGCCTTCTTCTTTTTCTTCTGACATTTTATTTAGTTTTTATTTTAATCCTCTGTTGTACTTGATAAAGATACTCCGTCTTCTTCATCTGTTTTTTGAATTAACATTTTATCTCTATCTTCTGAATTGAACCAATAATCGATTACTTTGTTTAAGTTACCGACAAAGGCACCTAATAAGATCAACAACATTTCTTTCCAGTCGTCAGCTATCTGTACTCCAACGAATACTGCTGAGTTAATTCCTACAATGATTAAAGTAAATAACCCTAAGATTACTAATGTAATTTTCCATCTATTGTTCTGCATTTCCTGCAGCATGTTGTAGAATCGATTAGTATCGGATACTTTAGCAGCAGGTTCTGTTGTTGAACCCACTGCTTTTTTTATTGTTTCTTTAATACTCATTTGTTTATAATTATTTTTGAAGTTGAAATTTTAGTATCTGTTTTAACTGATAAGAAATACAAACCATCTTCTAACTTAGTTAAGTTAACAACGTATTTGTAGTCTCCTGCAGGCATTTTGGTGTTTAACACCTCCATTACCTTTCTGCCAATCAGATCGCTAACCATTACTTCGGTTTGTGATTCTTGTTCTACTCTGAATTGAACATTAATTATTCCATCGTTTGGATTTGGAAATACTAATAAGTCTTTAAGTTCGTCAAGCTTGATTGCTTTCTTAACTCTCCTTACTTCAATCACTCCCATTGCTGGTGTAATGTTCATATCCCTTGCATCATTACCTCCCACGTATTTAGGTCCAGTCCAGATAGCTGCGGAACCCCATTCATCTTGAGGCTTCTTAGCGATGAACTGAATGTTAAATACATTCTCACCGTCATTTACTAATTGATTTCCTTTTAAGTCAGCTGCACCAAATGCAACTACTCCGTCAGATGGGTTAGTGTATGAAGTCCAGTTCATCATCTTCTCAGTTAAATCGATTTTCTTAAACTCTAATAATGCTGTATCATACTTTAATTCTAATTGAATTGCTCCTAATTGTTTTCCGTCGGTAAGCATTCTTACAGGAACGTTAACTAAGTTACCTTCGTCAACTTTAATTTTAGGCATGTTAACTTCAATAGTTTCAGTTACATTGTCGTACTGAACTGTGTTATCGATAATGTAGTTTTTAGCATTTGCTGAGTTGATAATCTTAATAGGAGTCAAACGAGCCATTTTAAATCCTGTGGAGTTTGCATCTCCTTTAACAGCTACATAGTAAGTGATAGAATCTCTTCCATCTACCGAGTATGTGAAGTTATTAACTGTTGAGTAAGTAGAAGTCAAGTTAGAGCTTGCTCCGTTGATTGCATTATATTCGGCAACTGTAAAGAACATTACATCCTTCTTAGAGTTAGGCCAAGCAGAGAATCTACCTGCTAATCTTCCATATACTGAATAAACGTCTGCAATGCTAATTAAACCATCAGTTCCGTTAACGTCCATTGTGTAGTAATCAAATCCTGCAGGAGTGTATTGACCTAAGATAGATTGATTGATCTTCTGTGCATCTGCAGTAGAGAATACGTTACCGGGAGTCATTGTATCTCCTTTAACGACAATTCTAACATCCCAGTAAGTAGTATCTAAGAATTTTCTAAATACTGTAACTCCATTAGAGTTAGTCTTCTGTACTGCAATTTCAGTCCAGGTAGAAGAACTTTTAGCTCTTTTCTCTAAACTAACTGTTAAGTTTTTAGCATCTGTACCTGTAACGTTCTTAAACTTAGTAGCAAATCTTAATACCTTCTGATTGAAACGACCACCGTAAGAGTAAACTACCAAGGTAGTATCATTACCCCAGTTAGTAGCAGCTCTGTTAGAGAATGACTTAACACCTGATACTTTTAAAGTCTTAATAGAATCTAAAGTGTTCCATGTAGACTCACCAGCATGGGTAAAAGTTAAATCAAAGGTTGCTCCATTAGAGTAGTTAAAAGTTGAGTTAGTACCTGTGTAAGCTAAAGTAACTGTTAAGAACCCTTGAGTATTACTATCAACATACTGTAAGTATTGATCGGTAGCAGAGATCTTTAAGGTAGGTACAACTGCAGTAAATGCAGTATTATCGTAGAATACACGAAACTGCACACCTGTAATTTTCTCAGAAGTAGAAGTGTTGTAGAAATGCAAAGGGGCAACAGTCTGTCCGACAGTAGTGGTTGCTACTTGATAACCAGAATCAATTACCACCCAGTGCCCTGTTCCAGGTGATGTTGAAGATGATTGTGCCGATACTCCGAAAACGGCCAATGCCGTCAGAAGGAATGCGATGAGTTTTTTCATTTTTGTATATTAATTAGTTGTTTTATTGCATGTTGTTTTAACCAAGGTTCAGGATTAGTAAGCTTATCAATGAAGGTAAGCTCATACCTGTAACACCATGCCTCCTCTTGTTCAGGAGTAATGATGTACCCTTTTTGTAAAACATGCAAATGTAAACTCTCATGAACCAACACTACAGCGAGGTTGTTAATTGAATTTAACTTTACATCTTTAACAGCAACTAGGATTGTTCCTTTGTTTCCATAACTTCCATCATTAGATGAAAACCCTGAAGACCAGAACTCAACTCTATTACAAACACTATCAATCAGCTGATATTTTTCAATATCGGTCTTTTGAATTAATGTTAACGCTGAATCTATTTTCTTATCCCATCCGTCACCGGCTTTATCTATCCTAATCTGGCTAGAAGAAAAACTGGTTATCAAAGAAGTTAAGGCAAACAGAAGCAGTGCTTTCATTTCATATAAATAGAAAAAGGTCTGCGTTAACAGACCCTTTCTTAAATTTTTTTGATTAAGATTATTTTACTTCACAAGCACCGCCGGCACAAGCCGCTTCTGCTGCTAAGTCAGTCATATCTTCCAACTCAACTACTTTACTTAAATCAACTTCTTTCAAAGTTTCCATCAAAGCATTATACTCTTCTTCCGTGCAATCGGTAAAAGGAGCCTGGACGTAAGTATGTCCGTCGAATGGTAATACTGAAAGTCCATTGTAAAACTTTCTATTCTCCCACATCCATTCTCCAACTGCATCCCATTCGTCATTCTTGATTGAGACTGTAGCTGAAACGTTATGAGTATTGTTTCCTTTTCTATGACCGGGCTTAATCCATTCCTTAGTTACCTGCTTTACTCTTTCTAATAAATCAAAAGGTGATTCTGTTCTCAGGATTGCACCTTCAGGAGCCTTTTGAGGTACCGTAATGATTGCAGTATCATGAGGACGGAACTTATCATCTTCCAATAATTCTGGATGGTAAATGCTTAGGTAAGTATAAATTGCTTCGTTCTTACCTACTCTCACTCTTCTTAGGTAATAGTCATTATGCCATGCATGAATTCCACTAGAGGTTCCAAGTGCTAGAGAGGTTGTGCCTGCTGGCTTAACTGTAGTACATCTTGCGGCACTGTTGATTCCTAAAATCTTAGCAACCCTTTCATTTTCTAACTTTACTACTTCAGCTGCTTTAATCATATCGTAGCTAGTTACAACTCCTGAGCCAATACCGGTCATTGATACTCCGATCAAAGCTTCTTTCTCTGTAGTTCTTTTCCAAACCTCTCTTAGGTAGTGGAAGTTAGAGTAGCCGGCCTGTAAAGTTCCGATCAAGGCTGCTGCTTTAACTCTACCATCTAAATCCTCTTGAGTCTCAATATCCGAAACATTTACTTCACATAAATTACAGAATTGGAAAGGACGTAGAGCAATCTCACAGCATGGATTAGTTCCCCACTCAGCATTGTTGGTGAAGTAAACCCCTGGTTCACCTGCTCCTGATGCTTCGATTCTCTTCCAGATATCCCAGAATTGTTCTTTCTCAGTAATTGATCTTACTAAAACAGCTGAGTTATTAGCTCTACCGCGTTGAGGATTTAATTCCCACCAAGCACCCGACTTACAAGAAATCATTTCATCATCGTCAGGAGAGAATAGAGAAATTAAAGCAGCTCTTCTAATACCGCCAGCCAATACTGCATCTGCAATATGACAAACTATATCATGAACTTCGATGGTGGTTAATTTATCACCATCTTCTTTTGCTTCAAGCATACCCTGTAACTTAACCAAACACTCTCTCAAAGGGCCTGGTCCTGGTGCTTTACCGCCGGCAGTAATTAATCTTGCTCCTTTTGGTCTAATATCTGAGAAGTCAAACTCAATAGAAGAAGTTCCTCTAAAGTAAGACTTCATTAATACCTTAACTGCATCAGCCCATCCTTCAATAGAGTCCCCGATAAGGAATCTTTTCTTTCGGTTTTTTTTAGGCTTTCTAATTTCAGGAAGCTTTTCGATGTGATCGTATTGAACTGAATAACCAACCCCGGTTCCTCCTAATAATAAGAACATCACTTCGCCGAAAGCTCTCCAATCATCGATTGGTAGGAATGCGCAGTTGTAGATACGTGCTGGATTTACTTCGATAGGGCGTCCTGCAAACTGCATTGATCTCATTGAAGGTAAAACCTTTTTGTCATAGACGTACTTATAAGCTGCTTCAATCTCCTCTTTCAATTGAGGATACTTCTTTTGATGCATCTCTTTGTTTCTTGTAACCAACTCTTGCCATGTTTCTCTTCTATTCAAATGCGGTTGGTATTTCGCATATTTCATGAAAACTGTAATCTCGCTTAAAATTTTTGTTGAAATGTCCATTATATTAATTTGTATTGTATTTAATAACTAGCCGGTTTTTTTAAAAAATTCCCGGTTTTTTTAAGAAAAAGATGAAAGTTTCATGAATTTCTTAGCTAATTCCTTCTTATCGAAGCTATCTACCTGGGAAAATGTTGTGGGTGTGTTAGAAGTGGTATCTTCGTAGGTCGGCATATCTTCGGTTAATTCGATATGACCGTTGTTAGTATCGATCTTTGCTCCGAAGGTCATTCCATCCATTCCGTATCGATTCTTCATAACGTGTACTCGGCCTGTTCCGTGAACCTTATCTTCTTTCTTTCTGGATAAAGATAAACAGAAGTCAGCAACCATGATCTTATCATATGATCCTGCTGCCTTATCTCCTTCGATAATATCGTCTTTTGCTCCCATTCGGTTAACCTGAGAAGGTGATAGAACAACTACTTTAAATTCCTTAGCCATTCCCTTACATGCAACGTACATATCATCAATTTCATCTTTCCTTTCAGTAAACTTCTTGGAAGGTGGTCGGAGATAATCGATGTAGTCAATTACTACCATATCAGGTTTAATGTCTGCGTCAATGCACTTTTGAATATGGGCTTTCAAGGTTGCTACAGAGGCTGCTTTAGGTGGATACTCTTTTACTACTAGCTTACCGGCCAGACCCTCAACTATGCTCTCAACCTCCGGGCGGTGATGCTGTACTTCTTCGATTGAATGCCCGGTAAAGTAACAGTCAAATCGTTTACCAACGTAATCCTGTCCTAATTCTAGAGTATAGTAAATGACATTGTAACCCATCTTAACTGCGTGAGCTGCCATTGCAACCATCATCCAAGATTTACCTCCCCCTGGGTTACCAAATACAATACCTAAATCACCAGCTCCAAAACCTCCTTGGGTTAATTGGTTCAACATAGGCCAAGGAGTAGGAACGGTGGGGCGATAATCCTCCCGGTAACGGGTCTCAATATCCTTATTATATTCGTGTCCAATGTTTCTATCCTGTCCGGCCTTTAACGCGTTATCAATCAAGTGCCGAATTGAATCGTAGTCACCTGAGTTTAGAAGGTCAACTGAATTTAATAGAGCTGTTTTTAATTGTTGGTTCTTACAGAAGGCAGTAAATTCTTCTTCTACATACTGAAGTTCATCATCTGAATGTCGGTAAGCTTCTTTGATCTGCTCAACAATCGAAGTCTTAAGTACATCGTTATCTAGTTTTTTCACTCCTATTTTTAGAGTATCCATTGAGATTACAGTATGGTATTTATTCCAATACTGTAAAATTTCATTGATAATCCATTTATGAGCAGGGTTTGGAAAGTGCTCATCGGATAAAATATCGTAGATATTCTGAACGAATTCTTTTCTTGTTAGTAATGCTCCGATTGTTTTTACTTGAAACGCCGGGCCGTAATCGCTTAGTACTTTTAATGATGCCATTTCTTATAACTTCTTTTTATAACTTATTTTAATTAATATACGAACTTAATCTTTATAAATCCACCTATACCCTGCAGATTTAAATACTTTTTCTCCTGCTTGATTCTTATGGCAACAATTACGAACTGCAGATGGTGAAAATCCAAACTCCCCAGTTTCTTTTAAACTCTTGAACTCCTTAATAATTTCTCCGGTACTGTCATTTAACTGTAAAACAGCCCTCCATTTTTTTGGATTTTCTACTCCTTTTTTTGCTTCTGATATAGCTTTTTTTTCATCAGCAGTCCTAGGTATTCCTTTATTCCAAGAAGCAATTCCTCTTTTTGCTTCTGAAATTCGCTGCTTAGTTTCCTCAGTATGTGAAATACCTGTTCGTGTCGCTTTACCCCTTCTCCGTTCTGAGATTTGCTTTTTGTGTTTTTCGGTCAAAGTTTTTCCTTTATGTGTTTTTGAATTAGCTTCTTTGAATCCTAATCGGGCTTCTTCATATACTCTGGAGCTAGGTGTGTACCTACTTTGTTTGGGGTTATGCTGAGTGCACATCTTCCAGAAAGCGTAAGCCCGTGATTGACTATTCGGTTTATCTCTATATAACAACCAATGCGCTATAAAATGTTCTCTAGCTGTTAATAATACCAAATTTTCTTTTGTATTAGAACCGCCTTCACTCTTAGGTACTATATGGTGCTTTTCGTAGTAAGTTTCTTTTGTTTTTGTTCTGTTTTCTTGCTGTGCTTTTTGCACCAGTAAATTGTAATGTTTGTAATATTCCATTTATTATAAATAGTCTTAACATCAACATTCTACTATATACTGCAAATAAAAAGTTTTTTAGAAAATTAAACTTATTTTAGTATTTGTCATTACTCACCTCCTCCGTAGGTTTGTTCAATTAATTTTTTAAGACAAGCAAGTTCTGCTTCTTCGTAGGTTTCAAATCCAAATCCTTTCGTCCAATTTATTTGGTAGTAGTAAAACGAAAACTCTTTGTCGGTGTCTTTTTTAAATCCAATATAAGAATCTACATAGTGCTTCTCTCTAAACCATCTAAATGCCATAGCGTTACACACTGTTCTATGAATATCATCTGGGGGTAGTTCATCAAGATACTCAGGTTTCATGTCAGTGTCGGCTAGATTGTGTGTCTCAGCTAACCACTCAAAAAAGTTTAAGTCTTCTAATTCTGTGTATAGTTTCATTTGTTACCTCCGTATGTTTTATTTACAAAACTTTTCTAATTTTTGAAGATTAATTATTCCTAATTCTTCACATGCAGACATAGATAATTTTACTTCATCTACATTGAAACCTTTTTCAATAATAAAAGTTGCAATGTGTGAACGATTATCAATATGTATAGCAGTTACACGATGGGTAGCGTCTTTTAGGTCTTTATTGAACCATGTAAGTCCCCAAACTATTACTTTACTCATTTGTTACCTTCTTTTTACAATCTTGGTTTCTTCCAAAAACTTCATCGATGGTATTATCACTATATCCATCAAGTTTTAATGCTAATTCAAGTGCTTCTCTAATAGCATAAGGATAATTACAAGACTTTGTGTCAATTGTTACAATTGCAGTTTGTCTTTCTTCGTTAGTTCTGTTAATAGTTATTATCATTTGTTACCTCCGTATGTTAAATTACTAAATTTACTTGGGCTATTCCTGAATCGTTTGAAATGAATATTTTAATACCCATAAATGTTTCAACTTTTACAATACCTTCATAGTCTTTAATGACAGACCTTATCATGAAGTCTTTTGTTGATTCATTCATTAAAATACCAATCGGCTTTTTATTATTTTGTGATTCGTATTTCTCTATTTTAAATACAATATCAGCCATTAATTCATCATATGTCATTTGTTACCTCCTCCGTAGGTTTGTTCGTAGTATTGTTCACCAGTTAGTGGTAGCGTACTTTCAGGATAATCAATTCCATGAACTGTTCCTTTGTTGTATGCAGTTTCAATTCTTTGCTTCTCCATTTCTTTGGCTTGTTCAAGTAATTCAATATACTGAATCTCAAATTCTTTAAGTGATATTTCCTCATTGTTTAATTTTGTAAGTAAATCCACATAAGATTTTGCTAACCACTCTACTGCTAACTTATTGTTTGTCCTATTTTCTGTGTTTGTGTAAACCTGAATTATGTTTTTAAGTTTATTTATTTTATTGTTTGTCATTTGTTACCTCCTTCGTAGGTTAATTCAATTACCTTAAACTCAAGTATTCCAATATTGTTATTGCTATTTACAAAATGTTCAATTTCACCCAATGTTGTATTCTCGTTACATAACATTGATGGATTTATAACCTTCCAATCATCTGGGCTAATTTGAATACTTGTCTTAAAAGTTGCTACAAATTGTTTCACTGCCGTTTGTTGTTTATTGTTTTCCATTTACTATTTCAATTAATTTTTTAAGACAAGCAAGTTCTGCTTCTTCGTATGGTTGATATTTCATCTCCCATTGTTTAGGGTCTGTATTATAATGACCAATAACAGAAATATCCCACCAGGTAGTTTTATTAATTAGTCCTCCAATATAATTGATTTGACATCTAAGATTGTGGTTCTCTCTAAACCATCTAAATGCTTGTGAGAATGTTGGTGCTCCGAACCATTTTAACCTATCATGTTTTTGAAAAGGTATATAATCTCCTGATGCATCTCTTATATTGTTAAAGTAAAATGATTCAGCATTTTTTCCATCATAAAAAGCTAAACAAGGTTCATCAAATCCAAGTTGCTTTAACTCTAAAGCAAGTTCGTAGGGTACAAATTCTTTGTTCATCTCCGTTTGTTGTTTATTGTTTGTCATAACCTTAATATATGAAATTATTTGAATTTAGACAACTTAAAAAAGGTATCTGTTGCCCAATAATCAACATTCTTAATAAAATGTGCCAGGCCGTCCATCTCATAAAGCTCAACGAAATGGTTCTTGTGAAAGTCGTTATTCTCTTCGTTGATGAGTCCGTTAATGTAATCAATCTGTCTATCATCTAAGATTGGATTCTTAAGATCCATTAACTTATAATGGTTAAGTAGGTTCTGACGTGCAAATAATACCCGGGCATAGATCTGGTGCTCTGTTAAATGATCTTCAGCATAGTCGAAGATATCCTGCATTGACATCGGAACATCTAAGATATCCGGGAATAATTTTAAAAGCGTCTTTGGTCCTAATCCTTTAATGCCTTCAATCTTATCTGATTGGTCTCCAAGCATTGTTTTGTAGATAATAAAATTATCTGGATGAACCATAAATTCTCTCTTAACGTCTTTTGGTCCGTAAAATACTTTTGTAACCGGTCTATAGAGAGTTACGTGGTCGTTAACTAGCTGAAGGTAATCCTTATCAGATGAAACAATAATCATCTGTGAATTAAACCTCCGGGGTAACTCTTTAGCCATGTAAGCAATCATATCGTCTGCCTCTGCCTTATCGATCATCCCAACTTTAATTGGTAAACACTGAAGGTAATGAATGATCCTGGTTATCTGCCCAACCTTTGCATCATTTTCATCATCTAAGGATTCAAAAGCATCCCAGTTTGTAATTCGGTTAATCCCTCTGTTTGACTTATATTCAGGCAGTAAATTCTTTCTGTTGGTAGAAGATCCTACTCCGTCGAAGATTACGTAAACGCCTGTCGGCTGTACCAGTTGAATTAATGAACCTAATGATCTAATGAATCCGGCCAGACCTCCAATGTGGGCTCCGTCGTTGTTAGTCATATTGATAGTTGCAAAGTTTCTAAAGAATAGATTCAATGCATCAATAACTAATACGCGGGAGTGAAAATTTTCGTCTGTGGGTATTACTTCTTCTACCTCCTTGATGTTAGCAAGTAAGGCTTTGTATTCTGCTTTCATAACTTATTCTAATATAATAAAAAAGCCCTTGACTTGCAAGGGCTCTTAAATGTTTATTTTTTGTTAATTATCTACCGCTACTGGCTCCAATACCTGTATCACTGTAGGTATCCCTAGCTGCTTTTTCATCTGCTAGTTGCATAGCTTCTTCGCTAGAATATTGTTTGCCGTTGTAGCTTAGCATTGGATGTAGGCCGTAATGTGCTGCATCTTCTAATGCTGCAAGAACAGCCATCCAATCATATTTTGTTAAATCTAACTCTGCAGATAATATATCGTTTGCTGAATCGTCCATTACAACTGTGTACCCTAGTTTTTCATAGTTTAAGTGATCTTGGGACTCTTCACCTTCGGGGAAATCAAATAATACTTTGCTTTCAGCAGCTTCGTTCATCATTTTAGAACTAGAAGTTTTTTGGTAAATAATATACTCATATTGATCGCTGAATAGCACTGCTAATTTTGCACCAGGATATCCTTCTCCTGCTTCAAAGTCGTACATAACAGCCTCCCCTTCGTCACTATCCTCTTCAAAAGAAGCTTTTTCTTTTTCTAACATCTGTAATAAAGCTTTAGGGTCCATTTCCTTACGCTCTTCCATAGACCCTCCAGGTCCGCCACCAGCTTCAACTACTTCAACCGGTTTGTTCATGTCAATACCTGCTTGTGCAAAAGCTTCTGCTAAGTCTTGAGTCTCTTTTTCAAAGTACTCGTTTATCATTCTAGAATTAGTAGTTACCTTATTCTCTACTAAATACTTTTTTAAGTCAAAATTATCCATGTTTTGTTTTAGTTATAAATATAATCTAAAGATAAGAAAAAAGCCCCTGCAAAGCAAGGGCTCTTAAGTGTTTATTTTTACTATACTCTAGTAAGCATAACCAGCAGGAACGATGTCGTTCTCGGTTGATTCATTACCTTCTAAGTCATACCAGTAGGTATAAGCTTCTTCTCCATACTCTGCATTGTTCCAATCGTACTCTTGTCCAGATACACCGTAACCTTTAGGGTACTTGTATATAAAGATAACAATACCTCCCTCCATATCCTCTTCACCTACTTTAAAAGTAGTGCCGTTAGGAAATTCGACTTTACGAACTTTTTGTGGTTTTTTTTTAAGCTCTCCTTCTTTCTTTTCAGCTTCAGAAACAGTTTCATCAATTGATAGAGTTGATATTGTGTAAACTAAAAAATCATTGATTTGTTTTTCAGAATAACCTTTCTCTAGTAAATCAAAAGCAACTGCATCAGCACCCTTCACAAACATGTGAAATTTCTCGCTAGAAGCTTCTTTCTCCATTTTTTCAATGGCATCATAATCAAAACCCGTATTGCTCGAGTATTCATTTGTTATCTGTGAGTTAGTAGTTACTTTATTTTCTACTAAGTACTTCTTTAAATCAAAATTATCCATGTTTTGTTTTAGTTATAAATATAATCTAAAGATAAGAAAAAAGCCCCTGCAAGGCAAGGGCTCTTCTGTGTTTATTTTTTAGTTTTATTTACAGTAAGTCACCGCTTTTTTCTAATTCCCTAAAGTAGTCCTTAATGCCTGTATAATTAGTAGATACATTCTTCCATTCTTGAGCGTACTCCGCTACTTTCTTAGCTAATTCTCTAGGTGATAGATCTTCGTACTGTGGATGGGACATTACAAAGTCTTCAATAGCACTGTGAGAATTTTCGTTTTCTGCTTCTTCTATCATTCTAGAGTTTGCAGTAACCTTATTCTCAACAAGGTACTTTTTTAAATCAAAATTATCCATTTTTTTCTTTTGTTATAAATAGACTTAAAGAAACGAAAAAAGCCCCTGCAAAGCAAGGGCTCTTCTTAAAAGTTTTTGGAATCTTATTCCGGCTCTTCTTGGAAATAACCGGGTGTTGAATCCTCATAAGCTTCTTCTACTACATCGAAGTCTCCTCCTCCTAGAATGGCTGACCATTCTTTGGCATGAGCATCTTTGTACTTCTTAAGCTCTTTCTCATCATCGTTGATAAATCCGTGAGGTGTCATAATGATCCTGCCTCGGGTTGTAATTCCATTGATATGATTCTTATCAATCTGAAGATTAGTTCTCTTAGCAAATTCTACCTGTTTACCATCCTTGATTGCTTTAATCTTGGAAGTACCTGCATTCATAATGTTACCAAACGTTACTACAAAAGTTGCATCATACCACATGGCAAATCCACCTTTGTTCATAAGCTTGGGTTGACCCATTGGTGATTCAGGCTTTTGAGTCCATACCTTGTTTACTACTACTAATGTATTAGTATACGGTGAAGACTCTTTCCTTGACATTACAATCCGTTGATTTACTCCATTACCGAACTGAGTTGACATTGCACCTGCATTCCATTCGTTATTATTCTTGTTAGAACGTACTGAAAGTTCGCAAGGTACTGAACCGATTGAATCCCAAAGGAATAAAAGATCGTGAGGTAAGCTTCCTTTCTTCTGTTCGTCAATTAAATCTAGAATAAATCCAGCAACATCCTCGATTGTATTTAGAGTCTCTCTATCAACGTAGATAAAGAATCCACCGTAATCAACAACCTCACCGGTTCGTTCATCAACCGTTTGATTTACTTGCAGACCCATTTGAATAGCATGTTCCCAATTCCATTTCATCTCTGTAATAATGAATACTGGAAGGATGCCTGCTTTCTGGGCTGATACTGCAGCTTCAAGCAATGCTGTAGTCTTTCCTGTATCAGAATGACCTCTCAGCATTACAATGTGACCCATCGGGATTCCCGGGATTGAAGTCACCTCTTGGAAAGATGGTGATAGAGGAATCCACTGCTGATCCTTAAATTTTACGTTACCTGTTAAGAGCTTCTTCTCTTTGAACTTATCTAAAGAGAATCCTTTCTTAAGCTCGGCAGACACGGCCTCTGTTAAAGAAGCTTTTTCTTTCTTAGCCATAGTCTATTAGAAAGGTAAGTCGTTGGTGTCGTCGTTGAATAAAGAATCGAACTTGTCGGCTTTTGATTCTACTTTCTTTCCTTGAGATTCTAGAGTAAATGGATTCTCAGATTTTTTCCAAGGAAGTTCTTCCTTTGCAGGAGCAGCAGGCTTTGCATCATCAAAGTTAGTTACAGGCTCAGAAGAGATTACTCCTTCTTCTTCGTCAGGTGCTAACCATTTCTGCAATACAGACTTCATGTCATCGAAAGACATTCTTGAGAATACTTTCAAAGGATCTGGTTGATCGTTCAAGATAGTTTGTAACAATGTGTCGTCATCGGTCAAAGTAGATTCTTTAGTACGTGCACGAACGGTTGTTTTGTTAAAACCAGTTCCTGTAGTTTCAGCACCCACTGTAGTCAAATTCAAGTCACGACCTGAAATGATATCAGTGTAATCCCCGATGTCTTCATCTTCTACCATAGAAAGTAATTCCATGTAGATTTCTTTACCAAAGCCCCAAAGTTTAACTCCGTCTGCTTCTTCACCTCTAACGATAACGGGTACAAATACCCTCATTTTAGGATCAAGTTTACGTGCTAGTCTCCAAGACTCTTTGTCTTTACTGGTTCTTAACTGCTTGGCGAATTCAACGATAGGATCTTTATCACCCCAGTTTGTTGGAGAGATGATTGGATTCTTGTCGATTCCGTAGTGAAAATACAGTTCCGAAAAAGGATTTGATTTATTGTACGCGGAAGGTACAATACGGATTGTTTGCTTGCCCACGGCAGGTTTCCAGAAGACATTCTTACGTGCCTCTCCGGAAGGACGGCTTTGTTGAGTTTGCAAAGCATTCAGCTTTGCTTTAATTGAATTGATATCCATAAGTTTTATTTAAATGTATGAAAATTGCTTTAGACTAGCAACTTAAAGTTTAATAATTTTACAGAGTTTGCTTTTACTCAGGTAGACCGTTGGGTTCTCCTAAGATTCCGTGAATAACTCTTCGGAATGTCTTTTGAAATTCTTTTTGCAGAGTTGCCATAACCTCTTCCTGTTGTTCCGGATTATCTTTTAAGATTTGCATTTTACCGTTAGAACCATCATGATACATTGCGCTCATTTTAAAGAACACCATGGGAGAATTCCCTTCCCCATCATCCACAATTTGCATTTTAATAGTAGGTATATCATCAAACTCATTATCGTCCTGTAGTTTATTAAACTCAACAGACTCTTGATGTAACCTATTTTCAACAAGGTACTTTTTTAAGTCGAAATTATCCATGTTAATAAATATTAAAGTTCAACAATCTGGTGAATCTTTGTGCGTAGAAGCTTAAGATCACCTTGTTGGGTCAATAAAATCGTATTCTTGTAATGCAGCCAGTTGATTCTAAAGTTCGTATCAACAATGCCTTCGTTTAGGCTCTTAATCAATTCGTTTAAAGCATTAATCGTATAAAGGGTATTTGACTCTTTTTTTCTATGAACTAGGATAGTATTCTCTGGAATGTTATTAATGTTAGGTTGATCAACATTGTAGGTACAAACGTATTCGTCATTGCTCTTGATATGCAAAACAAAAATCTTATTATATAAAATAGTATATTCGCTAGATATATCCTTTATAAAGGAATCCACTTCATTTAGTGGTACGAATGTACAAAATAACTTATTATTCACGTCTCCGGTATTGATAGTTTCTCTATCATAAATATCAAAGGGGCTGTAAAGTGTTGTAGTCTGGTCCATAACTTGTTTTTATTTGTAGGTTTTTGTCTTTAAATACTGTTAATATCTGCTTAATCTCTTCTTTATCCTGCTTATTAACATCTAATAAGAAAGCATCATAAGTATAAAGTACTAATTTTGTCTCCTTATTATTAATAATATAGATGATTTCTTTAAGGATTGCAACATTGCTGTAAGTTTCCCAATGCTGAATAACGTAATTAAACAGTTTCTGTGGGTTCATATTGGGTAAATCGCTTTGTTTAAATACTTTTCCTGTCTGCTCAACAGTGTATTTACCTGTCTTCATAAACGTACTCCAGATCTGTTCGATAAGCTTTTGAGTTAATTTAAAGAATTCAAAGTCTTTGTACTGATCGAAGATATGCCCGTATAGCTGCTTAAATACTAATCCTTTTGCTTCAGTTCGGTCCATTCCGTACTTAGCTGCAAAATCTTCATAAATATCTCCGGTCGGTGAATCATAACCAACCATCTGTCCAATCAACGTAGGATGATAAGCAGTCAAGTCAATCTCTAATAAAAAGTCGTTTCTTGGTATAAAAACCGATCTAGAACCGTTTTCCTTAGGTAAAGCAGCAAAGTTTAAGCTGTTAAACGTGTTGGAAGGTCGGCCGGTAGTAGTATTGAGGTTGTATTGAGTGAATGTATAAGAGTTATAGCGGGATAGAAAGGGTCTCTTCAAGTCAAAGTATCTTTCAAAGGCACTATTAACCTTTAAGCCGTTTCTTTCTATAAACCAGAATACATTAGATAAATCATCATGATACTCATTAGGGATATATTTTTTAATCACTGGAAGATATTCATCGAATATAATCTCACACTGCTCAAAATGCTTTACTATCGGAATTATTAAATTAAGATCCTCCTCTGTATGGTATCTTTGAGAGAAATAACTATGAGCATGAGTCTGCTTTTTTACTTCTTTATGCTCAAACAAATTCAGATCGTAAGTATTTGTACCAAAGTAAGTGTGGCTTAATGCTTTTTTATCCGGAGTATAGATTTTCTTAAAAGTTCTTAGGTATTCTTTAACCTGCAAAGGATCAAACTGTAATGCTTCCGGATGAGAGTAGTTAACTAAGAAGCCTTTCGGCTGGGTAACGTCTCTAAGGTATAAACATAACGGAGCATAAATGCTTGGATGCATTTCCGGATGCCTTTGAATCGGAAGTACAAAGATTTCCGGTCCTAATTCAAACTGTACTTTATCAAACTGCTCTTGAGTCTCTGCTAGCCAAAACATAACCTTTAACTAAAGATACGGGATTTGAATGTAGAATCCTACTTCTTATAGAACTTAAGGTAATCCTCTTTTAAGAATTGATCAAAACCAAAAAGCTGTAAGTTTACAACTCTCTTCCGAACAATGCTTTGGTTTGTTTGATATACTTGAGATTCCTGCCCGGCTAGTAACCAAGGTAATGAGAAAGGAACATATTGCTCCCAAAAGAACTTAGGATCTCCAGATGCCAGGCTATCAAACTGCTGCTTATCTAACTCAAGGTAAAGATTCTCATTTGCTTTCTTACAAAAGTATCTTTCATATTCTCCAATCTTATAATCATTCTCATCAGGAATAGGAGTTATTCCGTAAGGTAAAAACCGTACTTGATAGTCTTGAGCTGTGAATTTTTTAATAGCTGTATACTCATTAACTACCTGCTGTTGAAATAACTGATAATTAACTGTTGGTTGATTCTGGATATCGTATGAGCTTCCGCCTGGTCTTATATTCGGAACATCTAAGTTAAAAGCAACTCCAACCTGTTGGTATTGAGTACCAGCATTTGTTTCGTTATCTCCAAAAGGTAGAATCTCTCTTGCGTTTGGATCTTGCGGACCTACTCCTGCAAAATACTGCCCTGTTGCAATCTCATAATAAGGACCAGAGTAAGGTTCACCCGTAGCTCTATCAATATACTCCCCGGGATTGGCAGTTAATCCTGTTTTGACGTAATGTTTGGGTAAGTATGCCATAGTCTTAGTAGTCTACATTCATTATTATTCTGTCTTTACCGTACTTTGTTTGATCAGTGGTTGATGGGAATTTAAACGGAAAAGACTTTGCTCCTACTTTACTCACTATTGCATTCATCAAAGCAGTAAATTGTTCCCTGAATAGCTTCTTGTGGTATGGGGTTAATTTACTTAAATCTAATTTGTTCTTCCAAACAGCTGGGGTTATATTTTCGTTTATTAACCCTCTCATTCTAGCTACTGCTTCTGCTTCGTTATCATTAAGAGTACCTTTAGTAGCTTTTAATAGAGGTCTCAAGTTATCAAAACCATCTTTTAATAGCAGCACATCATTTAGCAGTCTTGCATACTGTATGTAAGTACTTCTTGATGCTGTTCCTGGATCTGAAGCAGGTAAGCTAGATGGGTTTGCATACTCAGCTCCTGTTCTTTCTTCGATATACTTTTTATCCTTTATTCCATAAACTTCAATAATATAAGTATTGTTCGGTGCACCGGCCGGGTATATTGCATCAAGCAGTTCTCTCATTGCATCTTTAGTTGATTTATTATCAGGGACTTTATCCCCTGTCTTATCTCCCTGAGCTACAATCCCAGGTAGAATACATCCGTTACTATCCTTGTATGATGATCCTGCGTGAATAAGGATACCTCCTCGGTAAGGAACATCACCAAGTCTGAATACAGATCCTAATCCCGGATTGTTGTTTGCTTTTGATTTTGTAAAAGGGTATCTCCCTGGTGGAATACAGCTTATGCTTGAATTATTACCTTTCCATAGCAGCTCTACAGTGGTGAAGTCTTTTAGTTTTTTACCAGCATTGTCAAATAACTCTAGTGTTCCTAATGTTTGTCCAATAGTCTGTGACCCAGGAGTCGTGACTTCTTTTAATCTTCTCAATTTTAGTCTTACCGGTCCGGGAGTATTCGAAGGATAAACAACTACGCCGGTCGGTGCTGCAGCAGGCCCTGATGTTCCTGTTGGTCCTGCAGAAGCTTTTACTCCTCCAAAATCTTGTGAGCTACTTAGGACAACTACTGAGTTTGGCACTACTACTGTGTCAATACTGGTTGTCCATTGGTTGTCTTGAATTCTATGTGCAATTCCTCTTATTAAAAACTGTAAAGTTGAACCGTAATTGTATGGAAGGAAGCTACTATCTACTGCAAACTGCTGGTAAATCTTTATTCCTGATATTCCGTCAATGGTCATATTCAGGTTGATTGGTAAGAACCCTAATATTCCGGTAGCTGTATCAGTATTAACTGCAGTCGCTGATTGAGCAAAAGTAATCATGTTAGTTAAAATACTGCTAAACTCAGATACTTTTTCTTCGTCCCATGTATAATCAACCAATCCTTGAATATAGTTTAGATATTCTTGTTGTATACTTAAATATGCTTGTCCTAATTGAGCTTGTTTAGCTGCTTTTGCATCTCTGTCGGCTTGAGTTTCCCCTTTGTTGGTTTTAATTGGTAGTATTCTATCATCCAATCCTCTATTCCATTTAGAAAAAGCAGTAGCATCTTCACCTTTTATGTACCCATTAGCTTGTGCTCCAATCGTAATAGTTGAAGCTAATTCATTTGTAATTTCAGTCTTAATTCCAAAGTCTCTAACAAAAGAGCCTTCTTTGTCTGGATTTAATCCGTAAAGTTTAATTATTCCGCTTGTAGACGGTTTGGGTTGCCGGGAAGGAATAACTACTTCCTCAACAATATAAAATCTTCCCTCTTCGGCATCGATTGTAGGCTCTAATTTATTTTGTGCTCCTAATGAACTTTGTATACCGTTACAAATTGATTTTAATAAATCAAAAATAGGTACTTTGTTATTATTGTCTTTTAATCCGTTTATTTCTTTTAGTACGTATGCCATATTAACATACACGTTCATTAATCTTCCTGCATCTTTATGTGTTGGGTCTTGAAAAATTCCTTCATCTGGGATTTGAGGGAATATTTCTCCTCCGGCTGCATTTAATAGTTCTACTGGGGTTCTAACAACACAGATTTGCGGGTTAGCAGAAACCGTATATGGTGTTTTGTATATGAGATTAGTCTCAGGGTCGTTATCTAAAGTAATGAGTGGGTTCTGTGCATTAAGATTTACATAGATCATATTTGTATCCCACATATACTGTAGCAATGCACCGAATCTAATGTAAAAGTAAATTTCATTACTTTCTGCATTAAAAATTTTTATTGCATCGTATTTTTTATAAACACCTCCTTTAAACCTGAAAGGATTAGCAGTAGCTAAAGATCTACATCTGAAAGTACCGTTTGTTGTTGTTTTAATTAAATCTTGCCTAATATCATAAAATAATCGACCTAAAACGCTGATATTTTTTAAGATATCAATAACTTCATAATCTGTCTTAGCATCTGCAAGTTTTGCTTGTTGATCTGCCTTAGCTTGTGCTTCCTGTTTTTTCTGTTCTTGAGTTAGTATACCGCTGGGACTATCCTCTGGCATAACGTTCATTTTTAGAGATTCAATAACATCTCCGTAACTCATTATAACTACTGTAATATCATAGGATCCGTCTGGAAGGAAGCTCCAAGTAAAATTACTTATCCTACCAAAGATTGCATCGTAGTTAGCAGATGTATTTATCTTCTTTTGTTCGATATCAATGAGTAGCTTAGCTTGATCACCTGTGTATGTATTATCTAAAAATTTAGATGTTAATGTGTCTGAATCTTTAAATGCTGTGTAGTTACCTTCGTTGTCGTAGTATAAGCTATTTCCAAATTCTATAAATACTGAATATCCAAGTCTTAGGTAAAGTATATCTAGCAGTTCAAACTGCTCTCTACTGTAAGCTTTTATGTTAATGGTAGATTCTCTTATAGAACCTCTGTTTCTATTTTTAGTTTCAAAAAAAACAATGCCCGGTGCTGGCCTTGGACCTTGTTCATAACCAAAAGCAGTATATGAATCCAACCCACCTAGCACAGTACCATCTTTTAAAGTACCTCCGAACAAGCTATATCTTTTAGCTATATCAGGATCTTTATATCTAAATTTGTCAGGATACTTAATTACAATGGCCGATGTAAGCTTTATCCAAGCTGAATTTGCATTTTGCTGTAGTAACTGGGAGGTAGATCTTGAAGTGTCTCCAAGTTGTTTCTGCCTTTGTTTTATCTGATCGGCAACATGTGGTTTAAAACCTTCTCCTGTAATGTTCCCCATATCACGAGTTTATTATATTAAATTGATTAACGACCTCAATTGGATTGTAAGGTATTCTAATTTGACCTCCAAGAGGTGGTACTAACGAGTTTTGCTTTAGTTCTTGATTTGCAGTTGAAATAACCCACCATAATGAACTGTCACCGTAATACTGCTGTGCTAATAAATCAAAACGATCTCCAATAGTTGTAATAACGTAAATATCATTTTCGTTCAAAGGTATTTCCGGATAACGAGAAGTCCTATAGGCTCGCTTTCCATTATATTTTGTTTGTGGTATGTTTTGATATCTATCCATTAACTCTGATAGTTATTATCGTACCCGCTATCTAAAGCAATATATCTCTGAGGTCCGTTCCCTAAATTGGTAGGAGTTTCAAATTTTCCATCGATTTTTTGAACTTGTGGAGTAAACTTATGAATCGGTGTAAAGTTAAAGCTCGATACTTTGATCATATGCGGTAACTCTTTTACAAAATCATCCCCCCTATTTCGTGGATCTGTAAAGCCATTATCGTTAATTCCTATTTCCCAGGTTGATTCTTCTGATAGGTCGTAAGTTAGTCCTGTAATGAATCCGGGTTGGTTAAAGAAGTACCCTCCGATAGTCAACTCTACTAACACCCCTCTCATAAAACCGTTGTTGTAATCCGGTGCTAATGAAGAAGCTAAGTAGTTAAGTTTTTTATACATTGGAATAAGCTCTTCTTTTGATTGAGCATATACTGTCCAAGATAATGAAACTTTTCTATCAAAGCCACTATAAGTATAAAAATTTTCCCCTCTACCTACATATTTGTGAGGTTGCCAATCTGCAGTATAGTTATCGCTTATGTTATTTAAAAATGCTCTAAAGTGAATAAATGTTCTTATCTGTTTATTATTTTCATTTATTCCATTTGAATCCATTACGGCAATTCTGAATTTGACTAGGTCGTTTACGTCTTTATCTTTATCTCCTGAAACATTGTCAGATTGGTATAAAGGTAGAGCGTTTATTGTATCAACTGCTCCTAGCCGTGCACCTTCTGTATTCCCGACTGTGTACTGTCTTTTGCCTTTACTGTAATCACTTACATCACCTTTTAGTCCAGGATTTCCTAAGTGAACTCTTTTTTCAATATTTTCTTCTGTATAAGAAGGAGCTAATACGTTAGCACCTACTGCTTTTGCGTCTGCATTGTTTATGTTTCTTAGCTCTTTCCTAAAATCTCTAATTTGACCAGTTTGTCTGTAAGAAACGCTTTGCTGTAATTGATCTTGATCGTAAGTAAATGCTGTTAAGTTTTGTAAATTATCAACATTATCTTTATCTGCTGTAACTGTCGGTTGTGATTCTCTCCTAAAAGCATCTGGTACTTTCCCTGAGTTACTAGCACTACCTGTTACTGGAATGTATAAAGAACCGGTTAGGTTACTTAGTGTTGCGTAAATTGAATTAGTAGTTAAATCAACTGCATTTTTAGTACCGGTTCCATCTGTTGCTTGGTATATACGAATTGAATCAGCTGTAGGTAATTCTTGTACGTAGTTAACTCCGTAAATTGCTGAGAATGTATCTTTTGCTGTATTAAGACCTATAATTTCCTGTGTTTTGTTTTCACTGTACCCATACTCTACTTGATTTATAATTCGAGATTGAAATGCTTTATTTGAAGCTCCTGTTAATAAAGTAGCATCTTTTAGTATAACATATCTTTCTAAATACTTATAATCAGCTTTATTGTTATTAATCCCTGTTCTTTGTTCACCTGGGATAGTAATTCTGGTTTGGCCAACTCCTAAAATAGAACCAGGTCCACCTGGGTAGCTGTATAGTACGTTTGATATTTTCCTATCATCAACAAAACTATTTGCAAACTTTACTAGTCTATTACTAACTTCAGGCTGTCTTGAAGTAACAACGTCTGTATACGTTCTCAAACTCCCTATACTATCCGGAATAGGATTTTTACCAAATGTATTAAAATGTAATCCTCCACCATTAACTATTGCTTGAGCAATTGTACTAGTTGGTAAATAAGCACCTTGGTTTAGACCCTTGGGACTAGCTTGAGTCTGGACGTTTTGCCTTGATAGTACATTCTGCTTTATTGTAAAAGCAGGTCCTTGGAAAGTATTTGCTGTTAATAATAACTTAGTTAATCTAGAAGCATCATCTGCAATACTTTGAAAAATTAAAGAACCGCCTCGGGTTAAAACATCTAATCCCCCTGTATTTCCGACCGCATTAAACCCATCAGGTATAGACTTTCGGACAAACGGTTGATTGCTTGATCCTCCACCTATCCTGTCCTTAGAGTATTTTAAACTCTTTAGATCAGTTTTTAGGTCGATTAACCCCATTACTTAGGTAAGTTATCTAAATATGGATATTTTCCGGGTATTGTTGGTTTATTACCGTCAAAGTCTAATTGTGATTTAGCTAGACCGGCTACGTAGTTTGTCTGCTGGTTATAACCTGTAGGAGTTTTTCCGTCTAGATCTAATTGTGATTTTGCTAAACCGGCAGGGTAGTCGGTGAGTTGATCATAAGCTACAGGATCTTTACCATCTAAATCTAATTGAGACTTAGCTAGACCTTCCGGGTATTTAGTTAACTGATCGTAAGACACTGGTGTTAATCCATCTAAATCTAACTGTGACTTAGCTAAATCCTGCGGATAGTTACTAACACCACTGTATGATGCAGGGGTTTTACCGTCCAAAGTAGTTAAATCAGAGCCTTGAGTCTGTAATTTTATTAATAGTCCCATTGTTTGTTAATTTATTATAAATATTTGCTTATTGCGTTTTAGAGCGTCCCATATTAAATGCTGTACCTGCTTTACTGCTGTCGATTTTAAGAGTTCCTTCTTTTGATAATATTTGACCTAAAACATCTTTAACTGCTTTTAATTCTGAAATCATTGGTAGAAAATCTATTGTAGGGGTCTTAGGTTCTTCGGAAGCTCTTCTAATGGTTGGTGATGCGTTTTTATCACCTTCTGCAGTTCTTTTTATATTTGGTGATACTGCGATTCCGTCTCTAGCATCTGTAATTGCTGTTGCTCCAAACTTATCTGTGATTGTGAAAGGTCCTTTTCCTGGTCCTACAGTACCGTCCTGTACTGATTGTGCTGAATTGTTTGCAGATGATAGTGCACTCGTAATTGCGGCAATTCCACCTACGATAGCAACTGCAGTTATTCCAAGCGTTAATGCTGAAGCCAGTCCTGCTGCTCCTACTGCACCGCTTGCTAAAGTGCTTGCCATAATTACCAAACTTCCAATAGTTCTAGCCAAAGAAACAGCTCCAATCAATCCAATAACTCCGTAAAGTAAACCAGCGTTGCTTGCTGCAGATGCAATTAATTCTAATACCGGAGTCAATGCATCAGCTACCTTTGTGATTGCTTTTTCAAGTCTCTGTTGAATAGATACTTGTTTTGCAGCCTCATAATTCTGTTCTCCATAAATAGCTTTGAACTGTTCGGCACTTAGGTTATTTAATTCCTGCTGGTATAAAGACTTTCCTAACTGTTCGCTAGTCATTCCAACTGCTTTAGCTATGGCTTCTTGTTGAAATCTATTCATTTTAGAATACTCCAATGTTGAAACACTCTGTGCTTCTAATTCCTTAGCAAGCCCTCCTAAATCATTATTTAAAGCAAGCTGCCTTGCTTTTTCTAAAGTTAAATCTTTACCTGTTAGTAATTCAGCTTCAAGTTCTGCTGTTATTGAAGATTCAAATTGTAATAAATTATTAGCAACTCCGCTTATTTCCCCTAAAGTTAATCCAAGGTTCTTAGCCTCTGTTACTGCTTTTGCTATCTCAGATGTATTAAATGCAAATCTTGCACCTAGATCCTTGGATACGTTAGCAGTCTCTCGTAGAATGTTACGAGCGTTTAACGCTGTTTTGTTCTGTAGGTTAAAAGCATCGACTGCATTGTAAGCTTGGTCGGCAATAACCTGTACATTCTGACCTGCTATGGATGAATTAGCTGCTAAGTTTATTGCTTCTTCTGCTGACAATCCTAACTGGTCTCTTAAAACTGTTGCACCAACAACGTTTTTAGAACCTAAAATATCTCCTTGTACTCCTAACTGATCGGTAGCTTGCTGTATTGTTTTAAGTAAATCAACGTTGGTTGCTAAAAACTCTCCGGACGCTATTGCTGCAACGTTAAGTTCGGTAGTTAAACCGGTCATTTGAGTTTTAGCGTACCCTAATGCTCTCCCTGTTTCAACCAATTGGTTGTTTAGGTCGAACATTTTCTTTACTAGAGTACCAGCAACTGCAAGACCTAAGACTAGAGGATCGGTTAAACCTTTTTTAAGACTGGTGAATAATTCATTTCCTAACAGTCTAAGAGAATCTACCTTTGAGAAGGTTCCTTGTCCATTTTCTTTAGCTTCTTGTAAAGTCTTTGTAACTTTAGCTAAAGCTTCTCTTGCTGCATTTCCTACGCCTGGTATTTTTCCAAGAAACTCTGTTAGTTTACCGGCTGCTCCTAAGCTTTCATCTAGCTTTTCTTGAATAACTAGTTCTTTTTCTCGGAGTGTAAGTTGTTTTTTAAGTTCGTTGGTATTTGTTTTTGAATAAAGTAACTGTCTTGCTTGAGTGCTTAGTGATTCAACATTTGTACTTAGAATAACTTCTTCTGCGGCAATTTGAGTTTGTAATCTTGCTAGTTTGGCTGCACTAATCTTTTTACCTTCTGCAGCAGATTGTAACATCTTAGCTTCTTTAGCAGCTAATTTTTCGACACTCTGTAAAGATTTCTCTGTTATTTTTAATTTGGTTCTCTCATCTCTTGTTAAAGTAGAGAGTATTGCTTTATTCTGTAGATCAGCTTTAAGAATTAACTCTTTATTCTTTTTAATCTGATTTGTAATATCTTTAACTGAAGATAACCCTGTCTTTTGGTTTAAAATAGCATCCGCTATTTTCTTATTAGTATTTAATAAGTTCTGATCAAAGGTAGTCTGCCTTGTTCTAATCCCTAAAACTTCTTTTAATGACTCAACAACACGTACAGAAATATCATAACTCTCCTGCTGTAGAGCTCTTCCTTCTCTTAGAAGTCTATTTTCTTCCTGTAACAGTCTTATTTCTTCGGGAGTCATCGTTTATATGTTATAAATATTTGAGACTCCAAGTTTTACTTATACTCTACTTTCCCCGGATTCATTTTAAAAGCTTCCATCTTATTTACATTTCCTGAAGAGTCCATTAAGGATGTACTGTTACCTTTCTTGCTTGCAGCTTTTGTCTGCTCGTTTTGTTTATCGTAATATTCTTGAATTCTACTGAAAGTAAACTTTCTTAGCCATAATGGCATATTATAGATTGTATTATAGTCATACCCTCCCTGGCCGTGAAACACTATTTCATGTATCTCGGAAAACAAATTCATCCTTGCCTGACTAATAGTCTCAGGCGTCAGGCCAAAAAAAAGAGATCCCCACCGGTATAGCTACCGTTGCGTTACTGTCTTCAGGATAAAAATTTAAATCTGTGTCTGGTTGAACTTGAGAAATGTAAGTTCTTAGTGCTCTAGAGTCTCTTGCAAGTAATCTAGTGTCTACAAACTCTCTGATAGTCTTAGCTTCAGTATTTCCCTCTATTGATACAATCATGTACTTCAAACGGGTAGAAAGCTCAGGACTTGCATCTTTACTAATCTTCTTATATCCGTCAAGCTCTCTTTTGATTGCATCTTCGTCTTTATGTGTTAGGATCTTGAAAGTTATGTTTGTACCTGTGCTCGGTAAAGTAAACTTAAACTCATTTACTCCCGGGGTAATTAAACTCTCATCGAAAAATTTATTTTCGATCTTTGATAAATCTACACTGTAAGTCTTTCCGCTGTAGGTAAAGCTATAATCTGCTCCATAACCTAAAACTCTGGCTGCAACTAATACTGCATTTTTGTCTCCAACAACTAAATCATCGTAGTTTATTTTAGAAACGATCAAGGACTTTAAAAGCTTATCTATAACTGTTCCATTCTCAATGTAAGATTGGTTGGTTAAGATATCCTCTTCTTTTGCAGTCATGTACTTCATCTCAATTTTACCTGAAGATAAAGGGTTTGATTCTGGATAGAGAAGACCCTTAGAGGGTAGTTCTACTATTTCGGTGGGCATGCTGAATTCTGACATATACTTTTTGTTATAACTATTCTCTTATAAATATATATAAATCTGGTATTTTGAAAAGTTTAACAATAAAAAAGCCCTCTCTAATGAATAGGAGGGCTCTTTCTTTAAGGTTATTTTTACTTTAAAAGTTGAGTATGCAATAATCCATTCCGATGTTTAGAGTGATGTTCTGTGCTTCAGCATCAGTATCCCAGTTAAGATCGGCAAACTTGGCAGACTTAATGAATGCTCCTTTGATAATCCATTCTGAAACGATATCACCGACAGGACCTAAGATGTCAATAGTTAAATCCTTCTTGTAGAAGTCACTGTAACCATCTCTACCTGTTACTGATTCGTGGTGAAGACGTACCCACTCCATTGTTGCTTGAGCACCAGAAGGAGTAATTGGATCGTACAAAGTCATTGAAATATCTGACCATGCATTTCTGCCTTTTACTTTTCTGTATACGTTAATGTGGTTTAATTTGATTTCCTCAGCAGTTACTTCAATTCCGGTTACACCTTTGATGAAGTATGAAGGAATACCATCCACATACATTATAAATCTATTCGCTACTTTGGGTTCAAAGGCGGTGAAGAAGATTTCATTTGGATTTAATACTGCCATGTTGTTTTATGTTTATCAGTTATAAATAGTTATTAACCTGGGAATGTAGCTCCTGTTGGCGTTAAATTAAAGTCTAAGTAGATGAATTCAGCAGTCTTGGTAGGCTGTAAGTAAATCTGACCTACTAATTGGTTTCTGTCGATTACGTCAGCAGTGTTATTAGAGTCGTCCATGATTACTTTGAAAGCATAAAGACCTTGTCTTTGCTGTACCGAAGTCAAATAAGGATTAACTTGAGCTAAGAAGCTGTTTCTGGTTGCGATAGTGTTCTGTTCGAATACCAAGTTGTCAGCAATTTGAGAAATATAATCTTTAACTGTAATCAACAATCTTCTAACGTTTACCCGATCCAAAGCAGAAGCTTTTTTCTGTAATGTTTTTTGTCCGAATACTACAACACCTTGGTTAGGGAAAGTAGCAATTGGGTTAACATTACCTTCGTATAAAGTATCTCTGTCTCCTTGAGTTAATTTTCTTTCTGCTCTTACTACTGTAGATAATCCACCTCTGTTAAATCCAGCAGGTGCAAACCAAGCTTCAGTTGAGTTATCATTGAATGCATAAACTGCAGGGATTAAAGTAGAAGCCGGTACCCATACTGCATTACCTGTAGTAGGATCTGCTGCTTGTACCCAAGGCCAATAAGTTGCACCGTAAGATGTATCCATTCCTAATGCTTGGCCGGTTACTGTGTTTAAAGCAGTTCCGTAAGGAACCATATCAACTACTGCGATATTGTCTCCCCTGTTCTGTGCATTTGATACTATTGTAGAAATTTGAGTTGCAGCACTTATTCTGTTTAAACCTGGCATTGAAACTACGTTGTAGCTATATTCGTCAGGATTAGCAAGTAAGTTTAACATGGTAGTGTAATCACTTCCTGTAACACCTTGAGAATCTGCATTTAAAGTCAAACCAGCATTTTCGTAAAAGAAAGCTTGTCTTGCATTGTTAAAAGGGGTTCCTATAGCTGCACCAAAAGCACCTGAACAAGCAGTTGGAATAGATCCGGTAAATTGAGCCTTAGCAGTTCCGTTGTTATCGAAGTAGTTTGGAGTCTGGAAGTTAACAGCTTTAACTCTTACATAAGCAGAAGCATTAGCGTAGGATCCAGAAGTTTGAATATAGTAGGTTGAACCGTCAGTTGCGATGTTTTGAGCTTGATCTCCAAGTACTCTTGAAACGTAATTAGAAGCTTTAGGATCTAACGATAAGTTAGTCCATGTTTCTAAAACAACTTTAGAGTTCCCAGTATCATCACCTTTTCTGATTAGTAATCCGAAAGTTCCTGATGCTGAGTTAGGAGCAACAATTTCCCACCTAACGTTATCAGCAGATCCTGAAGCTAACGTATTGTTAGTGCCTTCAGTAGAAGTGCTGTTCATGATGGTTCCTTTAGATAATGTTTCTAATACAAAAGGAGCTACACCTGAAGTAGGTCCACCTGACCCTGTGGTCATCATAGATGAAGTTGCTCCTGTGTAGGTACCATTCGTAACTCTGCCTACCAACAAAGAATCACCGCCGTTTTGGAAGTAGTTATATGCTGCTATTGAGGTAAAATAGGTGTAAAAATCTGAACCTGATTGAACCAGGGTTCCATAGATGTTTTGGTATTGTGAGTAAGTAGTAACAACAGTCGGTACTATAGGGCCTTTAACTGTAGGTCCTAAGATGGCTGCTCCGGCCTGTACGGGCTGGGCAGTTAAGAACGACTGATCGTTTTCTCTTGCTAAAACACCAGGGGATAATAAAGTTTCTGCCATTATATTTTAGTTTGTTAGATAGTTCTAATATAAATAGTAATTAGACCTTCAAAAAGTTACTGGATGTCGTTGATATCACTTACCACTTCGGTAGTGAAGTTCACCCTGCCCTTTGAAAAAAACTTCTTAGTTGCTACTAACTCTTTATTAACTGCGTTAGGTATGATATACCCATACATTTTTATATTAAAGTTTGTTTTAATTAGTCTCTCTTCTCCTTGACTTAACGTTTCGTTGTTGGTAAAAGTGTCAATCCGGGCACGGAATTTAAATCTGTTAGGGTCTCCCCAGTATGAATCTGAAGCATAATTAATTCCTTCGACTATTTGGTTCATTTGTTCAATATAGTAAGTCCAAATAATGCATTCGTAGTTTAAAGTAACGTAATCTGGGATAACTACTGCCTGGTAAACGGTTACGGGTTTTCTATTATTTAACAGGTTAAAATTTGAATATGCATCGTTTTTTTGATAGGCTTTTCCAGCAACAGTATAGTTAATGGGATTATTACTATCTAGTTTATTACCTATATTATATTTTTTTTCCATCGATGCCCTCTTGAACATAATGATAGGGCACATAATCTTACTATTTTTATCTCTGTAGTAACCGTCTTTTTGAACTGCTTTCCATCTTTCAGGGTTTCCGTAGATGATCGGAACAGCAATAGTAGTTCCATTCTGGTATACTTGAGGTTTTATTACAGTATCAAAATAGAAAGCAATAGCTTCGTCTATATCACCAATACCGACTGTGTAATCTTTAACGGTTTCTCCTTTAACTGAGATCTCGTTTGCCCTGTAAGCTTTAGCTGTAGCGGGATTATTCTGATTAGCAAAAACAGGTAGTGGGGTGATAGCATTGTTTGGATTATCCAACAATGGATCCTGTTGAGAGATAGAAATTTCTCTTTGATTTTTTGGTACCGGTTTTCTAATTTTGTTAGCCATTACATTCTCTCCTTAGTTATTCCAAGTTTATCTGCAGCAATTAAGTGAGTCTGCACAATTATACTAATTGATGAGCCGTAATTCTCTAACCCTTCAGAGTACGAGTATTCCGGTACCTTTCCTACGAAGTATTGGTTGTCAACTACTGAATCAACTTCATAGTAGTTTTCGTAGTAAAATACTACATCTCCTACCTCTGGGGTAATTTCTGCTTCTATTAAATCATCTCTAAAAAAAGCAAAAGTTAAAGCTCTTGAAGTATCGGGTCCGAAAGCATCTGAAGTCCATGTTTGATCTCCACGTTGAATTAAAACGTTAAGTAGAACAGGTTCATTAACAAATTTGTCGAGTGCTTCTCCATACATATTAGTTGTAGAAGCTCCCAGAGTAATTTTATAGTAACCAACCTGTTGAGTTATAATGTTAGGTAATAACTCTCGGTTAATACTATTAATTAACAAGATATCTCTTCTTCTTCCAAATAAGGCCATTTAGATCTCCTCTACTTTTTGTAATTGTTTAACGCTATACTTAAATTTCTTTAGTTCTGGAATTTGTGCTAGAGATTCTTTTTTTATTATTTCAAAGGTTTCCTGCCCTGGTTTGGTCGTTACTACTTTTAATTGCAGTAGTCCTCTTGGGTTAAGATCTTCTTTATCAGTTTTATTGTTTACAACCGTAACATATTTCATGCTTCTGATGATTTGTGCAATATCAGTAATGTTGGTAGTATCTGAGAATTCAACATATACCAAAGTTTGGTACATTGAATAAGTTACTTCGTTTAATAAGTCTGTTAACTGTACCATGTTATGCTATAAATATTGGTTGTGGAACCATATTAAGTTCTTTCTGTTTATAATCAGCCTCTAAAGATCTTCTTTCGAGTAATTTCTCTCTTGAAGTTTCTTCTAGGTAGTTCCTTAGTTTATCTAACAGCAAATTCTTTTCTGCAGTAGCTGCAGTAATCAAATCAGCTGAGTTTAAAGTAACTTCCGCCCCAGGTATGGGTAAGGTTCCGTATTTTCCTCTAACGTATCCAAGCATTTCTTTTGCTAAAGATAGTGTATATTCAAAGATCCACTGCCTTCCTATAGAATTAATTTGTGTATAGTTTGGATTTGCATAGGGAACATTAGAAACGTTAGAAACCAATGCTGATGAGTTAGCCATTACCGGATTGTTTCTTTCTGAGTTCTTAATGTACTCAAAGAACATTTTACCTTCGTCCACAGTTGGTATTGGAAATAATCTCAGTCTGTTGTTTACTAATTCAAAAGAGTAGTTTGACTTTCTGATTTGATCGTTAAACTCAATAGCTTGAATCTTCTGAAGATCGTAATTGATTGGCATCAGAAGGAAGTTAATTGCTGGTGAATAGTTCCCCCATCCGAATGTATCTAATAGGTTCATCATACCTGTCCCTGTTCCTGCATAAGGATCAAAGTAGCGAACGATGGCCGGAGGTGATTCGTAGAATACTCTTTTAATTTCAATTGTATCTCCAGGAGTTAAAGAGGCAGAAGCACTAGCCCATACATTCATATTATAATCCTGCTGACCGGCAATAGTTGTAAAAGAACCTGTATACCAAGTTACTGTTCCCCCTACTCCGGCTTCTTCTCCGTACTGATTTGACATTCTAACAATAGCTCCGAAGTTTGGTTGTATTACTGAGTTATTTAAATTAGATCCGGTAGAAGCTCCTTCCATTGAGAGGAAGTCCTGTCTTACTTTAAATGCATAAATTTCATTTCCGTAAGTTGTTACTGCTTCTTCAAAAGCTGTATAGAAGTTGATATCCTGCAATTCGACATCAACCAATGGGTATCCTAGTCTTCTTGCACAGAAATTTGATACCTTATCAGCATCCGTTTGAAACTGATAATCATTATCGTAGAACCCAAAAGGAGTATCTCCGGGAAAGAAGGATGAGGAACCGGGCCAGATTTGAGCGTTAGCCATATACTAATAAATAGTATTGGATTTGCTTACTTGATCTGGGTCAGAGTTACGATTACAGAAGGGACTGCTACTCCTCCGTTTGTTGGTCCAGCAGCTTCGGCAACTAATTGAACACTAGCACCTCCGTTAACATAGCATACTAACTCTAAGAAATCTCCTGCAATTAAGCTTTCAACAAAATTCCATGCTCCAACGTATTTGTGGTTTTGGTTTTGAATATCAAGCCCTGTATTACTGTATGTTTGATTAACACCATTTTTTCTTAGCCAAATATATACTTGAGGACCTCCACCAACTGTGGTTTGTACTTGAGTTGAAAATTGAAGGTTGTAAATACCTGTTCTAGTTACTGTTAATCTTGAATTTGATACTACTGAAATTCCGTCATTGATGACGGGGGTATTTAGGGTAATGGATGCTGAAGCACCTGATACTATTGTTTGAGTTGTTGTATCGTAGAATGTACCAACTGATAGAGTTGATACTCCATTCTCAGCATAAGAGGAAGTTAAAGCATAAGAGGCAGAAGTTGCAAATGATGCTGTCCCTGCAACGTTACCTAGCAATGAACCGGTAATTGAAGTAAATCTACCTATAGAACCGGAGACTGTTAATCCTCCTAACCCACTTAAAAGGTTGGTTGATGGATTGTAGTACGGACCGTTTGTTCCGTCTGCTGCCAGTTGATAGTAATCACCTAGAGCACCAGTACTGTTTTTAAATACTAGATTGAAGTCAGTATTTGCTGAAGGATTTGAAGCAATAAAAGCTGTATTTGCAGCTGATGCTGTTGCATTTAAAGGGCCAATAACTGTTAATGAACCAGAGATGGTTATATCGTATGCGTTTGTACCTGTGAAAGCATCCACGGACTGAGTTACGTGCCAGGCATTAATTGTCTGGGTTTGTGCTATACCTGTTTGTGAGAGAGTTAGTGCCATTTATTATAAATATTAAAAATTAATATAAAGCATTCCAAGAAGTACCGTTGTAGAAATAGGGCTTTGGTGGAGCTGAGGAAGATACAGCAAATGAACCTGTTGCTACACCTGAAGGTAATGGTGTTTGAGGGGTTAATGTTAGGATGTTACTTATGGTTAATGAACCGGTTATTGTGAATGAGCCGGAGTTGCTTGACTGTAAGGCTCCTGGTTGTCCTTGAGGACCGATGCTTGCTACGGTGATGACCGAAGTTATGGGCTGGGTGACATTTACCGAAGTGCCGTTACCGATTTCGGTAATAACTATTTGCTTGTCGGTGTTGACAAGATTTACCTCATTAGCATCTTGGGAGATATAGACTTGGTTACTCATTGTTTACCGAGTTACCTCTTTGCTTAATTTTACCTGTCCTTCAATCAATCTGGTTACTATCGATCCGGAAACAATCTCTAAGTCATAAACTGCCTGGTCAAAAGATAAAGCCGATGAAGAGACTGCTGAAATTAAAATTCCAATTGAACCAGAAGTGGGCGGGGTAGACCCGTTTGAACCTGAGAAATTAATCCCAGTCCCGTCTGCCTGCAAAGAACTGCTTAAAGATAAGTACACTGTAGCCGACGTAACGGAAGGCCTAATTTGCATCCTTCCAGAATACCCTACCAGACTAACAGCAGTCCCTGCAGAATCTTTATATTGTAGTTCTAATTCAAAGGTTGAACCTTGTTCTATCACAAATGAGTATTTTCCTGCGGCCATAATTTGTTTATAAATATTTCCGAAAACAAGAAAGGCCTCCTTTGGAGACCTTCTTATTAAAGTACTGTAAGCTTCTGCTTATTCAGCAGTCTCGAGTGCTGGGGTTGGAAGAAATTCTCCTGTTTGCAGGTCAATACTTCCTTCACCGTACTTCTCAGTTAATTCTTTACCGAATTCATTCTCTTCCTCTCTTAATTCATTTAAGAAATTAAGGATTTCTACCCGGCGATTTTCTACTTGTAACTTTGTAAGTTCAAGGTTACCAAGCTGGTTTACAACTGCGTTGTTTTTGGCTTGAATTTCAGCGAACTTAGTAAGTTCTTCTTCTGTTAATTTAATTGGTTCCATAGCTATTTGTTATAACAATTCTTTATTTTAATTAGTTTGAGTAGATCCAGTTAGATGAAGATATGCCAAACATTACAGGTACATTTGCTTTGATGTACAATAAAGAGGCTTCTTGAATCTGACTATAAGACCCTGTGCTGGTTAAGGTTGAACCGCTGAAGAAGGTATCCCATTCTACATCAGTAAGATTGTAGTTCATACCGTCAACTCTTTGTTGGTTAGAACCGCTGTAGTTCGCCCATACAACACCGTTAATGTTTACAGTGTGTTCGTTAGAACCACCACCAAAAGGGCCGTTGTTGCCGTTGTCTACGAAAGTAGTTTGTGGACAAGTGATCACCAAGTAAGATGATTCTAGAGTCTGCGCGTTGTAAACTACCGATTTGCTTGAAGTTAATTTATGTGACATGTTTTTATTTTATTATAAATATGGTGTTTGATGCAAAAAAAAAGACTCACTACTTTACCTTCCTCCATGTATACCAGGCTCTTTCATGTAGAAAATACAGAGTCATTTTAGTTAAAACTTCTAATGCTCCAATTTTTAAACCTGTTAAAGGGTTGCCAGTAACAATCCAGCCTAAAATCATGGTATCAATAGTACCAATTATCCTCCAGGAAATTGCCTTCATGATATGTCTTTTTAGGACTGACTTTTCTTTAATTGTTTTAATATAAGCAATACTGTTTCTAACCTCACAATGACCCTCACAAGTAACATGCCATTTATAGTCCTGAATTTCTTCCATCCAGTCTTTGGTAGTGTAGGTAGAACCGTCAATGATGATATTTGCTACTAATGTTTCATTACCATTTTCAATTAGTCTCCACCTTTCGGTATCGTCTTTAGATACTGTGTTGTATCTTATTTGATATACTTTTGAAGTACTCATAATTTTCCCTCCTGTCTCATCTGTTCACGGACCTTA